TTATAGGATGGTGTCCCTTCAAACAATGTTTCATATGTTATGGCAAATGAATAACTGTATTCTTTTCTAGTTGGACTAGGAGGAGTCCATTTAACAATGGTTGCAAAATCTACAGTCTCATCAAATAATGGTTTAGTGACTATAGTTTTAAGATCCTTAAGTAGAAAATCAGCAGTTTGATTTGTAAACAACTGAGATGCTTTGCCCGTTATTAGTATAGTTTTATCGGACACAGAGACATTAAATCCAGGCACACCGCCCGAACTAGAAAAATCAGTTATAGTCCATGTCTCGATTTCAGGAGCTAACACAGCAATACTTGCATTATATGTTGCAGAATCTCCATCGAGTACCGTCTGTAAATACGTATCTCCACGAGACTCTGCTCCAAGTCTAGTTGCCCAACCGGATTCTGACTGTATAGCAAGTTCAAGTGACATATTATCCGCCTAAATTAGCAAAGCCTTTTGAGTGTGTTCTATCATTTAAGAAGGTTAATGTTTGTTGTCTACCATTTCCATAGTTATTAAATGATACGTGTACCCAATTAATACGTTGTTTGCCTCTATTTCCGTTCTTTCCTGGATCACGGTACTCTAATAAGATCTGGTCGTATGGTAATATGCTAACCAACTTCTGAACTGTGTCATAATTAGCCTTGTAAGCAAAGTTATTGCCTCCCATCACGAAATCAATGGCACAACCATATAAGTGTTGTGAGGTTGCAGATCCGCCGGATGGAATATTATTCCTATAACATGAAGTCATAGTCCAAACTTTGCCGTGTTCACCAATATTTTCATTAATTGGACCTAAGATATTCACAGCCAAGGCTTTTAAGTTGCCAACAATATCGGCCTCACTTAAATCACGGCCTACTTTATCTGAACGACCCATATAATAACGACCGGCTTTAATTGAACGTCCCTTAGTTAGCATACCTAAAGTCCATTTATATCCAGTGGCATCAGTATGTAACACTAAACTATCTGGATATGAAGGCATCGACTCAATTGATGTAGTATCAACGGCTTCCTTAGGTACATTATTAGGTTGAATTGCGGTATCGGGAATAGATTCGGTTGCAACAGGTGGATTTGTCGCCGTATTTTGAGTCTGAGCAGTAGCTCTTTCTTCATGATATGCTTCAGCGCCCTCATAAGCGTTCTCATCTGGAGTCTCGTACTCTAATTCGTCTTCCAATCTACGCGGAGGCGGTTTTAATTGAGTCATACTAGGCGCAACATCGGCCTTGGCAATAGGTGCATCAAGCATACTAGCATCAGCACTAGCGGCGCCTTCAGCAAGGTGGACAGTTGAGCCTTCGATATTGGCTCTTCCAGATGCATTAACTTCAAAATTAGCACCGGACGTTAATTTATTTGCAGAAGCTGCCACAATATTAACATCACTATTAGATTCCATTTTAATATTATTGGCTTTAACCTTAAATTCACCGCCTACATTTACTTCAAAGTTCTCTGCGACATTTAAATAGGCATTAGATCCCGCATCGATATGCGCATCGTCTTTACAGAAGATTCTTGTTTTGCCTGCCACTGTAATATTACATTCACCGGAAATTAAAACGTATCCATTACGCTCGGTAATCATATAATTATCGCCCACAATGCGATTAACCTGTGTTCCGTTTGAATCTATTTCAGTATATGTACCTTTACGGTGATAAACATGGATACGTTCATTGCCCGGAGTGTCATCAAACTCAGTAATGTGTCCAGACTCGGTCTCTGTTACTTTATTATATGGGTATTTTGCATTATATGGAATGTCAGGTTGGTCCCATGAGAATCCATTTGCGGTGGCAACACCTTCTAATCGCTTCTCATCTTTAAATTCGACGATTGTTCCGTCAATACGACCTCTTGCAAGTCTATTAGTATCAGGTTCACCAATATATTGGCGCAGTGGATACTTCATATTAGGGTCACAAAAGCCCAATATTAAATTCTGTTGACGATCTGCAGGTAAACCATTAGAAGCTATCGGAATACCCTGTACTTCATCGCCGCTATTAGTCGATTTATCCGTCTGCTGTGGTGGAATTGCTTCACCCAAGAAGTATTGATAGTATGATTGCTTCTTACCCCAACCAGATCTAGCTCCACCCACCGCTTTAAGTGCAGATTGGAAGTAACCAGGATCAGATCCATCTCCAGGGACCTTGTCTCTAAAGAATGCAACCGCCACTGCGGCCGACGCATCGATATCATTCACCAATAAATCCGGATTATTTAAAATATCCACACCCGATTCTCTGGCATATCTAGTATAATTATATCTACCGGTCAATTGAACTAGTCCACGGCCGTAATATTTACCGCCATCTCCCTGTTGTGTATTGCCTAATTGCGAACCATTGTTTGTTGGTGCGTATAAAAAATCAAAGAAAGACTCTCTAGTACCTTTCCAACGTGCATATCGCGTTACTGCTTCTGGATTATTTTTAAATGTCTGTGGGAATACTGATACTAAAGCCTCTGCGGAATAATTATATCCTTCAAGCTGAGGTATCCATCCAGATTCACCTCCACAAATACCAAGGATTGCGGCTCTACCATATTTACCAGTAATTCCAGCAGCATCCATTGCGCTTTCTAACGCTTTAATACCAGGTGCCGCGGCAGCGGTTGGTGGTTTTGCAGCACCAGGTTCAGGAAGTTCAGGTTGTGGCACATTTGATGTGGCAGTTAAACCTTCTGTTGTTATATTACCCGAGTCATCGGTATAACCTTGTCCAGATGGCACAATATTACCTGAAGCATCCGTCTGCGGCTGCTGTTCAACCGAGTCTAAAAAGACTGTTTGACTTTCCTCTTGATTAATTACAGATGATTGCTCTTGTGGGATTCCGCCAATTGAACCTAAAATAACCGGTTGCTGAAAATCTTCATCCCGGAACATAACAATAACCCATGTTCCCTCGACAAATCCAACTGGAGAGATACCGATACCACTAATTGCAGCTGAATTAATTGGCTGCATTGGATATGCCCATGGTAATTGCTTCGTTGGCAATTCAACTTTGTCGTGTGTATGAATACCTACTACACGAACCTGACATCTACCAAGTTTTAATGGGTCTTGTCTGTTCTCTACGCACGCAGTATAAATTTGAGACATCTTAAACCTTTTCTAAATCAAATAATACAGAGTTTTTAACCAATTCCATTTTGCATGTATGTTGGGATCTGTTAATATAATGCGTAATTGCTGTAATTAAATATCTACCAGATAACATTTTATCCTTAGGATCAAAGTCTTCTTTAGTAATTTGTGATATTCTAGGTAATTCTAAGTCAACAACTTGACCAATAGTGTAATCCGATCTACCTAAAACCTCTAATTCTACTTTATGCTGCTCTAAATTCTTAAAGAATGATATACGACGCTGAATCATTGCAGAATCGGTAGAGTCTGGATAGTCATTATATGAATAATAATGCTTAGGCCTATTAATCATTAACGATCTTGGGTTTGCCAATGAGTATTTAGAGTATACTAGGTTCTTATTTAATAAATTAAATGGAGTCTGTTCCGCTTTAATGTTATAATCATTAACTACATACTTCTTTGTGACAATATCATATGATATAAGTTCAGATTTTATCTGTCCTTCTTGGATATCGTCAATATAATTGGTCACCAATGGCACATCGACATCGATAATTCGTCTATAATCTTCGGCCGGATCTTTAACTGAAGACATACTATTGCCACCACTCTCCTGTCGAGAATAATTATCTTTAATAAATGACTGATAACTGGCTTGTTCTAATAGTTTATTCACAGAAACAAAGTTAAATCCACTTCTGTTTTCGAAAAACATATATGACGGGGATCCAGATACCGAAATAGCTCTTTCCGCCAATTCATTTAAGCTCTTAACTGGACTCCAATAATTAGAAACGATTTTTGTTCTATTTAATGTAGGCTCTACATTAATAGGTTTTTTAGTTCTTAATCCATCCACGGCAATAATATTTAATGCACTATCTGAAATTTTATCCTCAAATACAGCAGTCATCTTAGTATTAACATCATTTAGGAACTCTTCAGATGCCGCTTTGATCGTATACATTATTTCACGATCTTTTGTTTGAATTCTATCAGCTATTTTGTAGATATAAAATCTACCTGCGATCTTGTGTTTATCAATTCCGGGAGTATATATTTTAATGTCTATGTATTCTTCACCAATAAATGGCAATAGATTTAAGAAGTCCTGTGATTCACGAAGAACTATAGACATAGTAATAAACGGGGATAACATATCCTCATAGATTTCTATGGTCTGAACTTGGTTTATTATATTAACAGTTTGTCCATTTAATGACGTTAACATTAATCTATCGATTTGAACGTCGCCGGCAAACTTTAATTCGCGGTTAATCATAGGAGATCTTCAAACTCTGTAATTAATTGACCTGCTAATTCAGGTGAAATAAGTTTAATTCTACGCTTGCTCTCATTAATACGCATTTCAACTTCTTCATTAGTAATACCTATGATATTTTCAGTATATCTGATTCCGCCAACATAGTATTCAACTGCATATAATGAGTATTCGTATCGATCGACACCTTCATTAAATCTTAATCCATAAAATTGTAATTCTTCGTCCACAACAAATGGAGCAGATACTAATTGGACAATCATTTTAGCTTCAGGCTGATTTAATGACACAATAATACCACTAGCTCCGCTAATTAAACCTGTAATTGTATCACCAACTTTTGCAAGATTAAACAATGAATTCATTGCAGTACTAGCACGAAGCGTTAATTCTTGTTTAGGCACCACGATTTCGTCATCTAACTCATAATGATGGACAGCATATCTCTGATTGCCATAAGTCTCGTCAATATATGTATTTAATTCCACTTCGGTCATTGGATAATCATTGGCATAATTATACTTTTCATTAAGTAGCATAATAATCCAATGATATTCCGGATTGCCGTAGATTTTCTCGGCAATCATCTCAATAGTTTCACCTTCTTCGATGTCATATTCATCATATAGAGTAATATTCTCGAATATTTGTTTTCTGAAACGAACGTTGGCTGTAATGTCCTTTAAGACCTGGAGCTTAAAGTCAGTCCCATCATTTGTGGGAAAGCCATAATAGATATCTGGAAAGTTCTTAAAATACATATTAGGTATACTTCTCGATAGTTTCTTTGGTTAGGGTCTGCAACTCTCTAAATGTTAACTGAACATTAATATTAGTTGGCATGCCATCAGAAAATGTTGTGAAAACTCCGTTTGGTGCATAATTGACATTCATCTCGGTCAATACACAAGAAGGATGACGATGGATCTTTAAGTTCTCTGTATTGTTTTTGTAATAAACCACATCAAATTCTGATGGATATATGTATAAGAACTTATCTTCAGATTTAAATTCCGGGTGCATATGGTATTTAAATGCCTGAATAATATTCATGACGTTAGATGCCTCTGCAGAATTCCTAGGAGCAAAGCTATAATCCATGGTGAACGTTCTAAAATCGACGTTCTTAAATGATTGTTCTTTCTTTGGGTTCGCCGCAATACCAGCAGCAGTTGCATATTGATTCCCCATTGGAGATTTACTAATACCCAAGTTTGCCAGTACTTCACCAGCAATTCCAGTAGCTGCACCAATTCCAGAACGATTACCTGGTTCCTGAGCCCTAAATGCTTCTTCACCAAGTTTACCGATAGCACTTAATCCCATCATGTCCTCTTCGCCCCAACCAACCGAATATCTGATTTGTAAGTTATTAGGAACATATAGAGCGACCGCAGCCTTTAATCTTTTTTGTGGTCGTGCAAATGTAGGAGCTTTAGCTTCAGCTGCAGTAATTTCTTGATTATTGGTGGTGGCTGCTAAATAACCTGCCGTAGCTCCAGTTGCAAGTCCTCCAGCTATTCCAACACCACTTCCTAATCCAACCGCACTTCCGATTGCACTACCTGCAGCACCAACTGCAACGCCACCGCCCACAGCCGTGGCAACCGTACTAGCGGTATTTGATCCGATTTTTTCTCCAATTAATGTTCCACGCATATCGCGTTGGACATTCTCAACTGTAGCAAGAGCGCCAGCATCGTTACGCAGGACTTTGGAATCTACGGAGACATTAATATAAAACACAACTTTATTCCCACCATATTTACTTGAATCCAAGTCTTCCGGATAGGTTAAACCCTGAACTGAATATTCGGGGCTAAAAGTCGTGGCTTTATATGTGAAAGATGGTACGGCTGAAGTCATTCCGTAACCACTTCCCATGGTTAGTCCCAATCCTTCTGCGTTGTAGGGGTCGAAAGTGTATGCCATTGGAGTATATAAATAAGAGTAGTAAGACTATATCTATTTATATGTACCACAAGCGGATATACAAACCATTATACCCCGAGAAATACGCAGGGGATTATACCAACATCGTTATGCGATCTAGTTGGGAAACGCGCTTTGCGCTTTGGTGTGACAAGAATCCAGATATAGTTAAATGGTCATCAGAAGAAACTATTGTTCCGTATATCTCTCCAATAGATAACAAACCACATCGTTATTTTGTTGACTTTAGAATACAGACCAAGGGAGGTAAAACGTTCCTTGTTGAGATTAAACCTGAAGCCCAGACCCGGAAGCCGGAAAGTACTAAACGTACAAAAAGGTTTCTGGCCGAAGCTCAAACGTATTTGGTAAACCAAGCCAAATGGCAATATGCAAGAGATTACGCAGAGCGTAGGGGCTGGGAATTTATTATTATAACCGAAAGAGAACTAGGTATTAAATGAAGAATCCACAAGATTTAAATTCTTATTTCGTAAAGTACCAATACGATAGGAGTATCGCTGACAATTCCAAGACTTGGTTTCAGCAACAGGCCAGAGTATTGGGTGTTAAACGATTACAAGAGAGAAAGCTTTTCTCAGAGCAAAGATTGACTTCTAGAGTTATGCCTGGTAAGTTGTATATGTTTTATTATGATCCTAAAACAAAGGACACTCTAGCGCATTACGACACTTTCCCATTAGTATTTCCATACCAGAAATCAAAGGATGGTTTCATGGGATTGAATATGCACTATTTGCCGCATTGGCATAGAGTTCAACTAATGACTAGATTGATGCAGTTTGCCAATAATAAAAATTTTGATGAGACCACCAAGATTAAATACTCGTGGAACTTAATATCAGGAGCCTCTAAGTTTAAGTTTGCTGCTCCATGTGTTAAACACTATTTGATGGGTCACGTAGAATCGCAATTTATTGAAGTTGCACCATCAGATTGGCATACAGCAATGATGCTGCCAGTTGAAAGATTTGTGGGAAATAATAAAAACAAAATTTGGACGGAGTCTATTAAGAGATGAGTATACAAGAATTTAAAAGCAACATCCGCGCTAGCGGTCTGTCTAAATCGAATCGATTCTTGGTCGAGTTAAATGCTCCTCCAACACTAAATTCAAGGCAAGAACCGTTCCTATCAAATCTTCGAATGATTAGGTTGATGTGTGATACTGCGCAATTACCAGGAACATCTTTCGGAACTAACCCGGTTCGTTCATATGGAGAAACCAGAGAAGTTGCCTATGAGAGAATATTTGAACCTGTCACATTGACATTTTATATGGATAAAGATTTGTTAATCAAGAGAATGTTTGACGTATGGGTTGAATCTGTACAGTCAATTACTACTCGTGATTTTAACTATCCATCTGATTACATATGTCCTCAGATGTCTATCCATGTGTATGACACATCTAATGCTCCTGTTTATACTACCACATTGTTTAATGCATTTCCAAAAAATATTGGTGCAGTTCAATTGGACTATGCAAACAGGGATATCATGAAGTTAAGTGTTACTATGCAATACGAATGGTTTGAATCAGCCAATAGTGCATCAACTTCCGTGGGAAATGCTACTGTTGTTGATACACTACCAGCTTTAGGCAAAGACGCATTCGTTAACAATTTCGTGGATTATCAATCTACAATATATAGTACTAGTGCTAAACCAGAACAGATAGTATCTTCATTCTACACCGCACCACAGAGACTAGAACCTCTTTGGACTGATCCGTTATCTATTGCCCCATAACTATGGTTTTTAAATATGAGTAAACTTGATAAAAATTTGAGTAGCGTCTTTGACGTTGAACCTATACAAGGTAAGAATACGGAGATCGTTGATTATACTGAAACGACTCCAGAGGTCGTTAAAGAAACCAAGATAGATGATGATTATGAGAATACTCGTAATAATCTTTATGCCCTTCTTAACAAGGGAAAAACTGCATTAGAACATGCATTGGAAGTTGCTCAGAGCTCTGAGCATCCTAGGGCGTTCGAAGTGGTCGGAGGTTTAATGAAACAACTATCCGATATTAATCACCAACTTGTGGATCTTCATACGAAGAGACAGGAGTTAGAATCTAGAGGGAAAACAGAACAAACCACAGCGCAAGCAGGTGGAAATGTAACTAATAATGCTATATTTGTTGGAAGTACAACTGAACTTAGTAAAATGATCGAAAATATGAGAAGAGGAGATTGATGTGGCTTTACCTATTATAAACACCCCAACGTACGAATTGACTGTACCATCCACAAAGGAAAAGATTAAATTCAGACCTTTCCTTGTGAAGGAAGAAAAAGCTTTGCTTATTGCTCAAGAGAGCGAAGAAGCAAGTACTATGCTCGAGACTATTAAGTCTGTCATTAGGGCATGTACATTTGAAAAGCTCGATGTAGACACTTTAGCAGTATTTGATATTGAATATATCTTTTGCCAACTACGTGCAAGATCTGTTGGTGAGGTTGTTGAACCGGTGTTTTCATGCACCGAATGTAACGATGACAAAGCCAAGGTTCAGATACCAATTGACTTAACCAAGTTAAACGTGAAGTTTGATCCCGATCACGTCAGCTTAATTAAGCTATCTGATAGTGTTGGCGTTAAGATGAACTATCCAGGTTTAGCGATGCTAAAGAAGACAGAAGACTTTAATGCAGGAAATGTTGAATTAATTTTTGACATTATCGTAGATTCTATCGAATACATTTATGATTCAGATACAGTGTATGCATCTAAAGAACAATCAAAAGAGGATCTAGTTCAGTTCATTGAGAATTTAACACAAGATCAGTTTGCAAAAATTCAAAGTTTCTTTGAAACCATGCCTAAACTGGAGCAAGACATCAAATTTGATTGCCCAGTATGTAATCACCACCATGAACTAGTAATAAAAGGGCTCGACAGTTTTTTTTAATAAACCTTTATCATGAAACGCTGGCAAGCTATTATAAAAGTACGTTTGCCATGATGCAGTATCATAAATATAGTTTGGAAGAATTAGAATCTATGATACCCTTTGAACGTGAGATTTACGTAAGCTTATTATTACAGTATCTGGAGGAAGAACGACTACGACTAGAAAGACAAAATCAATGAAAGCCTTATTAGAAAAGCAAAGAACAAGCTTGTCTGCTGTGGATAGATCTGCCGGCATCCAACGTGCCGCAAAAACTAATTCCATTCTAACCTCTGCTCAGGAGAATAAACAGCGGGAAAGCCTTCTTAGCACTCAGGCGGGTGTTGCGGTTAGCATATCCATGAATTCGAAGATGGAAAAACTAGTTGGCTTATTCGACAAAGTCAATACCAACATGGGAAAGCTTCTTAATGAAACACAGAAGCAGTCTGGGTTTTTAGGCAAAGCTCTTACTAGTGGTAGTGCCGCCAACATTACTAGCACGGCACTTGGTCGTGATCAATATAAAACCATTGGTGAACGTATTGGCGGAATTAAAGATAATGTAAAAGACTTTTTCACGCTAAAAGGTTTTGCAAATAAAACCGGCATGGTAAAGGGAGATTCAGGTGGTATTATTTCTACGGCCCTTAACCGTAGACAGTCTAAATTGGATTACATCAAAGATCAGAAAATGATCGATCCTTCAAAATCAGAAGCTGAAGCGGCTAGCGAATTTAGAATACAACAGGCAACATCGCGCAAGATGCGTGCCAATGAAAAGAAGATTAAAGCGCTAAAGGATCGTGGATATAATGACGAAGATATTGGTAAGACTGGACTCCTAGCAATACGCCAGGAGTTGGCAAATACGATGAGCAATGCAGATCCTAGAATGAAGGATCTTATTGATCGTGGCGACAAAACAGGAACTGAAAATAAAACTGGAGGTCTTGAACCAGGTTGGAAAGGACCCGGCACAGATCGTCCAAAGGGGACGTCTGCAGCAGAAGCCGAAAGAGAACATGCTGACTGGCGCAATGAACAAATTACATTGTTAGGAAAGATCGAAGAGAATACTCGCGCGACTGCTAATGGAGAAGAAATTTCCAAAGGCGGAGGTTCTGGTGGAAAGGGCACAGCGGGTGGTGGAGCTGGTGGATCTGGCGGCGGCTTTGGATCTAGCTTCAATAATTTCTTTGATAAAGGTGGTTTTAAAAATATGCTAAAGGCGGCAGCAGGTATCGCTGCATTTGCCGGTGCTTTATGGGTATTATCAAAAGCTCTTAAGGGATTTAACGAAGTCGATTGGGGATCGATTGGAAAAGCGACTATTGCATTAGCAGGATTAGTTGCTGTCGGCGAGCTGATGGGTAGAAATATTGGTACGATGCTGAAAGGTGCATTAGGACTTGGTGCAATGGCTTTAGCTTTGTATGGAGTTGGTGCCGCACTTAAGACATTCAGTGATTTATCATGGGAAGATCTTGGCAAGGCGGCAATATCTATTACTGCATTAGGTGCCGCAGGAGCTATCATGGGATCACTAGCTCCATTAATGTTTACCGGTGCTCTTGCTATTGGAGCATTAGGTGTTGCGCTAGTACCATTTGGATACGCAGCAAACCTAGCGGCCGACGCTTTTGAAACGTTCGCAACTAATATACTAAAATTAAATGATGTAGATGGATCTAATCTATTTAGCGTGGCAGGTGGATTGACTGCACTATCAGCTGCAATGGTTGCATTTGGTGCAGCAAATGCTGTGGGAGGCGTCACTAACTTAGTATCCGGATTGTTGTCTGCAATCGGTGGTCAGAAATCACCAGTAGAACAGCTGATCGAGATCGGTAGAGTTGGTCCAGGTGTTCAGGCTGCTGGTGAAGGTATTACAGTTCTTGCAGAAGGATTGCGTCAGTTTAAAGATATTGACGAAGATCAATTAAAGGCAATCAGCAAATTACCAAATGAAAAGATCGTTGCATTAGGCAAAGCCATTGGCTCTGCTAGAACTGATGCTAGCGGTGGTGCTGTTAGTAAGTCTGGCGGATCTGGCAGAACTAAGACTGTTGGCTGGAAGCCTAACGCATCTGGAGAAATGAGTGACGCTGAAATGTCGATTGACATGCGTAAAAATGATCCTAAAGCTTACGAAGAATTCCAGAAGCGTAAAAACGAGCTTATCAACGAGAAGGCAAAGAAATATAAGGGTAGAATGTCTACCATAGCACGCAAGAATATTGCGCGAGAAGCTGAAGCTGAAGCTTGGGCTGAAGCAATGGCTAAGTACAAAGGTAAGAAGGCTGCAGAAAAGGCAGTAAGCTCTCAAGAGAAAAGCGACGAGTCAGTTTCAATGCAAAAAGAAGCTAAGGCCGATAGCGCAATGGAAACACGAGAAGCGGTCCAGCCGGCTCCAAGTGATGCTTCAAAAAGTACTTCTACCCTGAATAGGCCGAAAACATTTGGTATGTCTGGGTATATCGCAAGTGAAGCAGAAAAGACTCCAGAATGGCAGAAGCTTTATAAAGAACAGAAGAAGGGTGCTACACTAGCTAGCAAACGTGCAGCTAGAAGCCGTGCGCACATGTTATATCGTGATAAGGTGGGAAGTGGAGAAATCAAGCCACCAAGTAAAGTAATGCAATCTGATATTGCAGATAGGTCACGTGATAATGCACTCAAGTCTAGATCATCAGTACCTGGTGCAGATATATCAACCCCGTCAGCTCAGAATGCTGAAGCTTCAGGTAAAAAGCAGCAACAAGCAGTGGTAGTTAGTGCTCCGACTAATGTACAAAACAATAATAGTAGCACGAATGTTGGTATGTCAAAGACCACGCGCAATCAAGACAAGTCGTTTGGTAAGTATATTACTAAAGCTGCTTGGTAATAAAAAAGGGGCCTTGCGGCCCCTTTTTTTTAGTCTTCTTGAGCAATCTTCTTAAAGAAGCTCATCGCATCCTCATCGTCATCATCAGCGGAAGAACTAGCCACGACCTTATTAATAGGTGCAGACTTAGGCTCAGTCCATGGTGCTTCATCCTCATCCATACTTTCAGCAGTCATTGCTGGAGCAGGAGCGGCATTAAGAACCGATTGCAACTTCTTAGATAGTTCGTCGTAAGACTTGAAGTTTGCTGGATCCAAGAATTCTTTCAGAGCATATTGCTTGTTAACAACAGCTAGAATATCCTCATCGTTATCAGCAACTGGACAAGGCTCTGAGAATGTGGATTGATCGTAGTTAGGATAACCTTCAACCTTGCGCATACGCAATTTAAAGTTAGCGCCTTCCCACAAATCAAACACGTTGATTGGATCTTCATCTTCAAAAGTTGGTTTAGCTTTATCCATGAGCTTATCGAAGATCTTTTTACCAAACTTAAACAAGAACACTTGACCCTCATTCTCTGGATGCTTAGGATCAGAGATAACCAAGATATTGGCGGTATATTGCAAACGACGCTTTTGCTTGCGTGCAACATCCTTGTCAGAATCAATACCTGAATTCCACAGACGTGAATTCAACTCTGATACTGGATCATCTTTACCAATGGTTGTAAGGGAATTTTCGATGTACCATTTGCCTGTAGGTCCTTGGAAACCGTGGTTCCAAACTTTAACCCAAGGTAGTTCATCTTCCTGGTGACGAGGCAGGAATCGGATAACGGCTGTTGCGTTACCTGCTTTATCGGCTTCCAGTTTCCAGAAGCGATCGTCTTTATATGACTTCTTTTCACCGCCTGGTCCAGAGTCATTATCAAATGCTGTAGCAATTTTACCGAAGTCTGAATTGCGCATTTTGCGAAGTGTATTGATATCCATTTTATTTTCCTTTGTATTAACGTTATGTTGTCGATGTATATTCGTCGTATTTGTCATTAGTTTCATTTGATTCTTGTAAATCGAAATCATCATCTGACATACTATTTATAACACGCATGCCTTTGCCTGAAATATTTCGCGAATGCTTTGGTGGCTTTGCCTTAATTTTACGCGGGGCATCGCGGTCATCGTATTCGCGTTGATTAGTGTATGTGCGTCCCATGATCTGGCTCCAAAAACTCCTCTTTAAATGATTGATATTTTGATTGTATCACATTTTCATTATATTTTACGAACTTTCGAACTTTTCGAATGATTCTAAATTCGTCTTTCCATAACATGATTAACGGTTCCCATTTGTCAAGATAAGGATCTAGATCATTGATGATAGACATAGTCTCCAATGATATTGCCTTACTCAAATATAGATTCAACAAAGGAGGAGAGCAATCTTCCGTGTCGAACAAATATTCATATGGTTTGCGTTCAGTCTCCAATACTCGTGATAGTGCGATCAGATCGACCTCAAAACTACGTGTGATAGACTGCTTTCTGTTTTGCCAAGATTCGTATAGGTCATGTGATTCGCTTGAGTAAACGACTCCATTATTACCGTATGCAAAGTTAGCAACAAAGAACTGAATCAAGTCTTTGTCTGATGAAAACTTTTCTGCAAGCTTCTCAAACAATCCTCGATCCCTTCTTTTATCGAATGTGGATCGAGAGCCCATTACTCTTCCACCACTTTCGAATACGTCATACTTATCAGTAGTGAAGTGTAACCTCACCGCCATAAAGTATTTGTATGCTTTAAATCCGTCCATTATTCAATATCTAGTGTTGCACGCTTTGGTAGCATGTTCTCATTAATCATATCAACTTCAATCTTGTCTTTTAGAGACTTGTTGATTAGGTGTTTAATATCATCTGGGTCAACATAGTTGTCAGCACAATATTGTATTACTGCATCCATGTGACTCATTCGGTTTGCTATCGCAGACTTCTCAATATACATTGAAAACTGTGATGCACTCTTAAACAATGGTTGTTCGGCTTCTGTTTCTAGATTTTCAGACATTTTGTAAATAATATTCCACTGTGTTTAATTGAATCTTAAGATCACTATACTCATCAAATCGTTGGTAGTACTTTTTCCATACTGGAGCAGTTTGCTTTTCTGTATCCATAAGATCTGAGAACTTGTCAATGAAGACATCGAACCACTGATCTAAAAAGATGGTATCTTCAACAAGCTTGTTCTTAAGTTCGGTTAATGTAACTGCATCACGGTCAATGAATGCTTCGGATAGTTCTTTACGGTAGTTCATAGTGTATTATATCACAAATAAGATTTATCGGCGCATGTTAGCCATTGCTTTGGCTTCTTCGTCACAAAATACTGGTACGGCGTTGGACTTATGCAAAGTTCCAATACCAATCATTTTACTGCCCGTGTATTTTGGAGATTCTTTTTTAGCTGCAAATCCACCAGTATCGACGGATTTGTGCTTAGTAGTTGCGGCTCGTCCTGGAGGTGCCGCTAGAGAATACGACCATGAGTCGGATTTTGATACCACTTGTTTTTTGGGCTTATGCGTATTCATGATAGCATCCCAAGAAGCTGCTAGCTCGCGTTGAGCTGCGGTGGGTTTACGTGCTTTTTTCTTAGAACGTTGATGCGTGTAAATTAACATAATGAAAGGATCTCCGCTACAACATACTTTGCTTCATGTACCGAACGACATGTGTCACCGTTGACGATAACCTTGCGAGTAGAATGAATCTTCAGCTCAAGGTTATCGGCTTTCAGGATATAAAAGTTAGGGGTTTTTTCTTTGACCGGACGTTGACCGGTAGCAAAGAACATGGTATCCCATAACTCGTCTACTGCTATCTTTCTAAGGAAGTGTATATTTGCCATAGTACATTAATCGTTGTGATGGTACTATTATACCACAATATACGATTAATGTACATATAGTACTAAAGTATTACTTTTTAGTACTATCTACTGGTGTAACCGGAGGTTTAGGTGCGGTTTTGGTGGCAGGTTTACGTTTTTCCTTAGCTTTCACTTCAGTAGCTTTCGTTTTTCCGTTCAGGATGTCATTCCTTCGAGTTAACCGTTTGGCTACCTCAATACCATCCATCCAGTAATCACGGTTATTTAACATGTTCTGGATCTCTTCCGGTGACAAGAAATCGCGGTAGATCTCATTCATAAGGCCTTCGGACCATTTACGTTCATGTTGCAACTGATCGATCATCTCACCACCCTTACCAAATGTTCCACCTGAGTAATTATGGAACATAAAGACTGAATGAGGAGTCACTTCAAATTGTGAACATCCTAAGAAAATCATTGTTGCGGCACTCATACAAGCACCTTCTACTGAAGCAATCACTGTCGCGTTAGTCTCGGATAGTACTCGCAAGAATTGAATCGCAGTGAATAAATCACCACCATACGAATTGATGTACAACTTAACAACATCACCCTCATCCGCATGACGAATCATATCGAACCATGGGATGTACGCGGAAGCCTCTTCAATATCGCCGGTAATATACAACTCGTAGAATTGTGCAATAGGTTTTGGTTGTATATAACCTGTATTCAGCATATTAAATACTGTTTTTTCCTCAGCTGACATCGCAGTTTTTTTCATAAAATCCTCACTTGTAAAATATGTGGTCACCGATTCTGATTATCTTTTTCTTTTCTGAAGCCCATTTAGGGTTTACATACGTCGCATGGTAATATATTGCACCACTAGTAATATCAGTCATTTTGCTAGCTATCTGCATATATGTATATACTAATACTTTGATCTCGTTGAATGCTTCCCAATCTCTAACCTTATCAGACTTACCGTCACAATACCAAGAGAATTGGCATCGATTTAACCTAGTGCCTCCTTGTGTGACGACGTCTTTAATATTATCCGGAAACCTATCGTGAGAGACCCTATTAAGAGTTACCATCATTACTGCAATTCTTCCTGCAGTAGCTTGATTTGCCGCCTCGAAATATATATTCTTGGTCAACCAGGTAATATCTTCTTCAGTATATACTGAGTACTGTGGAAATTCTGGTAAAGCTTCAGCCTTCGTCAGAGTTGCCATTATTAGCGCCATCGATACTATTAGCTTTTTCATCAGCCATTTCTCCTTCTATGCACTCAAGTATTTCTTCTCGAGAACGATTTAATGCATTCGCCGCAAGAGCAACGAATGTGCTTACATCATCTATTGAATTATACCTAATCCAATCATTGAACATAATGATAAGATATCCTCTCATTATATCACGATTTGCATATTACCACTTCGGGTCTAAAGAAGGGTTAATAGCATCTATATTTATTCCGAAATTTTCTCCGCTAGCAATAATACAGTAATAGTCAGAATGATTTTCGAGCATGGTCCAGGTACCAGATTCTGGATTAACAAAAATCACCATAGAGTACTCACCTTCATTACGAATGGTCATACCCTTGATAGTCGCGTATTCTTCAAACTCATCTAAAAGTCTCAGTGCTAGTTCTGACGTTGCGCACTGTGACTCTTGCTTAAGAATTTTAATATCATCATTGGCTGCATGCGAAAAGCTTAACGCGAAAGCAGCAAATAATCCTATTAGATATTTTTCCATGATTTATATTCCTCTCTAAGATCGATGAATCCATTAATCCAATCATCTCTATTTTCAACAAATACTATTGGATCTTTCTCATCATCTACTGCCATTAAGACGATCAACTTAGAGACAGGTATTTTAGTTCTTTCTTCAAACATTACTGCATAAGCAGCAGTTTGCATGAAATAATTATGAATATCTTCACGAGACTTAACTCGCTTAGAAGTCTTAAAGTCGATCACCGACATTTTACCTTTATATTCGGCAATACAATCAACTGTTCCAGCAACCTGGAGATAGTCTGAATATAGCTTAGTTTCGAGGCAATGAATGTTATCAATATTATCTAGCTCTTTTCGGATTGAAGTATACGCTTCTAAATCAAACATTGAAACTTCGGGGGTTTTGTTTGATAGATAATCTTCGCAGAGCGTGTGTATACGAGTTCCTCTGTTGGCAGCACGGGCAGAGATTCGGTTTGCTTCCTCTTCTCCGACCCGTTTCCTCCATTCGAGGATTGCTTGTTTCCCATGAAGTCCCGTAACGGCTGTGACGGATGGATAGGATTTACCTTCCGGGGTCTGATATACTCTACCAGCCGGGGAATCCACACGTTTAAGTTTAGCGATATCATGGGAAATATGAGTGAACATTAAGCAATCAATCCAGTCTTATATACAGTTTTGCCATTTTCTTTCATGGCAGTCAACACTTGCTTCTTATTATCATCCGGATTATATGATACATGTACCCAACCAGAATCAGGAATACCTGGTGTGTAGAACTCGAGGATCACTTGACGGAAGTCGCAGTTTTCAACAATCCATTCAGCAAGATCGGCATTAGCAACGCCTGGGATCTCAATATCAGCAGCCATACCTTTACAGTGATCAGAAGTCTTAGAACCTCCAACTGCACCGTTCACATCGGGGTGACGGAATCCAGAATTGACCTTAACACCTTTACCAAAGTGATCACGCACTTTTTGCAAGACGTTTTCTGCAAGCGCAGTCATATTGGCGATTTCTTCATCGGCCGGTGTATTGTCCATATCTAAACGAAGGGCGGTGTCGCTCTTCGTCATTTCCGCTAGGGAAAAATTTGGGGATAGTTTCATTCGTGTACTCCTTCTACGTGGTCTTCGTATTTAAGTTTAGCTAAAATGTAGTCCTTAACCAAGGAACTACGCACAATGTCAGCAGGCGTAAATTCAATTCTAGTGAATGCTCTCATGTGCATTGCAATATCAAAGAACTTTAAAATGCCTGACATGTCATTTTTCTTTTTATTCAAGTCAGTCTGACGATAGTCTCCACACCAAATAATCTTGGAACGGTAACCAACTCGAGTCATAACTGTATCAATTTCTTCGTACGTTAAGTTTTGCATCTCATCAACAATAATGATTGCATCATCGAAACTCATACCGCGAATAAACGAAGTGGAAATAAATTCGATATGCTTTTGTTCTTCTAGACGCTGATATGCATCTGGACGACCAAACAGTGTTGTACAAATCTGTTGATATGGTTGGCGATAAATTTCAGTTTTCTCATTTAGGTCACCTGGCAAATGACCGACTTCCCTTGATGGAACAGCTGAACGTACAATGATTATTTTATCAAATGGATTTGATTTATCCAACACTTCTTCCAATGCCTTATAAAGGGCAATAAAAGTTTTACCTGTACCAGCTACTCCATGTAACGCAATAAAGTAGTCTCCTTGTTTATAAGCATCATAAAATAACCTTTGATTATCGGTCAATGGCTCAAAAGTTTTAAGATCATCAATTCGAATTTTTAAACTATGATTGACTTTTGGCTTTGCGGTGCCATCATCGGCTCCACTATCAACTGTAGTTTTTCTTTTTGTTACCATGAAAATCCTTAATTTACGTTTAAATATCCATTTTGCTGCCTGGATTCCTTCGATGAATGTTCTGTAATACTTCTTTAAATCCTCCGACGTCGCCCCGGCCTAACCTAATTGGGTCTCCGATCATGGGCGAACCATTGATTCGAGATTCTATATGTGGGTTTTCGCTCAGGTATTTGTCTCGTGATGAGATACTCATGAACTTCTCAAATTCTTCATTGGTCACAGTATCATAAAATTTATATGTAGGCATAGTCAAATATGGATTGTTGAGGTTGATATTGTACGATTATTTTTCATAAAAATGTAGCAATCATGATCGTACTTTTTATTTATACCTTCAGCGAACCACTCTGGCATAGGTCTGTTAGTCCATCGCGACATTTCATGCTTAGATCCTACGTAGTAATTGTGATATGACTCAATAGAATTACCATATACCTTATATTCATCAGGCATCGCCGGAGTAGGACCGGTAAATTCTGCTTGAGGAATATTGGTTGGCAATCTAGATAGTGCAATTTCTAAACGAGAAGATGCGTGGACCTTACCATAACGGTAAGTATACTCAGACATCAATTCTTGGAATAAGGAAAACAGCCAATCGTAGTTTTTATCTGACTGTCTTGCCCAAATAGCAGACGGATGATTTGCGTGAGTAGCACTATAGAGTAAAACGTCACGATGATCAGGCAAAGTATGAACTGTTTTGCGTCGTCCTTTGTTACTGAGAATCACAGAAGGAGTGCCATCAAGAATACGATGAGCGGTAGAGAGAAGTTGAGCATATTCTAAAATCATTTTAACGACATGTTTGTCATTATGTTGTTCTGCGCATTCGCGCGGTGATTGGTGTAGATAAAAAATGTTCATGTGAATTCCATTCCAAATGCAGTTCGTGTAACTTTTTAACTGTTGTATTTAAATCGGTGTGTAATATAGTAGTTCCGCCAGCAGCTCTATACAACTCCGTCACATACGTAGAATCGTCAATCAATATATTCCATGGTGCAGCAAACTCAGCCTTTTTATCACCACCGGGCACAAAATTACTTTTGAAAGCAATGTTATTGCGTCCAAGCCAAAAAGCTTTTTGACAACTAACTGCCCGGTGGTCATCTATGTTACTTGTTGATGATAGTATCTCGATCGGAACATTCAAAGATTTACATTCTTGAATTAGTTCTAATGCACCTGGCATAAGATCTAGGTCCATGAATTGGGCGGTATTTACAAACTGCTTCCAGTTCTTGTTGAAGTGATCAAGCTTATCGGCTTTGTTTTCAGGACGCTTGCCGAACATCTTTTCAAACCGGCTTTCAAAGTCAGCCAGTACTCCGTCCATATCTAAGTAGATTTTCATAGACCTATTATACCACAGTTACTTTTTATTGAATGCTGCTGCTGAAGAATTGAATAGAAGATTGCATAGGATAAGAATTGCAGCTCCTTGTGCCCAGGTTAGTTCTGCGATTCCAGAAACGGCGACAGCAATGGAGACATTCCACAACATAGCCACAACAGCACCCATGATCAATGCAAAAATTATATACAATACAACAGCTATAACAAATACACTTATCATACCACCAATAGATTTAATTTTCATAATCATCCTCACATAATAACGATTCATAGAGATTTAGTAGCTCTATATTTGATAAAGAATTAATATTACCGTATTGCATAGAAACCTCTGTATCCAGATCTGGATATTCTTTCAGGATTTTAATTATACGGCAAATTACTAAGTTACGCATTTTGTAACGCCTTGGCGTAGTGATTCATTAATGCATAATAACATTGTAACACGTTTCCAGGAATCACTAAACCATATTGTTGTATTGTCGATTCAATCTCTCTCGCCAAAGCGCGTGATAGACGCAACTCAGTTGCGGTTCCAATTTCATGTGTTTCGAAGTCTGACATAATATTTCCTTATTAACGGTTAAATCGTGCAATACGTCGACGGCCATCTCTATCAGTAAACGTGATAGTTGAATGGGAGTATACTTCCTCACTAACTATGCTGTACGTAGTTTGATTCGTGCAACGTTCTTCAGTGCGGTATTCAGTAACTCGTGCACGTTGTTGCCCACGAGATATTTCATTGCCAGCAATACCGCCGATAATAGTTCCAGCAGTCTGACCTCCACTCACTCCCGCAGCACGACCAATTGCATTACCTACGATTGCACCTAGTATCATGCCTCCCGGACCAGGCTCTGACGTATGACCGTAAACTGGGACGCTTACTTGCTGACAAACTAGTTGAGTATTAGGAACTCGTCGCGTGACTGTGCGATAGTGGTCCAATATTTCTTGGGCCTGTGCGACAGCGGCTGTACTAATTAATAATGTCGTAAAGATTAGTTTTTTCATTCTGATTTCTCCAAAATTCCATTAATTAACTTAAAATAAGTCAATCTACCTCCAGATCGAATATACTTTCTACCACCATCAACCATGCTTCGATCTATAGTAACAAAGTCGTGATGAGATCTACTATAATGATAGTTTCCTTTTGCATCTTTAATCATCCCAAAATCAAAGCTTTCCACAATATCAGCATTAGTTATGTAGACAGCTTTAGAAGGCGTGACGTGTAAACCGAAATACCTATTACCGAATTCAGGATGTGGCGTCTCCCTATAAAAAATATCAAATACCTGATCGCTTACATTAAGCTCTGTAGTACAACAATACTTGATATTTACGCCGTCTTTATTCCCGTAATGTTTAATTACGGCTTCGACATCCGTCGTTGGATTATGCGTGATCATCATCAGTCAACTTTACGTAAACACGCGATTGGCCTTTCCATGTAGGAACCTTCACGTCAGTAGTAAAAGCACTAAAATCGTATTTTGCATACGAGTCTAGACGAGGACGGCCACGACCACGCTTTGGTGCGTCATATGCCTTAACTTCGACGCCTTCCTCAGCCGCACGGCCGGAGTAAGCACCTGAGTGCGGAATATGAATTAGGCCGGTTTCAATATAAACAATTTTACCGCCAGTTGATGACTTTTCTGATTTTTTCATACGTATTCCTTTTTATCGCCATACAGTTCATTATACTCATAACCTGCCATATAGTCAGCAACTTCCTTCTCGCTCATATCGACCTCTTCAATTCGAACTGAGTCATATGTAGCACCAAGATAATAGTGAGGATAAACGCCACGATTATACCAACTGTCAGCTGAACCACGATCGAACGGACCGCCGTGACGATTATTGTATAGTTTACCGTTAAACTCTTTCATTTTTTAAATATCCAATCGTTTATTGATACGAGCGCGATCATGATAAATGCAGCCAATATTGGCGATGGATCATTTGTAATTGCGCCAATAATAGAAAAAATGATGGCTAATGAATAAATGAGTATTACCATTACTGTTCCATTGTAGTATTAACTTCAACTGCAGAGATTGCTTTAATATCAATCTCACAACCTTTAAACATGTCCATTAAATTATTAATTGCAGTATGCGAACGTGCAATCAAATTCAATTCACCGGTATTTGTTTTAATAGTTACTTCGTACATAATATAGTTTCTTTTTTTAGTGAAAGTCAATCAAAATTTGAAAGAACGTATTGATTGAATTTGATCGAAAGATCCGGAAACGGTAATTTCGGGATTTCCGCCCCCTGGACCCATTGGGATGAAAGATTCCAATTTTAGATTGTTGTCGTGGAGGAATTGAAGGAAAATTTGAAGTGGGCAATCGTAAGAGACATCGAAAGTGTGGGTTGTTTCGTTTGACATTATTTTGTCCTATTTGGTCAGTACAGTACTATTATACCAAAATATCGAATTCTTGTACACTATGCAGCCACCTTAGATTTGATCATTTCAGAGAGGATGAACTTAGCAATGTTCATCTGCTTGCGAGCCGTGTCAGCGTCGCGAGGACTTACCGGCTTCAACCAACCATCAGGACTTTGGAAAGCCAAGATCTCTTGAGCATCTGACAAAATGCTCATAACGACCATTTCCAAGCCACCGCACTTAGCAGTGATCGATTCCATGTACTCTTCGCGGATATCGGCTTCTGACATACCATAGCACTTTGATTCGAATTCAGTCATTATTTTGTCCTGTTTGGTTGGTATGGTACTATTATACCAAAATATCGAATTGTTGTACATAATAGTATACTGTTTTGTGTGTCTATTATTGTAGTACTAAAGTATTACTTTTTCATTCCATATAATTTCCATATAGTAACCAAATACTTAAATACTTTAGGATACTGTTCTGGATTAGGAACATTGTAATCGTAATACTTTAGAAAAGCTTCATATTGATCTTGTGGTGACATATATTCTTTGTTTGTATCCAGAGATACATTATACCACATGTGTGGTATTTTTGTACACTATTTTGGAAGTTTTAGGCAAAAAAAGGCAACCGAAGTTGCCTTATATTAATCCCATAATGCTCGGTAATATTTACCAAATAGTCTACATCCATTATTTACACGATCATTATCATCGGATACCCAGACTTTATCTTCGTCATTCAAAATACTAAATGCATATATCATCTCATCTAAAACCCAATTCCAACGCTCTTCTTCAATACTGATATATTCCGGATTACACTCTTCTTGATAATCAAATAATGATTGTTGACCATAATAATCATAATCATTTCTTTTATCAATAAATCTAAGATTTTCCGGAACATCTTCCAAATCAATGCAATTTGAATATCCATGATTAGTTGCTTTTAATTGCAATAACATAGGATATACTATTTTTGCCAATGTAGTATCCATTGACCAAGTATCCCATTTATCAATATGGATATTAATTTTCCTAGAACGTTTCTTTTCGCGCCAAAGAAGGAACTTATATAACAAAGTTTTCTTTTCTTCGTCCACAGCAAATAAATTATTTTTGCTTGTTGGAATCTCGTCGATACCACGCCATTTGCCGCACGCAAGCCATTCACCTAGCTTAAAAACGTATTCGGGATAGTCCTTATATCCGTATTTATCGACTACAGATTTCTTTGCCCAAAAACAAATCTTCTCTGCTAGATGATATGGTCCAAACCAATTCTTATATGGTCCGATTTCGACTTTCATTTTTCCTCTCCCCAGCAATGCCCGGTACCTGTAATATTAACACGATCATAGGACATTTTAATATAATCTAATGCTAACTCGCATTGCGCTTGGGTTGTAAAATTATCCATGATAACAGGTCTATTAAAATAATGATTCTCGGGTATCGTAAACGTATAAATTAAAATCCATGTTGCCATATCAATCTCCAGTTGTAATTGCTAGAATGATTCCACCAATCCAAAGCAATATTAATAATTCTATCATTTCGTAATCCAGTTCTTAAATTGATTTACAAATTCATCTGCGTGATACTGATGTTCAAATCTATAAGTGTGCTCGTAAACATCAGTATATGATTCATGAACCCATTGCCATTGTCCTAAATGTGCACGACACCACTTTTTGGCTTCCCAATCCAAATCAGAATGAATAGACACGATATAACCAGGCGCCCACTTTAATTTATATTCAAAAATTTCTTGGGGAGTCATGACTCGTTCTTTTCCTTGAGCTTTGCTTCTACACGTTCAATTGTTTCTGCATATGTAGGCGCAGCACACCAGCCTTTTTCCTCATCAGTCAGCCCAACCCATTCACGTCGTGCTTGTGTGTCGGTCTCATTTAAGAATTCTTCTGGATTTAGTTGTTTAGCTTCATCGATACCTGCTTTAATAGCAGTCATGATCCCAAGCCTAGTCAATGCATCTAAAACCTCTGGCGGAAATATAAATTGGTAATCTGCACTACCGTCTTCATTTTCTCTAATTAAGATTACTTCTCCAATTCCTTCAATATTGCTCATATGATTTTTCCTCAAATTTTGTCAGTGCAAATACTATTATGCAATGCCATGTAACCACAATCCATACCACGAGTATACATGTCTGGACCAAACTTAAAGACATCATATAGTACGTAGCGATATGAACCTCTCTGCTTTATATCACCATCGAAAAGACGAGAAACAACAGCATGGAAAGCATTACACCTATCATCATACGATAAAGAATCCCAAAAATCGTTAGCGTTTTTTTCATCCGCAATCCTAGCTTCTTCAAATGATTTTGCTAAAGCTTCATTAGCTTCCATGTATTCTGCCATCTTATCATCCATGAGTTTTTCATTCTCTGGATTCAGAGGTTCATGTTTATCTTCCATCATTCAACTCCGAAATGTTTTTGGATATGAACTACGCCTTCGGCTATACCATCGTTGAATCCAAGATTGTTTCTTAAGGCAACATCATCAGCAAGGACGGCACCCCGAACACAGTCAATACATCCGCGAACAATCAACTCGGCGAACTTTTCTTGGTCAAAATGTACACCATCTAATCGAGTATCCCAGCATTGTTTAGCAAGGTTTTTAATTTGTTGGTTCATTATACATCTCCAAATACATCATTAGCCCAGATTATCTTAGAGTTGTCTTTTTCGTACAACTCGACCAACTGAGCAAGAGTCCATACATCATCCGTCTTAACGGTATGCAACCAATCACTGAATCTAATATAACAGTCATCTCGCATAATTGGCAAGCCCATCTCGTCACCATAAGGACCAAGACCCTCGCCACGAATATCGATCCGGCCACCAGCCCAATGCTGAGTTATTTCCTCTACCTCGTAGACGTCACCTTTCTTACGGCTGGTGAACTTAGAATCTTCTTCCTGAACCACAGTCTTTATCATGGTAAGGTTTCGACTACGATACCAATCCGTGTTGACCGGACCCATCCAGTTAGTAGAGTATGTAATCATCATTTTTATCCCCAGAAAATATATTTAACTCCGGCAACAATAACTACAAGTGATACAGTCAATTCGATAATCAAATCAGCTACATCTGCTAGAAATTGAATTTTTTCATTACTCATATTTACCTCTACTTAGTTATAAATGGAATAGCAATTAATGCAATAATAATGATGGTATATGCAATTGCATTCCAATCAATATATGAAATATTCATTTCTGTTCTATTTGGGCAATCTCGTCCCTGATTACAATCATTATTGCAGCATTTCATTTTACATTCTCCATAGTTCCAAGTACTCCATTTGTACCACGAGTATAATTTGAAACGCCTTGAGTCCATGCTGTGTATTTAGACTTATCGACGTCAAATGTCTTTTGAGCTTTTTTAGGAGCTCGGTATTCGCACATTGTAACCTTAACGCCTGAGGCGTCGGTGAAAGTTGTATCTTTGTATTTCATATCATACTCCAATTTCAGTTTCTGTTATTTTACCACCATACACGGTGGAATAGAGCTCTGCGCAGGCCTTAATCTTAAATACCATCACGGAATTGTTTTTCAATATTAGAATATATCTCATAACTTGCTCCTCAAGACCATTATACACTAATCTACCATATTTGTACATATGGTACCAAATTATTAGTTACACAGCATGTATTCGGCAAGTTCTTCCCAATTCTCATTGGTTGAAGCAATCTTAGTAACACTGATCAAACTGCGCAAAGATAACTCTTTAACATCAGATTGGATTTTCTTAATAAACTGAATCGCATCACTCTTGGCTTTTGTATCGTACTCAGGCATAAATTCATCTGATGACGCAATGGCTTCCATACGCTCTACTTTTTGATCATCAGTCATGCTCAAATCGATCATCATTGAACGTGAGCGGATAGCCTGATCGATCTTTTCTTGTCCCATGTTAGAGATAAACACGATACGGCCGGTGAACTCAAAAGACTTTGGCAAGTCATCATCACGCATATCGGCATTCCAGCTGATAAAACGACGATCGTATGAGTCTAAGGCACCTTTGAGAAGGTTCAGGGCAACTGGGTCCTTTAATACTGAATCACAGTCATCAAACACGATCACTGAACCGTTATTTTCGAACAAAGTACGGTACAGACCTTTAGGAGTAGAGTAGCCTTTTACGATCGCAAAACTACGTGAACGGGCAACTGACATACCAATCTCGAATTCATCCAAACAGGTAACGTCGTTTAGACCTGAGTCCTTGAGGGTTTTCAGAACAGTGTAGGTTTTACCCAAACCGCCCTGACCTGTAATGACTGCGGAAGGTTGAACCCCAGTCGCAACCATTTTTACAAGCTTTTCCACGAAGTCAAAACGCTTGTTGATGCCAAACTTTTCAGACTTAGGCTCAGACTTGACGTTCATCAGCTCGTTGATGGACTTCTTGACGCCTGTGATCTGCTTATGCATGTACTCTACACGGTAAGCATTCTTGGTTGAGAAAGTTTGGCCCTCAATGCTACAAACGTATTTGCCTGAGGACTTGTCGAAGGTGATGGTATTTTGTGTGTTCATAGGTGTATTATACGCATTTTCGCAAATACTGTACACACTTTTTTAATAGTATACCCGGTTGTGTGTCTATTATGTCAATTAGTACTAAAGTATTAGTTAAAAATGCACCACATCGGATCTTCATCAACTCAGATAGGTATTCTACCACAGAAACAAAAATGGGGACCGAAGTCCCCAAAATTAGTACTAAAGTATTAGTTTTTTACATCACAGAGCTCAGAGCTGATGCAATATTTAATACCAAGGTTTTATTTTCTAAGCTAGTAGCTTCCTCATTCATATCATCAGAGTGCTCGATGTCCTGCAGAAGCTCTACGTATTCCTCAACAGTGAGAAGTCCGGATGCATATGAATCGACGATCTGCTTTAATAATAAACCTTTATTAATTAACCATTCATCATCTGAATTAATTAAGTTTTGAATTTCTTCCATTTAATATCTCCCTAATACTGATTCGGCAAATCTATTAGATTGCGTAATTAGTATCTTCTTTTTTAATTCGCAATATGTATTTGTCATCTTATTAGTTTCTACTTTCTTGTCGAAAGTGACTAATGTTTCTTTTAACGGATTGATGATTTTAATTACGTCTTTAGTTTGTTTAGATTCCGAATATGAAATAAACCAATTGACATCTCTCAATATTTGCTTAGTATTAATATTGTCTGATGTACAATCGATTATACTAATATTATATTTAATATCGATTGCTACCTTCGATTGATTATCATCCCAGAAACTTGGGACGATATCACTAATAGTTGCACATCCGGTTAATGTCATTACTGCAAATATGGCTATGATGTATTTCATATCGGTTCCTTAATTAGCTAATGGATTATCTAATGCACGTTGTAGTTTCTTATTCAATCTATCCTCAACATCTTTAATCTTCTGGTCAGTTGCATCTCTCAATGCATTTGCCTTTTGATCATAATCATTTTGCAATTGGTCACGTTTATTTTCAAAACGACCTTCTGCAATCTGGATCTGTTCACGCACTTTCTCTTCCGAGGCACGGACCATATCTTCAACTCTATCACCTTGCTTTTCAATACCCAAGATATCATCTCTTAAACCAGATTTAATATCACGTGTATACTCAATAGCATCATCCAACTTCTGCTCGATTATCTTATTGCGATTTTCAATTTCAGTTGTGTCGATATTCTGGATAATCTCTTTCATATCCATATAGTCTTTGTATATTTCAAAACCACCCCAAGCTGCACCACCTAAAGTAGATAGTGCAGTTAGGAGCGCAAACATCTTACCGCCGGAGAATTTCATTCCACCAAATTCGATTTCTGTTTTTTCGTCTGACATTTTGCTTCCTTACTTCTTGTTAGCGTAAGCATTAGCACCAAAGAAGGCAGCAACCAAAGCAGAAATGGCAACAAAATATGTTGGTGCAATATCACCAATAATGCCAGCGGCTTTGTCCAAACCCAACCATGAAGTAAACATGATTGTTGTTGGGTACAGTAACATACCAAACAATGCAAACCATGTCATCTTGCGCATCGCATCTCTTTGAGCATCCGCATCTTCTAGTTCTCTGCGCTTGAATTCTAGGTGCATATTTAATTCTTCTTTACTAATATGGCCGTCACCATTGGTGTCTGCACCTTCTAATCCGCTTCCGGCTTCTATTGTAAGTTCTTTTTGTTCAGCCATTTAAGTCTCCTTAATTATATTTTAAAATTGCCAGTGTCATATACACTGCACTGATTGCTAACATTGTCAACAAGACACCTAATGCTGTCCAATTGAATATGTTAAAAATCATTCGTCTACGTTTAGCTTTTGCTGTTCGTTGTTCCTTCTCTTCTTGTTCCTTGCTACGTTTTATTTCAGCTTGGAACTTCAACCAATCATCCCACATACCTGGTCGACCCTGGTAAATCATCATTTGTTTTAACTCTTCTTCTTGTGCAGCTAACTGCTCTGAAGCCATAAAAGCAGCAATGTCACTCTTATAGCCATGTTGATGAGCCTTCTTTTGTATCTCAGTTTTTAAACCAAAATACTGAGCCATAGCTTCACCAGCTTCGTAGATCTCTCTTCCATTAACTAGTGTTTGCTTAATGACATCAAAGGCAGCATTGGCGGCGGCAAGTTCAGCAAGCATGATTATTCCTTTACTTTGGTAAAGTAACTATGCCCTCAGCTATCAATCTTTGTCTATTGACTGCGTGTTGTGCTTGTACTTCTTCTTTGGATCCACCGAAGTACGGAACGCAATGTCCTTCTTCGATCATAATCTCAGTAACCATACGACCATCAGGCGCAACGAAGTCACCGAGAATACGACCAAACTTTCCTTTGGCATCGTCACCGTCTTTTTCAACTTGCGTTCTGAGAATGCCGGTTTCACCTAGTAACTCCTTCAAACGATTCTTGGCGGCAAGACCGAATACCTTTTCGACTGCGTCACTAGTTCTAGACTCAGGAGTATCAATACCCATAATTCTAACTCTTTGGCCTGTTAATACAATATCGAAACCCAATTCAATATCGACGTCAACGGTATCCCCATCAACGACCCTATTAATCTTTGCTCTATATTCATACATATGTTATCACTCCTTATTATTGTTATATTGTGATTCTACCATTTTATTATGAAGAATTTGTTGGGCCAAACCATTCCGTAAACCCCTTTTGGTTTCTGGAACAATGGCGTTGACGTATATTTCCTCTGATGCATAAAAATCTACACCAGGAATACGGAACTGTCCGTATGCTGCAAATCCAGGATTATAGTTCATAATCGCAGTTAACTGTGCCTGTATAGCTTGTTGCGCTTGAAGTGACGCAGCACCGCTCATCTCGTTAGCTAAGTTCTGAGCTTTCTCAGTCATAGCTTCTTTTACTTTTTCTCTAGTAGATTTTGATTTAGAGGATGATTCAGATTTGGAGTCCCCATTAGAACTAGAGTCTCCACCACTTTCTGATTCCCCTTCCGATCCACCACTGTCTCCTCCCCCAGCTTCTTCCAATGGCTCGTCCACAGTACTACTGGTGTCCTGTATTGGTTCATTAACTGCTACCTCCATTATTATTGTTACTGGTGCCGATATTACACTATCAACGACGGCATCACCCGTTGAACTAATTGTGGTCAATGATGCAACTGGATCGACATAAACAATAGATGCTGTTTCAGTTTCTACTACAGGATTGGAAGTTTCCTCCTGTTGTCGTTCTAATAACATCTTGGTTGCATATGCCTCTTGATATCCTGGACATCCGGTATCATACAGTGCGGTTATAGTACATTGTTGATTATAGTATGCGGTAGCATATCCTGGGCATGTTGCATCGTATAGTGGATTCAGCGAACATTGCTGATTGAAATACGCTGTTGAGTATCCTGGGCATCCTGAGTCATACAACGGATCTGCTGTACATTGTTGATTGTAGTATGCAGTAGCATAATCTGGGCAATTGGCATCATACAATGAGTTCAACGAACACTGTTGATTAAAGTACGCAGTGTCATATCCAGTACAACCGCTATCGTAAAGAGGGTTCAACGAACATTGTTGATCATAATATGCAGCAGCATATCCTGGGCATCCTGTATCATACAATGCAGTTATGGAACATTGTTGACTATAGAATGCTGGTGCATATCCTGGACATCCGGTATCATACAGTGGATTACTTTTACATTGTTGATCGTAATATGCCTCAGCATAACCAGGACAATCAGAAGCGTATAGCGCATTTAAACCACATTGTTGGGCGTGGTAAGCTTCTTGATATCCCGAGCAGTTGGTTGAAAAAAGGGGGTTAATCGAACACTGTTGGTCTTCATATGCCTGAGCATATCCAGGGCACTGCGAATCGTATAATGGGTTTGCCGAACATTGTTGATCGTAATACGCCTCAGTATAACCAGGACATGCTTGATTGTATAAAGGACTGAAACTACATTGCTGATTGAAATACGCTGTTGTATATCCAGGACATCCAGAGTCATACAATGGATTTGCAGCACAATTTTGGTCATACAATTGTTTGGCAAATGCTTCTGCATAACCAGCACAACTTGGATCAAATAATGGGTTGCCGGCGCATGGATCTACAGAGTAAATCAATCGTAAATCAGTATACGTAATTTCAGGCCCATAGTAACCACCCCAAAATCCACCATCCTTACCACGTATTTTCAATGCAATACTTTGAGGATCCGTATACGATTGATTGAACAGTTGCACACCATCTTGATGTACATCCAACCCATCGGCTGGACCTGAGTAATCGTATGTGTAAGTTTCGACCACTTGACCTGCAGAATCTTTTACAGATACTTCAAATGTCAATGTGTCAGTTCCACCACCATTGTTTGGCATCAACTTATAATGCCAGTGGTATTGGTATCCATCAACTTGAATACCAGTTGCTTTCAATGCTTGATTAATAGCAATAGTCTGTGACACCAATGCATTGCCATACGAAAACATAATCGTATTGGTCGTAGTATCAAATAGAGGACCACTGCCAGAGATAGACGCACAACAGCCGCCTGGATCGGCACCATAAGTGATACCTTCCCAAGCTTGTTGATCTATGAGGTTTTGGCTGGTATCTGCTTTAGAGACCGATAAGCAGGAGAGTAACAATACCCCAGCCAATATACGCAGTATTTTCATTCTTATCCTCAACAACTGGTTCTACGCTACTAGTCTTGCCTGCTTGCTTCCAGGCTTCTTTAGCTTCAGGACCAATCTTACCTTCGTACGGACATGGCGTTCCTGCCATCAACATTGCATCAAAGACTCTTGGGTCTTGGCATAATGTAGAAATGGCAGCAACCTTCATACCCATATCGTAAAGGGTCTTGGATAACTTTAATCGTTCGCAATTCATATCACGCACAGTAGTGGCACCCGAGATACCTAGTATCTGAGTCTGTACTGCGCCTGATACACCGACCGTACATAGGTCAGTGTTACTAGCATTTATTGATGGTGATATTGCACTTGGTGGCGGAGACTTGACGGTAGTCTCGGCCTTTGATGTCGAATTTACTGTGCTGCTTGAAGTCGAATCAGTGACGATTGGTTGAGCAATCGTGATGGATGTAGAAATAATAAAGCTAACAGCAATTGCTAGCTTCTTGTACATTATGTTTCCTTTAATGCAAATAAAATATAGGGTTCATCTTATTTATAAAAAAAGGAACCTTAAGGTTCCTTTTATTGTTTTTTCTGGGATTCCAGATAATCCTCAACGTTATCCTTTAATGTTTGAGGCAACGGTTGTCCGTTCTTTTTAGTTTCGTTACCATCGCGACCAAATATTGCGTCCCATCGTTCAGCATATTCCTGATTACTTACACTGAATGGTCGAGGTGCTGAACCTTTTCCACCATCTGACATAGTATTCTCCTTTAAAATATAGACTTATTATATATCAAAAATGAAATGGGCACTTGCTTTTAGATTCCATTGCAATTTTTGCTTTTTTAGACCTATTATATGTGCCACCAAATGTATTCATCATGGTCGTTATCCTAGAATATTCTAGGCTGTCTACTAGATGACACCGCATTTCGACTTCGTCTTCCGTCTGAGGAATTATATAATACATCGGCGTTCCAGCAATAATATTAAATTGCGGAATGTCATTCTCAACGAATACGTTAATATTTGTTGCATTCTGATAGTAGAAATTCAATGTACCTGGAAGAATAGTCATCTTGTTCCAAATATTCATTGTATGATACGTTGCTGGTAGCATTGTAAAATATGTTTTACTTTTAGAAGAAGCTAACCACGGTGATGTAAATTTATGATGTTTTTTAGATCCAAAATAAGGTTTATCGATAATATCATACTGCAATTCCGGATGCGAAACACCATGAGTATTGCCCTGACCATCTGAAACCTCTAGTCCTGTTTCATTTGTTGCGATTGCGACATCTGCCCAAAATGGAAAAATCCAAGTATTTGCAAACATCGTATTGATGCCTTCGCACTTTTTGATGGATGAAGTTTTTGAAACAAGTGAAGTTCCAGATATAGGTTGCGTCAAAGTTGCTGGAAGACGTTTCCACCAACCAGGATAATCATCTTTGCCAAACTTTCTAATCTGGTGGAATGTGTACACAGCCTTATCTGTAGTATACCAATCTACTACTACTTTTTTGCGTTTAAACCAAAACATCGTATATTCATCCTTTAATATATTTTAGTTGGAACAACATAACTTTTTTTATTTAAAATTAGTTTATTCTTATCATCTGTAATTTCAAAATCTTTAATCTGACTAATGCCATGTAAGTGTTTTGCCCAACTATTTATACGTTGATTAGATGGGAACATCATTTTTGTTGTGTATTCAAATCCATGTTCCCATTGAACAAATATATTTACGTATTTTGCATCCATGCTTTAATATTATTGGTACACCCACTAGGACTTGAACCTAGGACCAATGGATTATGAGTCCACTGCTCTAACCAACTGAGCTATAGGTGTACTGTATTAATCCCTCAGAAGTTTAATCATTCGTTCGGCCAGTGCTTTGAACCATGCTTCGTCATGTCCACGAGTTGTCTCTGCAGCAACTCCAATACGTACACCACTGGTTTCAACAAAGCCGCGAGTATCACCAGGTACACCATTCTTATTTGCGGTAATACCGTTTGCTTCCAATAAGTCAGCAAACTGACGACCACTATATTTCTCTTTGTTCAAGTTGATTGTCATCATGTGGCATTGTGTTCCACCTGATACAACATCAACACCGGCATCCATAAATGTTTGTGCCATTGCATGTGCATTGATACGTATACGTTTAGCATATAGCTTAAACTCAGGCTGGAGTGCTTCATAGAAACATTGTGCTTTGGCAGCAATAATATGCATCAATGGACCACCTTGAGTTCCAGGAAATACTGCGCCGTTGATCTTCTTGCTAAAGTCTTCTTCATCCCACATAATCATACCACCACGAGGACCTCGCAATGTCTTATGTGTTGTTGTAGTCACTACATCTGCATATGGGAATGGACTTGGGTATTCGCCACCGGCAACCAATCCTGAGTAGTGACTGACGTCTGCAAGTAGAATAGCACCAACTGAATCAGCAATTGCACGGAATGCTTCCCAATCAATGACTTGACTGTATGCACTGGCACCAGCAATAATCATTTTGGGTTGATACAAATTTGCTTTATCAGCAATGTCTTGGTAATCAAGACGCCCGTTACTATCAACACCATAGCTATAAGACGTAAACCATCTGCCGCTAACGTTGACACCAGCACCATGTGATAAATGTCCACCACTTGCCAAGTCCATACCAAGGATAACATCGCCTGGACTCAAGAATGCTTTGAACACTGCTAGGTTAGCATTGGCACCAGAATGAGGTTGGACGTTTGCGTATTTACAACCAAACAACTCAGTAGCGTATTCAATCGCAAGTTCTTCAACCTTATCAACTTCTTCGCATCCATTGTAATAACGTTTTCCAGGAAGACCTTCGGCGTACTTATTGGTAAGAATACTACCGCATAGTTCCATTACTGCATCGCTAGTGAAGTTTTCGCTGGCAATAAGTTCGATTGTATCCTGTTGTCTAACACCTTCGTCGGCAACAATTAGTTTAATTCGTGGATCAATCATTTTGTTTTAAGTACCCATTCTGCCAATTCTTTAACCTGGGCATCAGTTAATTGAGGTTGTGCAGGCATAGGAATTACACCCCATACACCACTACCTCCTGATTTAATTTTCTTAGTCAAATATTCAACTGCGTCTTTGCGTCCTGCGTATTTAGCAGCCACATCTTTATATGCTGGCCCAACCAGTTTCTTGTCCACAGCATGACAAGCTAAACACATATTTTTTTGTGCAAGAGCACGGGTATCTGCCATAGATACAGTTGCAGTCACGGCAAGAGCAATTGTTAATAATAGTTTTTTCATATCGATTCCTTATGTGATTAAATGACTAGTATATCCGTCTTTAAGACTTCTATTAACTTCCCAATCGCCAAGATCGTTCCATTCTCTTTGAGAATTTATAGATTCTGTATTGACGTATTTTAGGTTCCTATTGATCTGTGCATCGGATCCAACATTAATAAATATCGATCCTGGCTTTGCGTCACGCTTAAATAGATACCAAGCTTTTGCATCATAAGCACCAGTCGTGGGAAATGGCATGGTATCTGCGTCAGGGGTCTTTGTGAGAAAGGGGATTGTTGCGGACTCTATAATAGCTTCACCCTTCTCGCCATCTTTAATATTGCGAGCAACCGCAACGCCTCTTGGAGTGGCATTCGGCCAACCGAGTTGAAGTGCGCGAATCATCGTACCAGTTGATACTGCGCAATAGATTTCTGCAGGATCCTTGCCAAGATCGTTGGACACTGTTCGACACATGTTGATGAGTCCAGCGGTAACAATTGGAGTCTCTTTAAATCCAAATGGAATGTATCCATATCCGCGTTGGATAGCCCACTTCTTTGCATAACCATTTAACATAGGCATTGCTGCTGTCTTAAAGAACCGAACTTCAACGTTCTCATAAGCAAATACAGATCCTTGGTGATCTGATACTTGCTTAGATGCTGGCATAAAGAATACAACCTTCTTGCCGTATTCACGAGCAATAGCAGCGATTGCGTCGGGAGCGTGACCTTGACGTGGAGCTACGTATACAAATGTATCGCGAGGAGAATCAGATATCACGCGCTCACCGCCGAAAGCTTTTAGTCCGCCTGGTGCAAGATCTGCACGTAGAATATATTTGTCTTCATACTCTTCTACTACTGGTGTACCAAACCTAGATTTATATGTACCCCACATATCGAGGTAGTAGTCGCGCCCATCTGCACGATCCATACCTAAATATAAATCTTTGTTAGTTTCACTCTGCGTAACTTGGTATAAAGCTTTACCCATAATTCTACCTTTTATAAATGGAGCGGGATAGGAGAATCGAACTCCTAACGGAAGATTGGAAATCTACAGTTTTCCCATTAAACTAATCCCGCATGGCCTGCCCTGAGAGGTTCGAACTCCCGACCCACAGCTTAGAAGGCTGTTGCTCTATCCAACTGAGCTAAGGGCAGGAATCTACCTTATACTTATGTTACCTGAAGGAAATCTAACATCCACAGAATATCTAGTGACTGCACAAGAAGCCATCATAAGACTAATAAAAATTATTATAACATTTTTCATAATATAATTCAGGGATTATTGAAGTATAGGTGGGGAGTCCGTAGACTCCCCGTGCCTTCACACGGCAGTATCTTATACTAGATTTGCTACAGCTTTTAGATAGTTAACAACTGTATCTGGATGTGTCTCTCCATATGGATCACCTGGTGCAAGATCCATAATACCTGGTTCCACAAACGTACGTTCTACGATGCAATCTTTGATGACTGCCGCATAACGCCATGAGCGGTAACCAAAGCCGAGATTCTTTTTGCTAACAAGCATTCCCATTCCGGTAGTAAATTCGCCATTACCATCCGGTAGCGCTTTCAGCTTTTCTACTTTTTGGTCGATCATCCATTTACGCATAACGAATGCATCATTAACAGATACGACATAAACTTCGTCAATGCCAAGAGAACGAATCTCCTCGTATGCCGCCTCAAACCCAGGAACCTGGAATGTAGAACATGTAGGAGTAAATGCTCCTGGAAGTGAAAAGATTACTACGCGCTTATTTAAAAACAAGTCTTTACTTGTTTGCAATTCCCATCGGAAAGGATTATCTCCTCCGATACTCTCATCACGAACACGCATATAAAATGTCGTGTCAGGCACAAATTTCAAACTCATTATATTCTCCAAATGGTGCGACTGGCCAGAATCGAACTGGCATGACTTGCGTCGACAGATTTTAAGTCTGTTGTGTATACCAATTTCACCACAGTCGCATTGTTAATTAACGGCCTTGACCGCGATATTTTTTGTGATCTTTACGACATTTATTTGCACTGGCAGTTTTACTACCATTTTGGCAAGTTCCTTTATGCACCTTGCGGCGTACTTCTTTTCCTTTTACAGCTGCCATTATAACATACTCCTTAATAAAAATGTATGGTGCGGGTGAAGGGACTCGAACCCCCACGTCTTTCAACGCTAGAACCTAAATCTAGTGCGGCTACCAATTACGCCACACCCGCTTTTGTTAGTGACGGTTACGAACTTCCGTCGTGATTTTATCGTAATCACCGTAAAAATTGACTAGAGTCAACTCGATTTGCACGTTCAACTTTCGTTGAATTACGCTGCGAGGCGTGTAATAATGGTCGGAGATGTAGGATTCGAACCTACGATTTCTCGGTCCCAAACCGAGCGGATTAACCAGACTCTCCTAATCTCCGAGGCACTTGCATGGGTTCTTTCTTATTATAACACAATTTGTATTATATACATCTTTGGTGGAAGTGATAGGGATCGAACCTATTGTGACTTACGTCGGCGGAGTTACAGTCCGCTGCCATACCATTACGGCGGCACTTCCAAAAATGGCTCCTCGAGTAGGGCTCGAACCTACGACCAACAGATTAACAGTCTGCTGCTCTACCAACTGAGCTATCGAGGAATGGTGCCGGATGTCGGGTTCGAACTGACGACCTACCGCTTACAAGGCGGTTGCTCTACCACTGAGCTAATCCGGCTAATCAAAATCAATTATACACTTTTTATTATTTTATAGATAATGCATTCTTCAACGCGCGAAATATTTATACACACATTTCATCGATAACAATAATTTTCGCAGGAAAATCAATCTTGCCGTCGAACTCGAGTTGACTGCGTTCGTAATCGGTCAAATAGTCGTCGGCAACAATAGACCAACCGAGGATGTATTCCTCACACATAGGGTTGGAGATTTCAACTTGATCCCGAATCTTGGTCAGGATTTGATCAACACGAACTTCTGCCCATTCGTAGTCGGCATCAAAATCTAGACCCTCGACCACGTATTCGGATCCGCCCTTCATCTTCCAATATGGATCGTTAGGTGAACCATAATTCTCGCAGTACTGAGTAGCAATCAACAATTTAGACATTTGATTTCTCCTTAATAACGTTCGTATACATACACATCGACACGTGATGCATTTGCAAGGCCGCCAACAATATTACCAAAATAGTCGTGAGAGCGCAAAGCATTTTTGCGCATTCCAGTGCCATAAGGATATACGTTGACAGACTTTTTAAAAAAAGGTTTGCGGCCGCGCAGTACAACACGGTATTTTTTCTTTGAAATTTTATTTAAAGCAGAAATATTTTTTCTCAATTCACCGATTTGAATCATATCAGAAGCAGACATTATATCGGCGGTAAAACGATAAGATGTGGATTGACGAATCATGTTAATAGTCCTCTGTTTGTCTATGGATTAATTATAACAAAATATCGAATTCTTGTACATAGTAGTACACTAAAAAAGTATACTATTTTTGTAATACTTAGGTACTAAAAAGGGGTCCGAAGACCCCTAAAAATTTAATACCCTAGTATTATATTAATCATTTTTAAGTATCAACAGAGCTAAGTCGCGACGACCTAGTCTGGTTAGTTCAGCGGCAGCTCTAGCTTTACCGATAGACGCAAAAAACGTTTGAACATTACGTAGAATCTTCATACGATGAACCCTCCATTTTTGCGCTCGTATATACGAGCCCAATATTCTACTTCTGCAGAAGACTGTGGGTTTTTACTGATAATGAATGCTTCAAATTGATAGTGGGGTGTCGGCGTTAGTGCCGCCATAATTTTTTTAATTATTGTTTTCATATAATCCTTTTGAGATTTTACACGCGAAAATGCCTGGGCAAGGATCACTCACCCAGGCGGCGATTTCTTATTTGTAGATGGGACCTGTAGGCTGATTAAACCAAGTTTCCCATTCCTCGTCGGAAACGGGCCACATGATTAGTCTTTCTTAGATACGAAAGAATAAAATTCCGTAGCCTTTTTCATCAATTCATCGGTCGAATAAGGTGCCAAAGCAGCCTGCATTTCTTCGGCTGTTTTCTTACCTTGTTCAAACATTTGCTGGGTGAACACATAGTTCATTTCCCACTGTTTGTCCATGTAGTCTTTAGCCATATGAAGCATTTCAGAGCGGATTTCGAAGGGATTTTTAGACATGATCGACTACTCCTTTATTGATTTGCTTAACGATATCAGCTGTTTTTTGAACAACTTCTCCGCCTTTAGCAATCTGATCTTTATAGAAAGAGTAGGTATATGCGTTGAATGCTTTTTCGAAAGCTTTCCAGCCTTCTACTTTAAGATCAACAAATGAATTGATGAATTCGGCATTGTGCTGCGCCACAGCTTTTAATGTGTACATATGTACCTCCTTGTGTGTGTGTATGGAACATTAAGGCTGTTCCTGTGCCTTCATACTATTTATATAATCTGCACCCTTCCAGAGTACTTCATCAGTAAAATAATCTCGGACTTCAAATAAAGTTATATCAAACTTGTGTTGAAAACATGAATTAATCACATTGTTAATTGCACCATAGTCAGACTTGGCCCAACCGACCTCTTTGCCGTCTTTGAATATTTTACTTTTTCTTTTCATTTTATATCTGACTCTGTATCCGGGATCGTTTTATCTTCTCGAATCTCAATAAACCTAGGAAGGAATAGCGACTTCCCACCTTGTTTATTCTCAATCTTGGCATTATATACTACTGCCACAATCCTACCAATGAGATTATCGCGGTCGATCCAAAGACTATCTCTAAGACTATCGCTAAACCCAGAACCAATAGAGACGGTGATAGGGATAGTGTCCGATTGTCTGGAGCTACATATAAGTGCGCCAAGCTTTCCAACATATTTTCCAGTGCCTTCTTCATAGCCAATTATCTCCAAATCACAGTCAAGTTCGGCTTTGAATTTTAGCTGATGCTTAACTCGTTTATCTTCCCATGGACTGTCTATGTCCTTGAGTATAATTCCCTCTTGGCCGTCAGCAAGATAACGGTCAAACGCCGCTCGAGCATCAGCAATCTCTGAGACAATTTCATGTTCCACCAACCTGACGGAGCTACCATGAATAAAGCTCTTAAGATACGCAATACGATTCCTGTAAGGAACACTACTATAACCACTAATAAAATCTTCATAGTCAATCACATCCCAAATAGTCGCACGAACTAATTTAGCTTCTGATGCAGTAATCGTGCCTTTCACTGCTTTGTTGAGGATGCCATTACCAGTTTGACGGTCACATACTGCGCCATCATCTGCTTCAATTAAAAGTTCGCCATCGTATACTTTATTCTTATATCCGGATAATGCAATAAAGAATTCGTCTAGATGTGAAATCCCTTGGATTTCTTTTCCATTGCGACTACGATAATCTACTAAGCCATCTTTTACAATAGCGTTAAATCTCATGCCATCCATTTTAAGTTGGACCATTGCAGGCCACTTCATCTTTCCAAGTGTTTTCTCATCGGCCGGAGAACATAACATGCATGGGTATTCATGAATTAGTTTAGGCCAGATCTTATTTGCTGTAGATGCTGATGCACCGCAACGTAAATCTTTACCTATAACTAATTCAATAACTTTTGCAGTGGTTTCTGGTACATTACATAAAATATTACGTAAATGCTCTATACCAGCATTACCCGTCACTTTCCTCATAGACAACAGACTAAGTTGATTTAAAGCTTCAGGTAAACCAATATTGACGTTTTCAATTTGCTTGTATTGTGGAATCTTACGAATATAAAACTGGGTGAAGGGATCGTAAGCGAGACGAAAGACTTCTTTCAAAATATTATTCATACTGTTGGCTTTTAGGATAGCTTCCTTCTCCAATCGAGAAGGAGTAGCTTCAATATCCTTAAGAATTTGATATACCATCTTTAATCTTTCTAATCACTTCAGCGGAGTCTACATAGTCAGAGGTTAACATCAGCAATTTGTCCATCTGAAATTCAACCTTTTCCAATAGTATCTCTACATACGTCATGTATTCTTCTGGTAAATCTTCCAACCATGCTTTGAGTTCATTGTCACCCATTGATAGAATGAACTCAAAGTTATTTTGATCTTGGTCTTCCACGCTTTTTTTCCTTTACCTGCCTTGCAATGAAACCGTAATCTGCTGCAAGATCTGCAGTAATATTCTTGTATAGTTTATCTAACTTCTGGTCTTTAATAGCACATAGTACTTTTGCCTCAGATGGATGCACACTTTCCAATAGTTCGATAAACAATGCTTCGCGACGAAGTTGAGCCAATGGCTGAGACTTGGTGAAGATATACAACCTACGAAGTTCCTGATTAAAACTTGCAGGAGACATTCCAAGCGGGCCGTCATCCTTTTTAAATGGAGGATCACCTTCAGGCAATTCAAATTTTTGTTCTGGGATAAAGGCGTATTGGAACAAATATTTCAATGCGGGATTATCTCTAAACTCTGCTAATTTAGATGGGTCTTTGTTGACCGTATCTAAAATTTCTACTACATATTCTCTTGACATTTTAAAAATCCTCAATTTCATTTAGCAGCAAACGACACTTGTTTTTAATCAAGTAATTCATGATAGAATTCATGTCGCCTTGTGCTGGTTTTTCATATTCCGTAATGATAGAAGTTTTGACTTCCTCAGGTATATATTCAAAATCTACAAGGGTAGAATTGCGATGCCAGTTACGGCGTTCAGTATCATTTTGACAAGCATCAAATCCTTTATCCATAAACTCAGTTAAACGCTTAGAGCTTACTGATTTTTGGCGCTCTTCTATAATGAATACATCATCGGCAGACATAATATTAGGAACACCGTCACCGGAATCTCCCTTAACAATATGTTCAATCATCCATTCACGCAATTCTTTCTTTGACACTTTCATTTGCTTTTTAAGCATAGGACTGAACTGTGCTACATTGTCATACTTCTGCAATTGCTTAAAGTCTTTATCAGAAGAAATAATCATTACATTTTCGTGCTGACCGAACTCCTGAGTTTGAAGAGCTAATACTGCAATTACATCATCGGCTTCACACTTGTCTAGGCATACTACCTTATATGGAAAGTGCTGTCGTAAGTCATCACGAATCTCGCCCAAAGTGTCGAAGATAAATTTCCAATCTAAATCAGACTTGTCACGATTCTTTTTACGACTAGCTTTATAATTGGGAAAGAAATCTTTGCGCCAGTATCCACGTCCGTCAGATGCGATTACGATTTGTCCGTAATCCTTGGCATACTTTTTCTTGTATGACTTGATGGATGATAGAGCAATATGACGAATTAGATCTTTTTTCTTGGCGGCATCGTCAGTTTTCAGTTCACTTTGCATCGTCATGATAGATGCAAGACACACTTGGTTGAAGTCAATTAAAATCACGTTAAAATACCTTTACAATAATACATTCTTCATTCAAGCGACCATTCACTGCAGCTTCTTTAGTCGTTAGACTCTTAAATGCTGATGCAAGTGTTCGCTTGGTCATGGCGGCAAAGTCTTTGATTTGCTCCGGCTTGCGCATTGTTTTAGAACCAGAAGACGCAACATCATAGTTAACGATACTGGTACCTTTCACACTTAATGCTCCATCACCGAAAGCACGGTACACCATAGCTTTCTTATACTTTGTATTATACACTAATACTTCTTTTGCACCTACGATTTTCTCTGGACGCTCAGATACGATAGATAATTCATCGAATTGCTTCATGAACTTAACTTTTGCAGCCAAGACTGATGGTGGTTTCTCCTTACGAGCACGTGGTTTACGTGCTGATTTGGCAGCCACAGCACGTTGAGCGCATGCACCTTCAATCTCTTCAATTAGTTTACAGATCTTTTTGATCTTGACCTTTTTAATATTGGAGTAACCTTCAACTAGTTGCTTATCGGTTCCTTCAATAAGATCTTGAAGTTCATTCCAAAAGTTAACAAAGGCTGCTGGAATAAGTTTTGCAACAGGAGCACTAACGTTGTTAGCTTCTAGATATCCACTGAAGTTTGGTTGTTCATCAGATGTAATGAAATCATCGATCATTGCATTGAATTCAGCAATGTGCGAACTAGCGGCTTCCGCCATTCGATCTTGAATAGTCACTACAGGTTTTGCCGGTGCCGTATCCACAACAACAACTGCTCGTTTGGGGATAAATGAGCTCAATCGCTTGACTTCAGACTCTAGATAGTCGAGTTCACGATCCGCCAAGTACTGATCACGCATTTTCAAACGTGCAATAGTACCGGCAGATCGGAATTCTAGATCGCTGGCAACATTGGAAAACTTTGCAGCTTCCTTCTTGCCGACATACTCCATAAACCAACGGCGTTTTTCTTTGTTGTCATTTGATGCGTTGTAGAAATTCAAGGCACTCATCAGCGATTCAACGTAAGCATCCTTGTTAATAATAGGTTCATCTGATCCGTATCCATTGCCCAAGGCTTTAAGTTTCTCGCGCTTGTTCTTCAATGCAACTTCTTTTTTAGTCAACGCCATATGGTTCTCCAAATGAAAATAGGTACTCAGTATGGTACCTATTATACACTAATCGGGAATATTCGTACATATAGTACTAAAGTATTACTTTATTCCCCGGATTTAAGTTCCACCACCTCAGTATAGAGGGTCTCAAATTCCTCATGAGACTGTTGCTCATTCTGGAAATTCTGTTTGTGGTATGTACGTGCCATCTTAGAAAGGATTTTCTTAGAGATTTTAAACTGATCATTTAATTCAGCAATTGCTTCTTTTTGGAAGTCTTTTTCTGCATCAACACGAGTCATCGAGTTGGAGATTTCTTCCATGGCATCTTTAATTTTTTTGCGGTCTGCGGGTGAGCTAATCATATATTATCCAATATTAAATTCAATAGTTTTTACAGATTCGGCGTTGAATGAACGCCAACCGTTGTTTTCCAAATCAAATACACGAAATGCACTTCCTTCTTTAATTTCCTTTTCGCCGGAAGGATGCATAGTAACAGGAATCTTAGATAGATTTTTAGTACATTTCATTACACGAGTAGAACCATCTTTTTTGGTAAATGTAACTAATGTAGGTGTTTCTTCCATTAGTAATCCATTTAGCCAATCTCGGAATTCTTGGGTTTTTAAGAATTCTTGACGATTTTCAAATATATTATCGTTTTCAGTAATATCAATCATTAATAACCTCAACTTTCACTTTAACAATCTTCTGATCTCCATTTGAAGCTTTTGCGACAGCTTCAGTGGGATAGATTCTACATGTACGTTGATTGAGGGATCCCAAATCCGAGTATACAATATATCCAAATCGATATCCAATCTGGACCGATATAGTAGCTTCATCGGTAGTAGCTACTTTTGCTTTAAACAGTGCAGGCACTTGTCGTACTCCTTCCATATCACACCTCATTAACAAACATGATATCATTGTATCATAGTAAAGAATTATAATTTTTCGATTTTGAAGTTTTCACCACATCGGATACGTTCACTCATTTTTAACCGAGTGCCGGCATCTTTAGTTTTTTTTTCTTCTACTAACACCGGTTCCAGAATAGTCTCTAGAGTTGGTTCTATAGACTCTGGTTCCGGTTCCGTTGTAGTTTGAACTACTTCAGGAATAGACTGTTCTTTTTCTTTAGACCGCATTACCGTCTGATTGTATCCTATGAACATCAGTACAGCTAATGGATCAAATACTCCTACGATCATCAGTGTGACAATACGTACAGCCTTTTCTAAGAAGCTAGGATCAGTCTGTTCGCCGTAAATTAAGGCTGCGATGTACCTGATTGGTCCGATTTCCGCTTCGACCTTGCGCGCTTCTTGGGCAAGGGGGATTCGCTGGTTGGTGTACTCACTGACTTTGGCTTGCGCTTCCTCGATGGTTTTGTAGGCTGCGGCTCGTTCATCTCTTTGGGAGTCTCTTGCTTTAACTCCTTTTGTAACGGCACCGAGCTCGGTGTATTTTTCAATTTGTTGATCCAGTTGATCAAGCGTTGCACGAGCGTCATTAATAATCTCCCTTTGATACTTAATTTTTCCGTCAATCAGTTCTATCTTAGACAGAACATCACCAGTAATCATTCCCTGATCACTATGAGCCTTTGAAAGATATCCAAAGATTCCCATACTGGTCAAACACATCAATACGATAATGGCTGTGACAAAATAAGTTTTTAATAAAATTGAAGTCTCTTTCCAGTTTCTGTATAACCAAGAAGCGACAACAAGCTTCGATAATTCCAATGCGCCGCCCATAATTGCTATGGACATTGCAGCACCAGAAAAGATTGCCATCAACCCCATGATGGCGTAATATGCAGCAATCGTTGATAACGATACAGCCGACAAGAAAAGTAGAGTTGTCATAACTTTACGTGAGTCCTATGAATTCTGCACTGAATTTGGCCGTTATACCATTCAGCTGGTTTTTCTAATACTTCATAATGAAATTGAAGTTTAGCTTCTAGGTAAGTCATCGTACCTTTATTGATACAAAGATGCAATATTTCACGTGTAAAATTATTTTCCCCAAGTTCTGCAACATCTTTCTTGACATCATCCGAAGATGACCAATAGGTCTTCCAATCAGACGGTACCTTTTCTTTCTTCTTTTTTCCTTTAACTTGACGAGTCTTGCTAAACCAAAAAAGCTTCTTTCCAATGTAACGCCGATTGGTTGTCTTATTGACTATAAGATAAACGAATCCGATATTTTTTTCAATCAAGCCTTCATCAAATTCTACATCTTTATATAACCACATACTATACCCATTTTTGTTTAGATATAGTATTTATTCAAAGAGTTTCATCAACCCCCTAATAGTATTGAGGCGATGTATGATCAACTTAATCCTCTGAGTCCGACTCATCTTGGTCATAACGTTCATCTTCATAAATGTCTCCACCACAAAACGGGCAGTACGCAACCTCACTGGTTGCAATACCGCTTTGCTCTTTAAAAGTGATTTTGCCGTGGGCTCCACATGAATCACAATCAAAATGTCGTATCATTAGGCTTTCCCCCAAACATCATTCCATGTACCAGACAAAGCTCCCTTTGCGTAGTCAGTAACACGGTTCTCAAAGAAGTTGCCATGAACTGGCGCGTTAATCATTTCTTCAACCCATGGCAATGGATTCTTCTTACGTTTGAAGATACCTTTCATACCCATGGAGATCAAACGGCGGTCAGCAATATAACGGATATATTCCTTAACATCGTGTGCACTCAACTCTCGCATATCACTACTTGCGAATGATAAATCGATGAACTTATCTTCTAGTTCAACCATCTTTTCTGCAATGGAATAAATACGACCTTTGAGTTGGTCATTCCAAATCTCTGGATTTTCTTTAACATAAGTCTTAAACAATTGGATCATTGACTCTGCGTGCATAGTCTCATCAACAATAGACCACGTGACAATCTGACCCATACCCTTCATCACACCATGGCGAGGAAAGTTCAATAACATAATGAATGATGAGAATAATTGCATACCTTCAGTAAAGGCAGAGAATACCGCAATATGTTCAGCGGTAGATTGAATCGTACCGTTGTTGGATGATAACTCTAACACGTAATCGTGCTTGTCTTTCATTTCTTGGTATTCCAAGAATTCTTGATATGTTGACTCAGGCATTCCCAAGGTTTCAATCAAGTGAGAGTAAGCAGCAATGTGTAGTGCTTCACGGGCGGCAAAACCTGATAACATCATACGAACTTCAGGCTGTGGGAAGTACGGCAGATAGTTTTTAACATAACCACCAGCAACATCGATATCTCCCTGCGTGAAGAATCTAAAGATATTTGTAAGGAACAACTTCTCTTCAGCAGTTAGTTTCTTTTTCCAATCTTTGGAATCTTCCATCATTGGAACTTCTGTATGTAACCAATGTGCTTGTTCATGCTTCAACCACGCATCGTATGCCCAAGGATAGGCAAATGGTTTGAAGTAATTACGCTCGTCCGTGAGTCTAGTTTTAGATTTTACCATATTATTCTTTCAAGCCAAAAGCTTCTAGTAGTTGTGAACGAGTCATACCGTTACCAGTAATGCGACGTATTACTTTGTTATTGTTATCCAACAGAATCAAAGTAGGAACACTGCGAACACCACGGTTCACAACTTCATTACGGTTTTCTTCTTCATCGATATCGATTGCTTCAACCGGCCATGGCAAGTTCATCGTCTTTAAAGTTTCTCCCAATTGCTTACATGGTTGACACCATGATGCTTCGAATTTTAATAGTTTCATTATAGTTTTCCTGATGCTAATACGATTTTACAAATATGCTCTAATCTCTCTATGTGCTCATAAGCACGCCATGGCGAAGAATCAATGGCAACGACGCCGTGTCCTTTAATACCAATTATATCATATTCAATATTTCCGTTCCTATTAAGTCCGAGGTTTTCGAAACAGTTATCTGCCAACTCTTGACTAATAGGTGGAACATCTGGTACATTCTTTGCAACTCTTGTATATCTATTCAACTCTGGAAAGTCCTTGCAGACATTCGATAAATCGATTCCAGCATGCATAGCTGCAACACAATAGGTAGGATGAAAGTGCATCACTACACGAACATCCAAACCTTGTGGTAATTCTTTCTGTAAACCAAAATGAAGAGGAATCTCTCCACTAGGTTTTAAGTTCTTGCTAATATCAGTATATTCGGCTTCTTGCCAACAATATAATAACGACGCACTACCTACTCCACTATTGATACCAGCGATAATATCGATCTTTTTAAATTGATCTGGCTGTAGTGTTTGTTTACGTACACCGCTTGGTGTAATATAAAAATGATTTCGATCGTGATGGCGGATAGAGACGTTTCCATCCCTACTAGTAATCCAATTGCGCTTGTACGCTTCCATCATTGTGTCACATATAGTTTCTAACATATTTTTACCAATGTCTGATAACACCAGCCATGATGAACATATTTGTTACAACATAGCATAATATTATTAATGTTCTAATTAGAGCGATGGTATCAGCTTCTTGTACGTTCTTTCCTGATTTCTCACCAATCGCTCTTGCCCAAAGTCTCCAGAATTTCCTTAACCTTCGCAAGCGATACATACATCACCATCACCGGTTAATGCAGACAAGTCAAGTTCATTAATGACTTCTCGCTCAATACGTTTCGAAACTCTATCAGCTTTTGCAATTTTATCAGAACGACAATAGTACATAGTCTTCAAACCTTGCTTCCAAGCTTGGAAGTGGACTGCATGGATATACTTAATATGTGAGTCAGGTCTAAAGAACACATTCAAAGATTGTGCTTGATCGATATATTCTTGGCGATCTGCTGCATGTTGAATAACCCACTGCTGATTGATTTCCATACCAGTCTTATATACATCTTTATCCCAATCGTTCATCCATGCTAAATGCTGAACTGAACCATCATGAGCAATGATAGAAGACCACTGTTCTTGAGCCCAAGCATCTGGATGATTTTCTGCTTCCTTTTGAATGATCTTATCTAGATGGCGATTCTTATTTAGCGAAGAACCCGATAGAGTGTCTTGGCGATAAGCATTGGCGCGATAAGGTTCAATAGAAGGGCTAGTATTGCCCATGATAATGGAAGAAGAAGCATTGGGAGCAATAGCCATGAGATGACTAAAACGATTACCAGTACCCTCTGCATCTGGAGCTTCACCTCTCTCCATCCCCAATAATTTATTAGCCTCATCTAAGTGCTTCCTCACATGTGAAAATATTTTCTTGTTCAATCCAACCGCCATTGGGTTTTCCCATGGTAGATTCTGTTTTTGCAATAGTGCATGCCAACCTAATGCACCGATACCAATAGAACGCTCACGCATAGCAGAGTACTTTGCACGTTTAATTTGCTTAGGGGCATTATCAATGAAGTACTGCAATACGTTATCGAGCATTTCTGCCACGTCTTTTAGGAACATCTTGTTCTTTTTCCAATCATCATAGTGTTCCAAGTTCAATGAAGATAGGCAACATACAGCTGTACGTTTCTCATTGGTTGGTAGGATAATTTCAGAACACAAGTTTGATTGATTAATGCGTAGGCCTCGATCCTTTAACCATTGCGGCATTGCACGGTTACTTGCATCGATGAAGTGGATATACGGTTCACCTGTCTGCATACGCATTTCCAGGATACGCTGCCATAGTTCTTTTGCCGATACTGTTTCACGAACTTCATTGGAAGCTGGATCTACTAAGTCCCATGAGTCATCCACATTATCATCCAACATGGCTCGTTCAATAATTTCCATGAATCGATCTGGAATATTAATACCATGGTGCATATTCAAACAACGCATGTTCTGATCACCTGTTGGCTTACGCATTTCCAAGAAGTTGATAATGTCTGGATGATCGATATCTAGATATGCAGCGTAAGATCCACGACGAGTGCGGCCTTGACGATATGCCAAAGATGATGCATCATACATCTTAAGGTGTGGCATGACTCCAGTGGATTTATCATCAGCAGAACGAATGCCAAATCCTACACCAACACCGCCTCCTAGCATACTAAGCCAGTTCGTTTCCGACAAGTTTTCTACTAAGCCCTCGGCGGTATCTTCGATGTAATTGAGAAAACATGAGATAGGTAAGCCACGCTTACTACGGCCGAAAGATAGAATAGGAGTAGAATAGCTAAGCCAATGCTTGCTAGCATAATCATACAACCGCTGAGCATGCTCAGGATTGCTACCAAACTTCGAACTAACATAGGCAAACCTTTCCTGAGGAGAAGTTTCGTCCTCTTTCATATATGACTCTTTAAGGCGAGTAATACCCAAACTATCGAACAGACTATCTCTACTGTAATCTACTTTAATTCCATGAACAATATTCGTCATGCTTTTCTCCATTATTATCTTGAAAATTCAACCCAACCGGTGATTATATACTTATCATTGCTAAGTGGTGGATTGCCCCTATGCGTGTGCGTATAACCCGCCGGCCAAATAACCAATCTATTGCGAATAGCATGAATTCTCTTTTTTAAGTATAAGAATTCAGTCTCTCCGCCCTGTTCAACATCATTCATATACCAAAGAAAGACTCCGAATCTATTACCAGAGTCGATAGAACCTTGCTCAGTATGCCAAATATGATACCCTTCTCCCGGTCTAGTGCGCTGAATTTTAACTCCATGTACAATAGGCGGACCAAAATCTTTTAATGTAGAATACTGGTTTGCATAATCATCCCACTTAGGCCAAAAATTATTTAAGAATACTTCAGCTTGACTTCGATCTAGGCTGATAGACAAATCATCTTTAATATGTCTATCTTCTGGTCTATACCAACCTTGACTATTTTCATATTCAGCAAACATCTTTTCATAATGCTCTATAACCGCTTCGTCTAGTGCATTATCATATATGCCAACGAAGTCGTCTGCAGTATTATTATACTTAGGTTGTGCCATATTATTCTTCTAGAAGAGTATTGGTTAACGGGAAAATATCGGCAATTACCTTAGCACAGGCCTTAGCAATTTCCATATGTTCTTTTTGTGTACCATTTGCTGCACGTAACTGAATATAGTGAATCCAGCTGCGAATAGTACCATTCATATATACTCGTGTTTTCGTTAGACCTTCTGGTAGAACTGCACGAGCCTGTTCTTTTGCAACACCGTTATCGATTGCCCATTTATAAGCACTCTCTGCGGCTTCAATAACTTTTCTCTGCTGAATCATCCATTCACGCTTCAATTCTGAGTCTTCGGTCTCTACGGAATTTTGGCGATTCTTAGCATCTTGTAAACGAGCTTCACGAAATGTAAACATATCACCAAGTTCTCCCACATTAGCATAACGCTGTGAGAATTCTTGAAACGAGAAAGAGCGATGTCTTACGATCTGGTGAGCAATGTCACGTGTCGTATCAATTTCAATACATGCATTTGCCATCTCAAGAGGTGACCAATGAGCATGTTTGATTAGATATCCGATTAATTTTTCTGAGGTTTCAGTGTTAAACTGATTTGCTGGGTTAGAAACACGGGCACAATATGCCACTAGTTCCTGAACATCGTATAATCCCTCTTCAATAAGTTCACGTGAGGGTTTTGTATAAGAAATAAGACGTACTTGCACTGCGCTTCTCCATAAATGTATTCAAGTGGTCTACTATATATAGACAACTGGTGACGAAAATGGGCTTTTTCAAGCCCATTCAAAAATATATTTCTTTAATAAACTTTTAAGGTTTTATTAAGGGTATCAGATTGGATAGGGCATAACCAATGGCTGCTCCAGCACCCATTATATACCATTTCCATTTTTCTAGTGTACGAATTCGATCTTCCATTTCTTTCATATCACCTTGGATTTCATTTTTGATATCATTATGTTGTTGTGTTGATACCACTGCAGCGTGCTTCATACGTTCTTCGATACGCTTTTCCATGGATTCCAATTTTTCCAGGATTTCTCGTGTTTGCGTGGTGATACGTGAGTGTAATTCATCGATTTCACGATCGCGTTTGTCACTGACCTTTTCTAAAGAATTTAGGCGTTCGTCATGGACTGCTAGGAGTTTCCCAATACTATTGGATACTTCAGATATCTTTTCTAAAGAGGAGTCTAGTTTTCCAACCACACTCTTAAGTACTTCTAGTTCAGTTTCCAACGCCATCTTGAATCCCCGCTTTAGGCTCGTAGTATTCTTTATACTTGATTATTATAACGCGTTGAGCGTTAATGAAATTTCTAATTTCTGCCATCAACATCGATAGATCCTGATAACCGTCATCCGTTATAGCGAATAATACTTTATTGCCTTCTAAATTAGCAAAAGCTTCATTTACATTGTCAGGTGTTACAATCAACCACTTGATTGTATTAGTATTTATAGGTAAAGGATTATCAATGTTGAGAGGAGTCTTATCGACTGCCTTAGTTTGTATCTCTACCGGTTTAATATTTTCTTTACCAAAAGATGGCAAGAATGCACAACCGCTGCTAGTTACTACTAGTGAGTAAAGAAGGACATTCCTTATTAGTCTCAGTGCCATTTTTCTCGCCTTCAGTCAAAGGTGAACCAGATGCTAACTCTATACATCGTAAAGCATTCTTGGTTCCAGTATTAATAGATTTTTCTACCAGTGCAGGTTTTTCTGCAGCTAGTTTTCCAAAATCACGCTTGCTTCCATCCGCAGAGGTGTTGAACCTATCACGTAAGGAATTCATATCTTCTTGTTGTGCTTTAATCACGCCGGTTAGTTCACTATTAATCTTACTAATAGCTTCTTGCTCTATACGTATTTGCGTGATTAACTCTTGTTGTGCCTGAACGGCATCGGTCATTTTCTTGGTATTCTCAAGGCTAACCGCAAGATCGGCCTTGAGAGATGTTACATACCAACCTGCCGCCGCTATGATAACGACTATTACAAGAATAGCGATAGCACGGATAGCTGCAGTGATTCCCATTACTTATTCTTTTGTTTGTCTGCAACTTTTTGTAAAGCTTGACGTGCTAGATGACGAGCTGCTGACATGCCATAACCCTGTTTACCTGGAGTAGCAACTTTCTTTTTAGAATATGGACCATCAAAAGGAGGATCTTCCTTCTTATCAGTATGCATATCTTCTTTAGCCAAACGATCAACTGCTTTAGATACACCACTTAGTCTCTTTTCAGCACGTTTTTCTTTAGAGTCCATATTAGCAAACCGGTTTGGTCCTCGTGCACCAGCTTCTACGCCAGCAGCACGAGTAGCAGATGCCGCATTGCCGGATGCTTTTCTAACGTATGAACCTAATGTAGACTTGCTCAATTCATCAATTTGTTCTGCTGATTTTGACAGCTCTTCATTCATTTCGCTCATTAAATAATCATGAGCGGTTTGAACATAGTCAGTTGCTAGAGTAATCTTTGACTGAACCCATTCCGGAAGATCTGTATCTTCTTTCATCATACCCATCATATGTTCACCATGACGGGTTAATGTCTTTAATTGAGTCATAGCCATGGCACCTTCGTAGCCATACTCTTGTTTGTCTTTTGCTTCATTCATTGTAACTTCTTCTTTATTCAAACGTTTCTTTGCTTTAAGAATGTTTACATTTGAACGTGTAGCAGTTCTTGATGCAGCATTGACATCTTTCTCTAGTTCACGTTTCTTAGCGTCATGGTCAAATTGATGTTTAAGAGGTGCATCAAGGGAAGGTCTGTTCCTGTTGTGCTGGCGTAGAGCATCACGTGCATCAATCACACCCTGTCTATTGGACTCATGATCATCCGACTTCTTATCTATGTAAGAACGCAATGTACCTTTGCTTAACTCGTCAATCTGATCAGCTTCTTCTTTCATACCCATCAATCTACGAACATGTTTTTTAGCCTCATCATCAGACATTCCATGCTTTTTCTTTAAAGCATCAACTCCTTGCTGCATATTCTTGGTAGGGCCAAGCGTCTTATGTAAATCAGCATCAGAAGGAGTATTTGCTTCTTCAATCTCGACTTCTTCCTTCATTTTCTCTTTAGCCATCATAGCACGAATCTTGTCGACAGTGCTAGCATCCTTTTTAGTTAAAGCTTTTTTGGCTTCTTGCTCCTTGCGCTTTGCTTCAGCGGCAGCCCACGCAGCATCCGATTCGGCAATAGCTTCTGTCATAAATTGATTAAACTTTTTCATATTCTCCATCCTTCTGTCTGCGGAATAATTTTAGGGTTTTCTTTTTCTTAGGTTTTATTGCTGGATAATCAACAGATGTAGCAGTGCCATCACCAACCACATTAGCGATAGCTGCTACAGCATCTTCTTCAAGTGGGTCAATATTTTTTATTAAATCAGCAAAATCCAATTCTTCTTCAACCATGCATAAGTTTTTAGATTCTATTGCATGAATAGTTTCAATCAACTCATGTTCTTTAATTGATGTACGTACATTTAGATTTTCTTTAATCAACCAATATGCTGCCATTACAGAAGCAAACTTAGTTTTTCCACCTGGAACTTTACCTAATAATTTTTTAAGATTAAAAACTAATCTATGTAACGCAGTATACGAATCTCTTTCTTCAGAGTCATCTAAATCTTTAACCTTCTTTAACGCATTACCATCTTTGTCGATGATTCCGAACTTATACGCATCAGTCTTCTCAAATGGAGTGACCAACATATATAAGACCCTGAATGCAATTAAATTGTCAGTTGTGGAATTCATTAAATTTTCCTTAATATACTTACTATGTTCTGATCTAAAGTGACGTCTGTTAGTTCCGACTCTTCTAGTCTACCTAAGTATACCATGAAAGTCTTTAATGCCGGCCAGTGTTCTTTGTCGACTTTGAATAGCAGCATTTCATTTAAACACTCTCCAAAAATATTATACAATACTATTAGATGGTTTAGAATCAATCGCTCTCTAAGTTCGCCCTCCGAATACCGCCTGAAAAGTTTCTTCAAATAGAGAAACCTTCGTAAATCTTCTTCAAATTCCTGTACACTATGGCACTGTGTATTATCATAGTGCTTCATAGCATACAGGATGAAGTTGTCATCAGTCAATTTAAAATTCATAATATACGCGGGTAGTTAACCCGCATTTAATTAAGGTGTAGCTACAGTTAGTGTAGCAGCATCAGAAGTTACATCAGAGGCGCCGTCAGTAGAAACTACACAACGGAACTGATATCCATTTAGATCGCCAGCGCCGCCGCCTAGATCGACATCAGCATTAGCGATGGTGATTTCAGCAGTATTAAATCCTGTTGCCCATTCTGGTTGTGCATCATCCCATGTAGAACCACCGTTTTCAGAGAATTCCCATGCGTATACTAATGTTGAAGAACTTGCAGGTGAAACTGATGCTGTTACTGAGAATGCAACTGTCTCTTCATCGCCTAGAACGGCAGATACATTAGCCGGTTGACCGCTAATAGTAATAGTGCGTGTCTGTGTAGTAAGTACTGAATCACCATCAGTACTCATTGAACCCATTGCGACCATTGTTTCATATGTAACACGACCAGCACGACCGCCGGTACCTTCAGTTTTTAGAACCCAACCTGCAGTCACACCGGGCGTGGCGGCAGTCTCGGCGGCATCAGCGCCGTATGTATTTGCCTTATCGGCGTCTGACAAGTACTTTGGCTTACCAGCTTCCTCGTCTTTATTTGTCCATAGTGCCATTTTATTCTCCTTATTTGGAATGTTATACTTATTTATTGCTTGCTGGTTTACCAGCGTTAGGATTACCCATAGATGCTTTCATAGCTTTCTGTTTAGCTTTTTTGGCATCTAATTTTTTCTTGAGCTCAGGATCGGCGTTGATCATCCAACCTGGAGCATAACCCTTGCCTTCGTCGATATATGATTCAACGAAAGAATCGAGTCCTTCTTCAACTACCTGGTCGAATTGCTCTTCTGTAAGGTCCATTAAAAATTCTAGTGCTTCAGCAAATTGGTTCTTTTTAGGACGGCCACGCCCGCGCTTAACTTCGGAGTTATCTCTCTTGAACTCTTTGCTCATGCCATCTGGATCACGTTGTTTAGTATAAACGGTACCAGTGTCTGTTTTCTTAATATCATGCTTAGTCATGGTAGAAGTCTTTTGCTTTTCAGCATTCTTCTTAACCATCTTTTGCATGTCATCCCAGCCTTCTTCTACCTGATCTTCTTTCATAGCCATCTTGGTAGCAGTAGCATACATGATATTTTTTGCACGATCTTTGCCATATTTGTCAACGAATGATTTATAATTCTTTTTCATGCCTTTGACATAGTCTTCACGTTTTTTCATTTCCGCGTCAGACATTTCTTCTGCAGCTTCAGACATATTATTCTTGCCGTCGTCCTCGCCGTGCTTAAAAACGATCTTGCCGGCTTTATATTTTTTACCGTTTTTATCTAATTTAAAATCTGAAGTATCAACTACATCGTTGGCGTTTTCATCATTTTCTTCAGCTTGTAATTTTTTAAAATCATCAGCATCTAGTTTACCATTGCCGTTTTTATCAAGCTTATGTTGATTGCCTTTTAACTTCTGTTCTGAAAATTGTTTAAAATTCATTTTACATTTCCCCTTCATTTAACTTCATTGAAACACGAAGCATCCATTCGTGCTTCTTATGGATATCTAAACGACCTGCCAAGAAATCAGCAAGTCCTTGTTTGTTCATTTGATTAGCCATATCAAACGCTTCTTGTAAACAACCAATAACAGATGCATTTGCAGCATATGTGCTAACAACCATGGCGTAACACGTCTGTGGCTTTTCTTTGTCTTCTTCTAGTGTAGCATTATTATACAATTCGCTCAGACTAATTGGAGCATATGGACCTTCGATACGAATCTTTTCTGCAATAGTGTCTACGGCACCATGGACTTCTTCGTATAGATCACCGAAGAATTTATGATACTGACTAAAGTGAATACCTTCCACATTCCAATGGTATGAATGTGTTTTGAAATACATTATGAACGTATTTGCCAGACATTTGTTAAGTGATTTTGTTAATTCGTCCATATTTTAATCCGATCGAAGTTTAATTCTGTATGTTTGGTATAATGTATCTCTGGATACTTATTTAGTATAAGTACTATGAACCAAACGATCGTTTTCATACTTGCGTACTTTAGGTACCATACGCATAGCTAATCTATTGATAACAGATTTACGCTTTTGTACTATTTTTTCTAGTCTTTCTTTTTCACCGACAGACAATTTGTTTAAAGGTCTTTTAGCAATTCGCATCTTTAAAGCTTTAACTGCTAATCGTCTAGCTCTAGTATTTACCTTCTTAACAGACGATCTAGTTTTTAATGCGATTCGCAATCTACGTTCACGCTTACTCTTGGTACGAGCAAACCTGATCTTAGACTTGATTCTTTCTTGACGGCTTAATACTTCATTCAAAGTTTCTTCTTTGAGTTCGTCGACCTTCTCGCCAGTTTCGTCATCGATGATATCTAATTCTTCGTCGTCATATCCGTGAAGCATATGATCGTCATTCATTGAATCGGCTACTTTATCCAAATCATCGTCGGACATTTCTTCCTCTTCTTCATCATCATCTGCTTCTTCTCCAAGATGATGCTTAATTTTCAAGACGCGCACTGAATTATCACCGCAGTGCAATGACTTTCCAACAACTTCTTCATCTACCTCAGATTGCTTAAATGCCACGGCAAGCTTCTCATCATATTTGATTCCGGCTTCTTTTGCAACATCTAGCATGTTGGCAACGATTTCTTTTCCGCGGGCAGAAAATGTCTTATTCTTGATTCTACGTAATGCAGTATTGACAAGAAGTTCCGGATTATTACTAGTAGGTTCTTCTAAGCCGAGAGACATTGCAATTACTCTTGCGACTTTAATTTTGTCAGATGCGGTATATTTCATTTCGTTTATTTCCTCGGTGACTTCTTGTGCCACATCTTCAAATACTTGTACTTGATTTAGCCATTTACTTTCCAATGACCCATCCTGCAATTGGATTAAAACATGGTTAGATCCACGTTTCACGATCTCGCATACCTGCTCCTCAAATAGTACCTTATCTCCTACGTTGAAGATATTGCCAGAATGGTATGATTCTCTAATTGTATCTCTTTCGAACTGGATAGATTCTTTAATAGCATCGATACCCATACCTTCACGGATTTCATTCATTAGACGTTTAGCATCTAACTCAGTAATACCATGTGGCAGACCTTTCTTAAACGCGGCAAAGTTACCTTTCTTGGCAGCTTCACGCATCTTAGTACCAGACATTCCCGATGCAGTATCCGAGTCTGGATCACGCTCTCCGGCAGAAACAACTTCGATAGTTTCAAAGTTGAATGTGGTTCCGTTATACTTATCTAATAGTTTCTTATATTCAGCAACTCTATCCGAGCCAGCAATCATTACGAGATGCTTATACTTCTTAGATAACTCGGCAGCCACTTCCATGAATGTGCGCATGTTATCGGTTGCCGCCATGAATTTGGCATGGGGAAACATCCGCTTAAGATAATATACCTTGCGGTTAGCTGGAAGTGGATTTGATTTTTTGTCTTGAGTACGGGATGTGTAAATGACATGATCTGCCTTCTGAGCAGATGCCAACTTAGTTACCGCATTGACTAAAAGTGCGTGACCATTCGTCGGAGGCTGAAACCTGCCGAATGCGAACACAACCTTTTTTGACGGCAATTCTTTTATGAGTTGCTTATATCTTTTCATTTTTATCCATCTATAATAAGTAATATGTATTATTTATATGACTTAAATATTCATAGTGCTATCTGTGTACAAGTTATCGTTGCTGAAGGAATAGCAGGACTGAATGCTGTTACGTCAGGTGCATCAATTATAATAGCAGTATCAGAAGCTGCATACATGATTTGAATGTAATCATCCTTTGCAAGACTAACTGAAAGCGTATAAGCCAAAAGCTGATATACTCCGTTGCCTGTTATAGACTGACGCTTTGCTGAACGAGGAATGTCAACTCCGTTCTTTCTCATCCATACATAGAATGCCTTAGCAGCCGCGTTAGTCGAAGTCAAAGAAATAGTTACATCAAACTTAAAGAAACCTGATTCTTCTGTATAAATCTTTGAATAATCAGGAATAGTTTCTCCATCGGCATGGAATCCACGAGAGATGTCAGTAACCCCAAATGTAATTGGATAAGCAGTATCGACGGTTAATGGATGTTGGTCGATCTCTGAAGAGAATCTAGCATACTGCATCTCCTGTTCGACAGTAGGACGAACTATGATTCGACCAATAACGGCATCTTTATGCACAACCGCTGCAACAGGGATAACATTATTTGGCGCTGTTGGCTTTATATTTGTTAAACCACCTGGAACTAAAGGATTTGCATAAAGAATATCCCCTTCTTCCCACATGGAAGTGTCAACATCATTGACGTAACCAAATGCTGTTACAAACCCAGTCTCTCCATTTACTATGTCTTCTGTCGTTATACCCATAACATAAAGACTTGGGTACGTGCCATTGGCAATCATAGGAGTAATTAGAAGTCTTGCATTATTATCAGATTCTGCACCAGCAAACATAACCAACGTACCATTCGTAATGGTTGAACCTGTTATGTTTTTAACTGGCGGGTAATATTGTTCTTGACCAATTTGTTGCCTAACACTGTTTTTATGATGCAAATTTAATGTGCGATCAAAATTATTCCAGGTGAGAGTTCCCTCACCATGTGTATTATCATCTTCATGAGTAACATCAAATTGAACAGAATCTATTGGACCAATATCTTTGGTGAATTGTACTTTCTTTGAAGCAGCATCGTATTCGAGCACCCAATTATCATTACCAGATGTCATCGTTGAACGCTCAACGTCATCCAAATATCTAAAGTTAACTTCGCCTGAACCTGGACCAGTGGCAGTTATTTTTCCTAGCCATTGTTCCATGAACTTAATTTTATCGGTGATAGCTTTAATATCTTTAGATGTGGGTTCTGGATTGGGCTGTGAGAATGGTACAGCATCAGGCTGCTTTTTAAGCAAGCTAAGTACTTCTGCCTGTTTATCAGCTTCACTTTTAATTTCTGGAATTTCTTCCTGGATAATATCTTGTTCGATCTGCTCTATAGCTTCGATTTTTTCAACTAGCTCATCGATTTCTTCTTTTTCAATTTCAAAGTGTTTTGGAGACGCAGAAGCCAACTGTGCAAAGAAGTCATTAACGTCTTCTCTAACAGTTTCCTTAATCTCTTTAATTTTCTGATGCTTAGGATCTTGGGCCTTAGCTTCAGAAATCAGTTTCAAGAAGTCATTTAATTCGCTCATTAACAATTCCACTTCTTAAGAGCAAGTGCTTTACGTGTTGGTTTACCGTTCTCGTCCTTCATAGGACCTTCAACGCCGCTCATACGGGCACAGAAAGATTTTCTACGTTTAGCATCCTTACTATCAGGATCCATTTTAGATGGTTTCGTAGTTACTGCAGTTTGTAGTTTACTGCCTGGGTTCTCTCTACGAAAAGCATCAACGCCTTTTTGTGTCAATCCACCGGTAGAAGACTTATGCCCTTTAGCATCGATAGCCGCTTCACCAATTTCTGATTCCTCGTTTGCTGATTTAAAATCGGCATCGGTCGGAGCTCCTTTAGATCCTGGCTTACGCATCTTTTCATTGGAACCAGCTTTAATACGTTTGCGTTTAGCATGGATATTGGCCCATAGGCCATTTTTTTCTTCTTGTAAATATTCTTTAAATGTAATCATCGTAATATCCTATGCTAAGTTATCGTAAGCGTCATGACCTAAGGAAAATCCATGTTTTTTACAATACGTGACCCAAGCGCCGTGTCTGTGTTTTTCTTTTAAGTCGTTATATGTATCGACCCACTTATACATACGCGAACTTGGATTATCATTCCAACGGTGCGCATATTTTGAAATATTTTTACTTAAAGTTTCTAATTGAGCAACAATCTTATCATCGGGATTCTTTGCTTCAGATAGCCTTTGTTTAAATTGATCATACCTAATCATCTCTGCCATCCCTTGATAATATCAGCTGAAAAGTTAGCTTTACTAAATTCCATACGATCTACAATTTTAACTGCACCGCCAGATAGGTGGTCTATTGCAACGAATCCTTCGACTCCAGTTACTTTAAAACCGTTTGCAGTCCTTAAGAAAGTATTTATGTGACCAGCTTTATTCATCTTATCGATAATCATCTGTTTGGCTTCAACAATCAGATTCATCAAATCGAATATGGCTACAATCTGATTCTTGTCGTGATGGGCAAAGAACTGAAGAACTTTCTTGCGAGCGTCTTCTTGTTTATTTTTTCCAGCTTCTGTCTTTCTACGGTCAATCATACCCTGATACCTGTCATAGATATAATGGTATAGACCTTCTACGTGTGCTTTTGTGTTTGTGATTTTTTCTGCATTACGAACTTTGGAGTTATTGTAGGTCTTCACAGCAGCTAATAGATCTGCATCTCGTGAGATTGCGTTTAGGGTTTGCGCGCTGATTGACCCAAATAACTTCCCGGCACTCGATAAAACTGCAGTGACTCTATCTGTCTCAGCTTTCGTGAACGTCGCTGTGCCAGAATAATCTCTATAATTAGCATCGTCCATCCAAACGGATTGGACCTCGTTTAACTTGTCAACTATAGTTTTACCAAAACTTGCTTTCATAGTCTCGAATGTTTTTCCGGAATACGTCGTATGCCAAACAACACCGATCTTTGAACCTCTAATCTTCTTGCCTAGTTCACTATTATACGGAACAGCATAGACAATAGTATTTGGATGGAAGGTTATATAATCCTGTCCATCGATATTTTCTTTCTTAAGATCGTTCTTGGTGAACATCAAATCACCTTGGAACACACCTTCTTTTACGCCCAACTTTGAGAATTCTATCAATGCGATCTTTAATTTTGCCGCAAGATCTCCCGAAGTATCTGCATCAATTTCTGCCGCAGTCTTATATACCTTAGGCGATTTATTGAATACGCCTTTCTTTGCAACAAAGAATTTACCATCTCTTGGATCTACGCCAGCAAAAACGGCCGGAGCACCATCCCATTTTACCGTTGCAGTAACTTTAGATGTAGAACTGCCGGCTAACATGTCGCGAAGATCGCGTAAGAATAAAATAGATTTACGTGCACCCTCAACTCCTTCATTGAAGATCATATCCTCAACGTGTTCCATGTGGGTGTTCTTTTCTTCGGCGATGAATTCTTTAAGCTTTAACATATATTAATATTATACCATATCTTCGATTTGTTGTACATATAATACTAAAGTATTAACTTGCCTTCATAGTACCAATTTTAGTATTAACTTGTACTCCAGAGAATGCACCATGAGTCGGTCTGTGTTCAACTGTTGCCACGTGTCTACCTTCGTCGTCGTGGATCTTAACTAGATTACTTCCGGCGGTATGACGCATTTCAAACTTCTTAGACTTCTCAATAGCTTGAGCGTGATCAAGTTGATGGCTAGGAACTGACTTGTTCTTTTCTCCATTGACGTAGTCATATGGTACTGCAGGTTTTTCAGATTTCATAATATAACGTAGATGCTTACGTTGATCTTCAATAGAAGCCTTGTTGAACTGTTTACTATGGTGTGCTGCAGCCTCTGCCTGTGTTTCTTTATTTGCAGCTTTTACTTTAGGATCATTACGTACGGCTTTAATTTCTGCTCCGCTCTTGCCTTCTAAGCCGGCTTTCTTTTTACCTTTTGCCCATATAGAGCCAACCTCAGTTTTAATATGACCTTTATTCTGACTGTCGAAAGTACCGATACCGTTATTACTTAGAGTACCTTGCGTTGCCTTTAAAGACGCTCCATGTAGTTTTCCATCTTTAGTCTTAACAACAACGTCATGCGGGTTTTGAATACGATCAGCTTTAGCATTAATCAAATGATCGATTCCCTTTGAAGTATGATGAACTTCATGAATATCAGCAGGATTAATCTTGTGATTCTTTTTAAGACTTTCAATATAAGACTCGGCGGATGCTTTAGCTGATTGCAAAGCACGACTCTTTAGATGATCAGGAAGCTTGTCAAAAGCAGCTTTACCCTTCGATCCAATCTCTTGCATTCGTTTTTTATGTTCTGGATCGTTGTTAGTCTTAGAACCAGTCATATGATGCAAATGCATCGCTGTTGCAGTTTCATATGCAACGCCAAAGTGTTCATTAGAAGAACTACCAGAGGCTTCAGTTAAAAAGTCTATAAAGTTTTTCATTTATACAAAACATCCCAGGTTTAATTTATCTTTTAAAATAGTAACGCTCTTTCCATCAACTGGAGCAATGTTGTATGGAGATTTAGATTTCATACTAAATTGCATTTCAAACGTAAACTGATAATTTCCAGAGCCCTTGTATTGAACACGGGCTCTATACGTAGCCTTTGCAGAAGCACCGAATGTAGGAACACCTTTTAATTTCAGAGGGTTTGCCTTTCCCATTAAATAGAAACCATGCGTGCCAACATTGACATAGTGTGTATCTTTACGATTATAATACTGCTCTATTTTCGTTGCAGGAATTTCACCACGGATATCGGCAAAGGTATCACGATCTCTTTCATATCTTTGTTTAGGAGTCATCTTACCAGCAGTTGCATTCCATTCAACGTCTTTATCTCTTTTATACGGTTTTTCTTTCCATTGCTTTTTGATAAGGTCAAACAACTTAACCTCTTTAGCAAGATCAGCAATGAACCTTTTCTCATCCTCGTCGGCTTTAATATCACCGAACTTCCAAGGGTTTCTCTTATCTTTAGAATCGTATTTTATGACCAATGAACCTGCTGATGCAGCAGTAATCTTAAGCTCACACCCGGCTTCTTTCTTTTTATGCAAGAGCATTAAGTCAGGCTGGTCATGACCAGCGCCTGCAGGCTTAAACGATTTAGGCACGAAGCCCATTGGTTTAAGCATATTACTTGCATTTATTTCGTATTGGAAGCCTTGTTGAGCGGCCATATATTACTCCGATAATAACTATATTCTATTTATAAAAAAAGGGACCTAGTGGTCCCTGAGTTTAATTGAAAAACCCCTCGAGGGAGTCTTGTTTGCCCCAATTATATCGCCTATAATACTCTGGCGATATATGAACACTAGAACTGGCTTCCATATGCATCTTGGCATACTTCTCACCATCCATATGGTACCACTCCTCTGGGGGCATTATAACCTTGTTTCCACTATGTGTATTTAGTAGTTCAATAAACCTAAGCGTAAGTCGGATCCGATCATCACGTGATCCAAAAAATGGAGTACCTTTGAAATATCCAGACTTAGGAAGCTTCCTATCCTCATATTCGACAGGCACTGGTGCTCCGTAATATACATCCACCCCATATTCACGCTCAAGTTCCTGGCCTTGTGCAACATACTCTGATATCATATTATCTAGATTATCGTCATGACGAAGCAAGTGATGACGGATATCAATGGAACCAAGACTAAATGTGATCTGTCCTTTAGGTGTCATTCCACGGAATTCATTCTTAAGACCGTTCTTTAATGTACCAAACAATGTTTTGCCGTTAGTACGTAACACCACATCATTTGCCTGAGAAAAAGCAGGAGTATGACTGTCACCCACCGAAATGTCATTGAGCCAATCGATATTTTCTTGCTTTAGAGATGGTACGTTTGATGTACACCAACTAGATAGCATATCACACCACTTTTCAGTGATTCCATCATATGTAGTTGCATTTCCGATACGTTTACGCAGTTGTTCACCCCAATTGGGCATGTCGAAATCTAGTGATACAACATTCTTACATTGCATAACACGATCGATTTTCTCAAAAATATCTTGGCCCGCACCGCCAAATAGATTAAGTGTTCCACCAAAGTTTACACCATGCTCGATGTACACTAACGATCCGTTAAGTATGTTGGTGGAACACTTATGATCCACTTCAGCGTTAAGCTGTTCCGCCCACACCTGTGACCATCCCCGTACGTGGGAGTTTGCAAGCTTGGGAATATTGCTAATAGGATTTGTAATTACAGGCTTTGACATTTTGCTTTGTATTCTTCTACCGTTAAACCGGCCTTCTTAATAATATAATCATCGGATGGGTGTTTAGTGATACCATTGAATGTATCTACCAATCCTAATTGTAACATAGCCTCTTGTCTACCAAATGGATGATCTTTAATCTTGCATGAAGACCACACCTTATCAAAGTCCAAATGGTTATACGCTGCTCCAGGTCGAATATAGTTCTCTACCCATCGGATGTAATCACAACACACGTCTTCTGCATTATATGGAAACGATCCTGTATCCAAGTAGATTTGTTGCATGACCTCATCAAGGAATTGGTCCTGATTCATCTTCTTGGTTGGAGTTGCCAAATAAGAAATACATTCACGAGCATTGGTTCCGTAGTAGAACATAGAGTCGCGATTTACATACTGAGGGAACCAATCGGCAATATCTGCAACTGTTGCTGCGTACTGAAAGAAGTATTGGCGCAAACCATTCTTCTTATTCCAATCGAGCATAAACCCACCTAGTTCACGTAGATCTCGCTTACCACCTTTTTCCAACCATTCAGCCATTTCACGTGCAAGTCGTGGAGCATATTCACAGAGGTAGTAATCACCGCCTCGTTTGTAATCACCACCTTCTGGTGGTTTAGGGAATGCCGGAAACTGGTATCCAACCGAAGTATAGAAAGGCTTGTGATAGATCCTCACGATCCTCGTCATATCTTCAATGGTCCGACATTCATGAAGATGGAAAATAATAGTATTATGATAGCCTGATGGTTTAGTTGCGTAGTTAATTGCAGAACCAGTTACACGATGTAAAATGAATAGATAGAGCCATTCCGCCAATTTAAAGTCTGAATGTTTTCCAGTCCAGTCTTTAGCAACAATTTGACGTTGGATGGTGGCATTGCCACTTTCCATCTTTTTCCAGTATGGGTGTTCTTCAGTCCAACCGTAAAAGCAATCGTTGATGATCTGAGAGAATCCTGCGTACTTACGTTCTACCACATCGTATAGCTCAACGTTTTCCATTAGGCTATCACCCATGTTCGACTCACTATGAGGTAACCAACCAAAGTTACAAAGTTCTTGTTGTTTAGTGGCTAACTCAAAGTATCGCAGATACTCTTCATAATGTTTGGTTGGTTCAATGTTCATAACTTAATAATATCTACGCCTGATTCTTTAAACATATTTTCAGAAAGCTTTAACGATTTTTCCCATATATCAGGAATCACTTCATCAGTAGACCAGTAAACTTTCTTAATACCTACTTGAATGATCCCTTTAGCACACTCAGAACATGCAGGCAATCCCCACACAAAAAGAGAAGAGTCTGCCAAAGATACTCCGTTATAAGTTGCATTATAAATGCAATTCATTTCAGCGTGAACTACGTATTGATATTTAGTCTCTCTGTTCGAGTACCGAGATTCATAATCAAATATTCCACGGGGAAATCCGTTATATCCCTGAGACAAAACTTGTCCCTTTTCTCCAATTGCAACTGCACCAATCTTTCTGCTTGGATCTTTACTCCAAGCAGAAATTTCCTTGGCTAATGAAATATATCTGTTATTCCATTTATTTGTTTGTCGTTTCGAATTCATGCTTCTTTTTTAATCAAGTGCCAGTGGCGATCATATATGTGCAGAGAACCAGCATTCCACATAATACGGCCTAAACCATATGATGACGAAGTTCGTGCATTAAGTCCGATTAACAATTGGGCTTGTACAAACTTTTGCCATGCGTAGTCATTCTTATAACCGTAAATTGCATCGTTACTGCGCATATACACCATCGCATGCAGTTGGCCATTCCGAAGAACATATTGTACGTTATTTGTGCACATGAAATCGGACATACCGTTCTTATTATAATCAGTATGCATTGAAGGACGAGTATAGATCATATTAGCACGTCGAGAATTGGGATCACGTGCTAATTCTTCTAACACATGTTTAAACTGATAACCATTCTCTTCAGAGTAAATACACCATCCATAGTTAGAATTAATAAATCCGTCTGGATCTGCAACTTGCGCCCATACGGCAGGTGGTCCGCCTTCAATGTCATTAACATTGAGAGACATTGAACGATACCAGCTCAGTTCTTTTTCTACGTATTCTTGATTGACTGTACCAAAAATTTTATCTTCATCTGCAATAAAGGTTGCATTCAACAACTCAATCGTTCGAACTCCTGTATTACGATCTACTGTAAATTGTTCTGCAAGTAATGCATTATTAAATTCTGTACGTATATCTTCTACTCGAATCATTTATTTTCTCCTTTAATCACTTTGCGGCCAAATATATCTTTCTTTGACACATCTTGACCTGGAATCTGCCCACGCATATATGCTGCAAGGAACGATGCATAATTAATCAAATCTAATGCAGAATCTTCAATAGATTCAAAGTTAGCTTTCCCGCCTTGTTCCATAGTCTCTAGAACAGATACCATGCGAAGATATTTAGCGTTAATAATATCCATAACAGACCACACTCCACGCGGATAATAGTCTGCTTGTTGTACTGAGGAATTGGGATTATTATAATCTAATCCTTTACGTTCTTGAAGTTCTGCTGCCTCAAGAAGAATATTTGCTGATGCTCGTGTATATTGTGTCATGTTCACCTCTTAATAAATTGTTGCATCTCTTAGACCAAAGGCTACACAATCGCCGGTTTTGGTCGCTATACGATGATCGTAATAGTATGAACTATTATACTGACTTTTCTGAAAATAGAATTCAAACTTCTTCGAATCCACAATCATGGCAAAGTCGATAATATAGTTATCATCCGATTCATCCATATAAGCCGTGACTAGATAATCAATGTCCATACAGTTTTTGATGTATGTGCCGATTTTCTTGCCAGAGTAGGTAAAGTATTTAGCGCCGGTTTTATGTCGCTTTACTTCAAACTTCTTACCGTCAACCTTAACGTCCCAAATATACGAGTCTTTGTCTCTAAAGTTAAACTCTTTGGGGTTACGTTCACCGCCTAGAACTTTTACTAAAGCAAACTCGATCGCAATACGTTTACAGTCTCGGAAGACTTCTTCTTGCGTTCTAGAATCTGCACCACGACTAAAGATCGCCACAGCCATTGAGGCTATATCGTCTTCTATCTCTTCTTTGGGGATCCGTACTGTTCCGGAGTCTTTTAGCTTTTGCGCAATTTCAATCATACATATACTTTTTCAAAATCTGATTTGCTTGTGTAGTATCGATCGCCACGGCATTGTCGCTAAAGAAGTTATGGGCAATATTCAAAATAGTGCTAGCATAGCGTAAGTCTTCTTCATCCACTTTGCTATACCAATCTAATAAAGTTTCTTCTGAAGACGATAATAGAAACGATAAATTTTCTAAATCGTGTTCACTCATAACTTCATGGTCGAATAGTGCTTGGAGGATTTGTTCAGCTTTGTTTTGGTCAATCATAGGTATATTATACTATAAGTTCGAATTGTTGTACATATAGTACTAAAGTATTACATTGCAGTTTTGTATGCGTATTCTATGGCTCTGGAAGCTTCTGTGGTCAATGGTCGTTTTTGGTATATATTACTGGTCTCACGATCTAACTGGAGGATCAATTGGGAGATTTCAGACTCTGTGATTGCATAACCTTGACGAACCGCATTACATGCAATCGACGTCATGATCTTGTAAATCATAGAGTATCTACCAGAACCATCGGTACGTGCAATTGCCTTATAATCACCGATCAAACGATGATTAATGAATGGGCAATCTGAGTATGAAGTCCAATGGAAACTTCGTGAACTCTCGCGAAGTTTATTCTGGCGATATGCAACCACTTCTTTCTGCATAGACTCTGGTAGACGATCCATGAAAGAATCTCCAGTACGTTCCGTATACTCGTGCTTTGCTAAAAGACTATCTACTTCAATATTAGTGCCAGGATTACTAAAAATGAAATTATTGGCATTAGGATACTTAGCAGGAACATAATACATTCTACTAAGATCTTTTGTTTGTAGATCTCCAATTGACTCAAGTTCTGTATTGAGTGCAAACCAGAAGTGACGGATTTCATTCGACTGAATATCTCTGGAGAGAGGGAAGACGAGTCTAAACTTAGGATGCTCATTCGTACTACTGGCGGTAGAATAACAAACATAACGCCAGTTACCATAACGTTTCTGCAACTCGTCTTTTAGATTTCCCTCAAACACTGCTTGGTCGACATCTACCGCGGCCCAACCTGCCCACTTAATTACATTAGCGTTGGCGCGGGTGGTTCCTTCTTTGTAAACTGCAGGAGATATCAGCGGAGAAGGAGTAACCCCTTTCGGGGTATACTCGCCTTTCCGTGCTTTATAACCTGGCTTAGTTGCCAAGTGGTATAAAGCAGTTTCAAACTTATCGAAGCTATCAAAGTCGACACTTACGTCAGTCTTGTTATCAAAGATAGATTTGAAAACCGTGAAACCAATCATTTTGTAAATACCTGTTCCAATAAACCAACATTATCTACATGAGTCGGAGCAGTCCAACCTTCTGGCTTGATCAAGTCTGGAAGTCCTAGAGGATTAGGACGACTTTCTTTAATACCAACAACTTTGGACATATTTGCTTTATAAACACGGTTCCATGCTTCATAACCATTCACTCGGAATGCATCAAGTGTACCCAATGCAACCACAGCCAAATCAATCAAAGCATCAACTGTATCATCAGCTGCACTTTCACCGCCCTCATTATAAGCCTTATTCATCTCATCCAACTCTTCTTGCAAAAAGTCAATACGAAATTTAAGGAACGTTTTTAACTGTTCTGCAGTTAACTTCTCAATTGCAGTATGTACTCCATAGTGGTCGTGCATATGCGCCATATCTTCAATCAAATTCACACTCATTTAATAACTCCTAATACCCAATTTTCTGCGCAGTCTTCTGCATAATCCAATGTATGTCCTTCAATGATTCGCTCTTCGCGAAGATCAGTTCCTTCATACATCATAACAACATATGAACCATCCATGTTATCGAAGACTTCGCTAGTCCTGTTTAACGTACCTGGTTCTGAGAAATATCCACTCACTGGTCCCATATCAATCTCCTTTAGATATATTATACCACATTTAATATTTAAATCCCTCGCCTACTGACTTCATTCTTTGTCCAAAATCTGACTTGTCGAAGATTGGTGTATCGTTTACTTGTCCAGAATCTGAGATATTCTTTTGTGCAGAATCTTCGACATCGAATAATTTCATCCGAGAACGATCCACGCCGATAACAAAGCGCTTGTAATAAGAAGGATCATTGTAACGATTTTTAAGCTGCTTAACCATAAGTTGACCCAGGTTTTCGAGCTCCTCCGTTGAAATAAGAGCAAACATAAAATCGACAGTAGCAGGCAATCCGAAAGATTCAGAAGTATCAGTAAGTCCCACATCCGTGTTGTCATAGCCGCCTCGAGTAGTTTGTGTTGCTGATAAAATAGGAACATTATACTTAACAGCCATACCACGGATTTCTTCAGCAATCGATTTAATATATGTGTAAGAGTTAACGTTAGCACCTTGCTTGATTCGAGAAGAAGTACAGATGTTCAAGTAATCAATGATAATCATATCGGGGAGAAAGTTACGTTTCATCTTCAACTCTTCGATCAAAGCTTGGAAGTGACCAGTGTGTGCAGATGCAGTTGGATATTCCTTGATGATTAGTTTACCGCGGGTCTTCTTGGCGACACGTTCGAATCGAGTCTCGTAGATGTCCTTATCAACCGTTGCCATTTCTTCCATGGTCATATTCATAAGGTTTGCATCAATACGTTCTGCGATACGTTCTTCTGCCATTTCCATTGTAATATACAATACATTCAATCCTTGCATTAGAGTTGATGCAGCCATATGACACATAGCCAATGACTTACCAACGCCAGTGCCAGCAAGAATTACATTAAGTGTTTTGCGAGATAAACCACCCTTAGTAATCTTATTCAATAGATCAATATCAAATGCAACCTTCTCTTCTACACGAGTATAAAAATCATATCGAGATTCAAAGTCTTCAATGTAATCGTGGCCGATAGCAGAGTCGAATGATACCGCCAATGCATCGGACAAGATAGAAGGAATTGCATCCTTACTAGTCTTAGTATCTTTGCCATCGATGATACTAATTGAATCTAGAATCGCGTTGTATACTGCACGATCTTTACAGAACTTTTCACTGGTCTCAACTAACCATTCCATGTTATCAGTACGAAAGTTTAGATTGTCGATGTATGTATCGATACTATCGACTTGATCTCCGTTTAGTTTTTCAATATCACGAATCTGGATCTTTAAGATATCCATGCTTGCAGGCTTATTGTACTTTGCAAAAAAGTCCTGCAATGTGTTGAATACAACATTCTCAAAATGATCCGTGAAGTACTCAGACTTCAGGAAAGGAGAAACTTTTCTGCAAAATTCCTCATTGTGAATGAGGTTTGATAAGATGGTCTGTTGAACGCTCGTTGTCATCAATAAATCCTAAGTGGTCTTTTTCTAATCCGTAGAATAACAATTGTACCAAAAAATCCCCTAATTCAGCTTCGAATTCGATCTTATCGTATCCATGGCGATATTCTGGAACTTCGATAACTTCGTATTCGAATCTAAGCTTTAGCTTGTCGTTTTCTTTATCCTCGTCGAAGGAGACATTCTTATACAGAAAGATAATATCTGCAAAGTCTCCTTCTTCGAGAGATAGCGCATGGGTATCTACGCCATCTATCATTCGACCTAAAACTTTATGCGGCTTCAGTTGCGTCATCATAGTTTTCTAAATCCTTTGTAATGTCTTCATCCTTGATGATATCGCCAAATGAAACTTGATACTTCTTGTTCACGAAATCATTAAATGACTTTGAAGTAACGATAGGCATCCAGAAATCACGATTATCGATTTCCTTGAGACGGTACTTCTTTTCTTCAATTTCACCACTTTCAATATCTACTTTTGAATACCAACCATTGCTAGGTTTGACAACGTGTCCTGATTCGATAGCAATATCAAGCAACCCAGACCAAGTGCTAATGCCACCATTGTAAGATACTGACACAGGGATTTTAGATTTTTCTTTAACATATCGAGATTTTTCTACGTTAATAATGAAGTTATAACCAACGATTTCAGTACCTTCTTTTTCTTGCTGACGTCCCAAGATGAAGATGTTATCTGCTGAGTAGTACGAACCTGTACCACCACCCACAACGTCTTTAGAGTATAGTTCCATGGTTTTGTATGTATGGTTAACAACAACCATTGGGATATCTTTCATCGTCAAGTGGGGAGTAACCATACGGAACAATGACTTCATTTGCTTTGCGCGACTCATATCTGCAACAGACTTACCATCCATAGCATCTTCAACTTCTTTCTTAGAAGCCAAGTTACCAATAGAATCCACAACAATAATAACATGATCACCGCGTGTAATATTGGTAAGCTGCTGCATGATATCAAACTTTAGTTGTTCAACGTCCATGATAGGAGTATGCAATACACGATCAGTATCGATACCGAATGCATCAAAGTATGATTGAGGAGTGCCAAACTCTGAATCATAGAATAACAATGCAGCATCAGGATACTTGTCAAGATATGACTTAGCCATCAGCAGGGAGAATGCAGTCTTAAAGTGTTTAGAAGGACCTGCCCACATTGTAAGACCAGGAGTTAGTCCACCATCAAGACGTCCACTCAATGCGACGTTGATGATTGGAATAGAAGTTGGAATCATATCTTTCTTTTGAAAGAACTTTGATTGAGCCAACACAGCAGATTCTTTAATCGTACTGTTCTTTTTAATTTTGTCAAGGATACTCATAGAAACTCCTATTGATAATGAGCATAGGTCGAAAGGATGTATTTTGATCCGCTTATAGGCATACAACCACGATGAGGGAACATCCACATTGGGGGGAATACTACTATTCTACCACGTTTAGGTTTTACTGTAAAGTCCGGGACCTTCGAGTAATCACCAGAAAATTGAAATTCGGTCTCGCCTCCTTCCTCTACATCATTTAAGTAAAAGAACATAACTAAGAATCTGCGAGCTGATGCGTAATTGCCAACATCCGCATGCCAACCAAATTGATCAATTCCATTCGCATCATATCGTTTTATTCGCAGATCTTCGAAACCCATCTTTTCCGGAAAGAATCTACCGCATTCACGATTGTATCGTGCAAATATATTCTTAGCAACATTATATACCGGATTTATGAAATGATTAAATTCAACTACTCGTGCAATATCAAATTCATAAAACTGACGATAGTCTAGATCCCATGAATTTTTTGATTGTCGATAGAATGGAGATTTTTGTGGGTTGAATGTTTCAAATGTGTCAATCAGATTCTGGCAAATATTTTCATCCAGAACATCATCATAAACTTTTATATAATCTAATAATTGGTTCATCCAAAAAAGTCCTCTAGTGATGATTCCTCTTCAGCCTTCCATCCGATTGAGTCTAAGATGATTTTAGCGGGCCCGAGGAATGCTTTGTCAAATTGTTTTGCGTTATCGATATAGCGATGCATATCAAATTCTTTTGGAAGAATATTTTGGAAGCCGATAACATCTTCACGAAGTGGATTGCGTGGATTCAGATACACATACTTGATCTTTTCACCCGCACGAATAGGAGCAATGTTTTTCAATCCATGACGATCCAACAAGTAGTTATGTAAGATAGCAGCACGTGAATTTATAGGAGTACCTTTGATGTAAGACTTAGTCTTCTTATCTACATACTTCTGAACCGCACTAACGCCACGAGGGAAAGACTTCTCTTCAACAGGCAATGAGTTAAACTTCTTACGGAAGTCTGCGATAAACTCTTGAGTCTGTTGCTCAGTACCTGAAATCAAGATATTAAATAGATCCTTAAAAGCTTCACGACATGGGGCTGGGGTAGAAGACTTAATAGCTTCAATACCCATGATCTTTAGCTTAGGCTTTGTGTAACGAACACCTTCATTGTCCCATACGTTCAGAATGTATCGCTTCTTGGCAGACCAAATACCACGATCGGCAATACTTTCACGCTTCATGGAGATACGTTGCTTAAACGCACCGGTGTTTTCCATCAGCTCCTTGAATGCAACATCGAGTACATCGGTTTCAATCTTGGCACATACCTTATCAAGGAAGTCGACAACTTTATCTTTTGACTTACCAGGCATAACTTGATCAACCAGTGCACCTAGACAAACATAGACAGAATCAGTATCGATTGCAATCACATAGTCGTTGTTAGTTTTCATGACGGTGTTGAGATACGCATTCACGTTCTTCTCTGCCCACTTGATGATGTATTGACCAGTTAGTGTAATACCTTCTGCAATTTCCATCGTAAAGTAACGGAAGTAACGATTACCTAACGCACCATAAAGAGAGTTAAGAAGAATCTTAACGGTCATTTGTTGGTTTTCAAATGTCGCGATATCACGTTCGATACGGTATACTTCAGTCTTGTTAGTCTTGTCGACCTTTTCAAGTTCTTTTTTTGAATCAAGCATCTTCTTCTTGATTTGTACTCGCTCATCGTACATAGCCTCAATAATCTTCGGCATGAAACCCTGACGAGAATTATCGAAATACTGACCCGAAGCAGCCATAGATTTGTCAGCGTGCGGATTCTTAAATTCATTTAAACACCTATCAACATTCATGTTTGGTTCAATATCACCTTTGAGAATAGTCTCTGGTGACATGTTCCATTGGACAATAATATTAGGATACAGAGAGTTGACGTCAAACGAAGCAACCCAGTCGTGTACACCACATTGAGGTTCTTTTACATAACCACCCTCGTAATCGGTCTTGAAACTATCCTTGTTAGGAGGAACGATAATGTTCTGTTCAAGAAGATAACGATAGATCAGCGTATCCCATATACCAGTAGTTCCGAATGTGTCATTATAGTTTACGCCAGCTTTATAAGCCATAGTAAAACATAAAGTCATCAAACCGATCTTATCTTCTATTCGCTCAACCAAGTTAACGTCACGAATGTTGTAATCGATAAACTTTTGATGATTCTCTTTGTAGAGAGTGTGTAGATCTCCATACTCTTCATATGATAGTTTCTCTTCACCGAGTACGGTGTTTGCAATGTGATTTAACGAGTACGATTCTTGAGGACCGAATGAATAGCCAAACTTCATGAACAGATCCATGTAATCAACCTGAGCAATACCAGTGATCTCATAGATTTGAACTTGACCCTTCCGCATAGTTACCATCTTCTCTTGGACAGAACCCCATGGAGATAGTGACTTAATTGCATCCTCGCCAAACAATCGATTAATACGGTTAACCAGATATGGAATATCGAATGCACGAATGTTCCAACCAGTTACAACATCCGGAGAAGTAAACTCATCAGACCAAAACTTAATAAAGCATTTAAGCAAGTGCTGTTCATCCACGCACTTAGTATAGCGGATATTACAATCTTTAATCTTATCGTCGCGAGCATCAACGTCGTAATCACCCATGGCCCACACAAAATACACATTAGTAATACTATCGTAGATTGTAATTGCAGTTACTGGATGATTAGCTTGATCTGGTTCTGGAAAACCATCGTCGGATGCTACCTCGATATCGATATCATGGATTCGGATTTTAGATCGATCGAATTGGATTTGTCCTGGGTATTCTTCGGCCACAAACTGAGCAATGTAGTTTGTATTACCATATACTTCAAAGTTGCTTACGTCAGAGTAACGTTCCATGAAGTCTTTTGCATCACGCATAGTGTCAAGTTTTTTAGGTTCGACAAATACGTTATCTAAAGTTTTGAACTGAGTTTGCCCTTTTGCCCTGGTGTACAGCGTCGGACTAAACTTAACTTTACGATTGACACGTTTACCATCTACATAACCACGTAGAAGGATATTATTGCCATAACGATTCACATTAGTATAAAATTTCATATCTCACAAACTAAAACGGACAGGATACATATATTATATCCTGTCCGTGAATTAAAGTAAAATTACTTTGGAAGTTGATTTGCCGTTGCTACAACTAATCCAGATCCGAAGATTCTACGATATTCATCTGCCATACGGTCATCAATCATAACTTCAGCAATAATTGCCGACGTTTTAAATTTGACAAACTTTGCATATGGAGTAAAGGCAGCAAAACTAGCACTTACTCTACCATCCTCGGTCTGTTGCAATATGATTGCTGCAGGTGTTTCGACAGAAACAATGTCACTAGATTCTTCTACTTCACCGATGATTGTTTCACCGGTGATCAATTTCAAACATTTAATAGTCATAACAACTCCATGGTTTATTCAGTCAACAACTGTGGTTGATCTGAGGTTTTAATTTCAATCTTCCTTGGTTTTTTGTGATCAGGCACAATATACTCAAGTGAAATACTAAGCATACCATTAAGCATCTCAGCATCTTTTACTTCAATATGTTCGGCTAGAACAAATGAACGAGTGAAAGCTCGATTAGAAATTCCTTTGAAAAGGAAAGTCTCTTCTTGTTTATCGCCCACATTTCCCGTTACAGTCAAGGTTCCATCAGCAGTTTCAATACTGATATCTTCTTGTCGGAATCCGGCCACAGCAATCTCAACTACGTAAGTAGTTTCAGACGTTTTCTTGATATTGTATGGTGGATAGTTTTGGGAAGTTTTTGATAGATCATTATGAAGTTTTGACATCCTACCAAATTGGTCATCGAAACCAACCCATAGTTTATCAAAATCTTTAAATGGATCTGAATTGATTCCAGTGAATCGTGTCATAGTTTTCTCCTTATTAAGCGAGTTAAATGAAATTACTACCCCGAAGGCATAGTAGTCCTGCTTACTTTATACAGGGACAGACTTTCGTGCTGTCAGTGTAATTACACGTTGTTTATACGAACAAGATCGGACGCCTTTTATCGTAGCATCAAACGATCCCAAGGTAGTGGGATATAATCTATTTATATAAATTATGCGGCTTCTTTGCCCTCGGCATCAGCTTTTTCTGCAGCAGCTTTAGCCGCTTCCATCTCTTGCTGTACGCGTGGAAGCTGAGGTTCTGCTTGACCACGAATGTTACCAATCAGGGCAGCAACCTGGTCAAAAGACTGCTTACCAAGTGCGGCAAGTACCAAGTTAGTTTCGGTTAGAGAAAGTTTGAATTCAAACATGATTTAGTTCACTCCTTTTGTAGGCTTTTTGCCAATATTATATTTCGCCACTAGATTCCACTCTTTCTTATCATTGAATGAAACAATTTTTATCTGTGACAACGTTGCTTGCTCTTCTTGTAGGTCAGAAGAAACAATTTTCAGAAGATCCCAATCTTCCAAAAGCTTTGCGATAGTATTACGTCTACCAATATCGTTTAGTGTGATATTAGCTTCCTTACCATCTAGAGCAAATAGCTCTTTAAAATGCACAATGAAATACTTACCCTGCTTATGAAGAATATGACATGACTGATAAAGCGTCTTGTCTTTCTTTGAAGCCACACCGATACGGGTGAGGGTTTCTTTCACCTTTAAAAAATTGTCCGGCTCAGGTAATGTTACCTCGAGCATAAGCTGGGGTGCCCAGTCATAATAGATCAACTCCATGATACGTTCACTTTCTTGTTATAATTATCAGCAATAATAAAAGCCGAATGATATTATCTACCGCCAGTAGAATACTTGTTGACTATAGCCTTTAGCTGTTCGTCAGTCAATATATTTATAACATCTAAAGCTTTAGCCTCTGAATAATTATACTCTTTCATAATAAGTTTAATCGTATCCGGAGTCTTGTCTTTCTTAGCCCATTTAGAGAATCGTTTACGTTTAGGAATGGCGGCAAGAAAGAAGTCATACTGCCATTCGACCGGAATATCCCTGTTGACATTCATCTCATTTGCATACAAGATGGTATCTGGGAAATAACTCATTCCACGGTTAACCATGAAAGCTGAGTAGTCTTTCTTGTTCTGAGGATCCTTGTCAATCAGATTGACTTTGGTATCATTAATACTATTAAGAAAATCAAACGGTGTCATAGTTAGATCTCTTTAACATAATATCAATACTTTCCGGATCTGCAATAAACTTTGTGTCTTTAAAACGCTCTGTCAAATTAATGAGTAACTGATCTGGATCACTGTTATGCGCAAGATACATTCCATCTTCGCCATATGCAAACATAATATCGTCATGAAGTTCGATACGCATTCGCATATAACCTTCAGGAACTTGGTCTGCCACTTCATTTTCGTCTTCAGCATCCTCCAAATTAGATTCGATAATTTGGAGGATACGTGCACGTTCATAACGCATGCCGATAAAGAATGCAACAAAAATACAGATTATAGTTAACAGTATTAAGTCAGTCATTTAAATTTCACCTGAGCCATAATTTCAGTTAGTGCTGCCATATTGTTGATTTCCTGATCAGCAACAAAAGCTGCTTTATACTGGTAATCAGCAAGGATCAAAACCAATTGAGGAATTGAAGAAGGCTCAACTGAATTTTTTGCACTGTCATAGAGTGTACGGAATAACTCTGTTGAATCAGTATCACTGTTCTTGCCAATCCACTTACGAACCTCGGTAAAGTTCTTATCGGACAGGTTTTTGAACAGTTCTTTGTATGACTCTTCACCCAAGTTTACTAAGATGCCTGAATCAATTTTACCGGAAACAGAATATCGTTGCAACTCATTTAAGATGCGACGATAATCTGGAAAGTATTTTGTGATTACTTCAGCAACAACTTTGCCATCTGATTCGACCTTCTCGGTTGAGAGGATGTCGACAACTCGACGGTAAAAACCTGCTGCGATCTTGGCCTTATCTTTGTTCTCGATTTTAAAATCGATTACAGCACAACGAGAGTGAAGTGGTTCAATGATTCGTGCCTTGAAGTTACATGTAAGAATGAAACGACAATTGTTACTAAACTCCTCGATAAAACCACGCAATGCAGGTTGAGTGGAGTTAGGATTCAAATAATCAGCCTCATCGAGGATAACTACTTTCTTGGCATTAGTTAGCGATACTGACGATGCAAATGACTTGATCTTGTTTCGAAGAACATCGATACCTGATTCTTCTGAACCGTTGATGAATAGATACTCTGCACCAACCTCATTGCACAGTGCTTTAGCAACCGTGGTTTTACCAGTACCAGCAGTACCGGAAAACAAAAAGTTAGGAAGTTCACCAGAATTGATGAACTCCTTAAATGTCTTTTTCAATGATTCGGGCAGAATACACTCATCAATTTTCTGTGGACGGTACTTCTCGACCCATAAATACTGCTCACTCATATTAAACTCCATAACAAAAATATATTATACAATAAATTAGAATTTACTGTCGGCTTCAATAGCAACAAAATATGTGAGATCAATATCTTTATTAGTGAACTTGGAAATCTTCTTAGAAGAAACCTCAACGGTGTAATTTCCTGTTAGCATTTTAAGGTTCTCTACTTTCAAGTTTGCGGTAAACTCTTTATCAGTAGAACCGATTGTAACTTCATAAGCATTAGATGTATCATTCTTCTTATCGCTAACTTGAACTTTCAACTCACCATCTTCACCCTTGATTGCAACATCACTAGCTTTAAGTACTGATGCAGTACGAAGAATCATTGCAATCTGTTCTTGCGAAAGATCGAATGAAACATCGGCCTCTGGAAACTTGATTTGAGCTGGAGCAGAACGCACAACGCCTTCACCTGCCGCAAAGTATTTAATCTTTGACGTGCCACCGTCACTAATGGTTACATACTTGTCTTTAAAATCAAGATGTGTATCATCAAACAAACTAATAACGCCCAAGAATTCATTGACATCATAGATGCCAAAGTCTTGTGGGAATGTTTCGGTAATACTACCATTAGCCATGACGTTTTTTGCTTCTGAGATAGTAGAAAGCTTATTGCCTTCTTTCAGCATCAATGATCCGTTGATAGAAGCAAAGTTTTTGATTAGTGTTAGTGTGTCTTTACTTAATTTCATAATTAATCCTTTTTAGAATATTTGACGTCATGCTCGTATAGGAAAGCTAAACAACATGCGGCATGCGCCAAGTGATGGATACCAGATTCAGGATCAGTGGTTTCACCCATCTTCCACGCCCACACGTGTCGTTCGAATGCTGCAAAATAACGATCTAGTGCTTCATCTACATGTTGCCAATTGTTTGGTTTATATTTTGCTGCTCCAAATGTGAGCACTTTCACCATTTCAGCTTGAGCAAGAGGAGGAATCAGATCGTAACGAAGTTTATCGTTATCGAACTTCATACCTGTTGGAACATCATTGCTCTTCGTCAAAATTCTTTTTTTCATTATATAACTTCTCCAAACTAATATAGGCTGACATATGATATTATACATCAGCCTATATTTAAAATACACTAAGCTTAGTTGAATGCGCCAACTGAGTGTGCAGCTTGGATCATTTTCTTGCTTGGAGCACCAACACGGTATTTTGTGGAGGGAGTACCATCATGTAGTGTAACTTTGTTGCCATAAACACAAACACCTTGACTGCGCAAGGCATGAACTGCGGCAGTAGGATTTGCGATACCGAACATGCTACCAATCTGTTTAGCAGTAACAGTGGCACCGGTTGACAAGTAAGCATTCAAGCGTTCAATTTTAGTCATAAAAACTCCATTTTAAAATACCATCTAATAAAAAAAGCTGAGTGGCCGATGGTCAAAACCACCCAGCAAGAAATCCATGTTTAAATTATACCACAATCTGCCATTTCTTTGGCAAACGTTTCTTCAAATTCAGTCTGTTCTACCGTCTTAGCAACCTCAGGAGATTTAATCGCAGAAAGATTCACAACTGCACCTGGACTCGGCCATTGATAGACTCCGCGGGCGACTCGTTCACATCGGGTCACGAATGCAGGATAACCAAGCTTAGGATCAGTTTTACGAGCTTGTAGAAACAATTCCTCCAAACGTTGGCGCGAAATACTATTAGCAGTTGCTAAAGAAGGATCTAGGGCAATAAATGCATCTACAGCTTTACGTTGGATACGTGTCAGTGTAGAGTAGGTGAATGTCATGTCTTTATATTTCATAGTGTATCTCCATCATCAATTCCATCATTAATAATAACAGTTGCGCTTTCATTAGAAGCAAGTAGATCAGAATCCGGATCAGTACTCACCTTTTCAAAGAGGTTAATGAAAGCCTGTCGTGTTACTTCATCAAATCGATTGGTACACAACTCAATTGCCTTAGTCTTGTTTTTAAAGATACTAAAGGCGCGTACAATGTGAATCAGTCGGCGAGTTGTAACACTTTCATCGATACCTCCATCATTGAAGGTTCGACGGATTGCATCAGCCCATTTTACAAGGGATGTTGCAAAGTCTTCATCGTAACAGTCATATTGACCCATGATATTTTCTACGATTTTCCGTTCAACACCAGTTGAAGGATAATCTTGAGTTAGAGTAATCGCAAAGCGTTCCAAGAAAGCTTCGTTGAGAATGTTTGTACCGATATAACGGCCATCATCTGAACCTTTGCCTTTGGTATTACCAGTAGCAAAGACGTTGAAACCTTCTGCAGGAATAATCAATTCATTCTTCAACTTGAAAAAGTACGGTTTACCTTCAAGGATTGGCTGCAAACACAGCAAAGTATTTGCAGAACCCGCATCAAGTTCATCGAGCAATAGCGGAATACCTGCGCGCATCGCAATCAATACTGGACCTTCGACAATTTCGATGTTACCATCTACAAGAGTCTTAGTGCCGATCAATTGATCTTCGTCTGTCATCATGTTTAAGTTAACACGAATCATCGGAGTCTTGAGCTTTGCGCAAGCCTGTTCTACTGCAGTAGACTTACCGTTACCAGTAGGTCCATAGATATACACAGGATAAAACTGTCGAGACTTGACGATAGTTTCAACATCTTTGTAAATACCGAAAGGTACGAATGCTGGATCCTTTACAGGAACTAGCGGCTTAGTGTCAGTAGATTGCACTACTGCCACGGGTTTTGGAACATTCATAGGCACAACATTTGATTTCTTTTGCGCAGTAATAAAATACACGCCACGACTTGCGCGAGCGTCGGGACGAGTGAGCCACGTCGGCCACTTTTTATCTTTAGTCTTTTTCATATACTCAGTAATCTGAGCGTTAGATACGAGCCCTGATGTAACCACGTCAGGGAACATTGCATTTAGGCCCGAAATGAATTCTTGCTTGAATTCGTCAGTCACACGTTTCATAATATAATCCTCAGTTTAAGGTTGCATCATAAAGGCAAAATAGAAGGCAAATGGAGCACCGATCAAGATGGCAACCAAAGTAGCTTGTGTAAGATCAGTCATAAATTTCATAATATTCTCCGTTGTCTGTCTATGGTTTATTATACCAAATCTTCTATTTTTTGTACATAGTAGTACACCAAAAAAGTATACTATTTTATAATACTTAGGTACTACTTTCAATTGCTGTATAAACCATGTCCCGGGCAACGGAGATATGCATCCCCAAGTCTACCAGTTCCTGTACAACCTCGTCTGAGTCTACCTCGCCAGAAGCAATTGCTTCTACGGCATTTTCCAGGTATTCCATGAAGGCTTCTTTTAGTTTCATAACGTTCTCCGTTGTTCGTCTATGGTTTATTATACCAAAACATCCAATTATTGAACATATGTCAAAAGTATTACTTTTTATGCTACTTCTGAGACAAACTGATTGAGCACCACTCGAGATGTTTTATTGGTTCCAATTGCCTTTGCAAATACCCTAGAAGCTTTTGCTGCCGACATATCACTATTAACTGCAGACAGATCTATATTATTTTCTACACGCAATCCTTTAATATCAATTACATAATAATGATCATATGCACCGTTTGAAACTTCGACAAATCTATTTGCTCGCAAATCTAATTGCATTTTATGTAAATCAATATCCTTATTTAAAATATAGTATGACAAACGAAATAATTCGTGACGACGATTAGAGACTAAATTAAATCCGATATTTGAAACATTATATCGATCTTTAATAATTGTTAATAATACGCGAGTTTGTGTATTACTATCATCAGTAATAGTATATTGTTTTCCTGTAATAGGATCTTTTATAAAATTACGCACATTAATATGCTTATTAGATTCAACATTATATTGACGCACATCTAATCTGCGTTCTCCAACAATTCTGCCACCTTCTCCATCTGTTAATGTAATTAATACCATTTTTTCTACAGATCGTTGTTGGATAAATTTTCCAATATAATCAGTCAAATACAACAATGCTTCATTTAAAGGAGTGCCACCTAAACCATAATTACGTGAGTAATAATAGGGGCGTGAAATTAAAAATGTGACCATTTTATTAAATTCTGATTCGTTCATACGATCACTAAACAATTCTAATAATGACACATTATAAGCATTGCCTAAGCCTTTAATATTTTTGGATTCGTCATATTCAGGCTTATCGAGGTGCGAATAAGTACTCCGATATGCAGAAGTAAATGCAAATACTTGAAATGGAATATTAATTCGGCGAGCAAACATTGCAAGATTAATTAGCTGGCCAATAGTTTCGTTCATATAGTCGCCCATTGAACCAGACCAATCCAGCAAGAAAAGCATTCCGTGTTTTTTGCCATCTTTAATTACAGTTAATTGCTTAAACAATTCGTCTTTAATTTGATAACCATAAAGCTTCTTTGTATCAATTTGACCTGTTTTTGCTGTGCGAGCACGCTTCCAATTAGAAGCTGACTTACGCATTTCAAATTCTTTTACCATATTATTAATGATAGAAGCATTATCACGACGCAATTGAGATGCTTTATTGGAATAAAATTGAAATGAATCTTCGCTTATTGAATCTGTTAATTCACGTAATACGGTTTTATATTCAACAATAAGCTCATCATCTAAATCGTTTTGATGAAATGCAGGTTCATAATAATTGAATTCTGTATCAACATCTGCACTATCTTGCAATTTAGAATCTAATGATTGCATCGTTTCAGATTGCAATTTCTTTTCGATATCATTTTCGCCAGAGTTAATATCTGATTCAGATTCCTCTTCTTCGCCTTCTTCATCTGAATAGTCGTAATTGCCTTCTAATTGATCATCTAAATCGTCTTCATCTGAATCATCTTCATCATCCAGATTCTGTGTAATTTTAGACGTTTCAATTTCTTCCTCTGCATTTTGCTTGCAGAATGCATAAAGGCGTTCAGTTAATTCAATTGCATCTTTAATACTATCCGTTTTCTCAATATCATATATGAAATTAATTTCAGATTTTGAAAATTTAACGCCACATTTTGCGCCAAGTTTAAAATACAGATTAATTCGATCAATAAAATTATATGCAGTTAAATCGCGGCCGGCAATTTCAAAGAAGTCGCGTGCTGCCAAGTCCGCATAACCACCAATAAAGGTTTTGCGGGCACCGGGATACCGGTCTTTCATTTTACGCTCAATTCGTGCGTCTTCTACAACGTTCAAATAGTGGCCAAATGAACGAGGGTGGTCTTTTTGAGATTCTGCATACTCGTCGGTAGTGAATAGAGCATGACCGACTTCATGCAAGATTAGCATCTCTTCAGTCACTGCCTCCAGGTTTTTCCATTGCGGAAGAACTAGAGTGCGTGTGCCAATGTTAAAACTTGCCGTGGTTACCTGTCCACGTACAACATTGATGTTCTCGTTGGCTAGTAGTTTAGCCAGGATGTCATTTGATTCCATAATAATCTCCGGTATAGGTGTATTGTACAATAAAATACCAATTATTGTACATATAGAACCAGAGTATTACTTTTGGCCAGAAATTAGTACTAAAGTATTACAGAAAAGTCGTTTTTCTTCTCTACACGTATTACACTATGAAACTTATCGAACAGTTGATCTCCCTTGTGACTAATGACGAACACGTTGGTTTTGTCCTGTAGAGCGTTCATGATAGTGAGGAAGTAGTCGGTACCTGCAACATCGAGTGATGAATCAAAGATTTCATCCAGGAGTAACAGGTTGGTATTGACAGAATTTTTCATCTTTGCGATCTGACGCCATGTGAACAAGATGGCAAGATCGATACGCATCTTTTCACCCTCCGAGAATGAAGCATAGGTAAACTCATCACGATACCTAGACTTGATAACCTCATTGAATGATTCGTCCAGTTCAAAGTGAACATAGAAGTCCATTGCACTCAGGTAACCGTTAATCAACTTGTTCATGACTGGCAGATATTCACGTATGATTGCAGTCTTTACGCCAGTGTCTTTGAGCAAAAGGGTTGCAACATCTTGTATCTGTTTAGCGTCAAGTAGTTCGTTCTTACGATTTACTAGGGTCATTGCTTCCTCGGCAATCTCCCTGAGCTTTGCTTTCTCAACATCAATATTCACAGTATCATCTTGGGTGTCTTGGATATCTTTCTTAAGCTTCTCGTTCTGCTTTACAAGATTACTAATAGACATAGTCAAAGCATGAGCTTGTGAATTTAATACTGTGATTTCTTTATTAAGCTTGTTAGTTTTCTTCTGTCGTTCGATCAACTTAGAATGTGCATCTTCGATAGTTGCAATTTGAGCTTCAAGCTCTTCCTGATCGGTCGATAAAGTAGAGACGATGGATTCCTTGTGGGTATGAGGAATTCCTTGAGAACATGATGGGCATGTTTCATTTTTTGCAAAGAATTTTAAAGTTTTCTCATTGCGTTCCATTGTAGAAGAGAACGATGATTTTGCACGAATCGCGGCAGCAATCCAAGTATCTAGATCATCGTTATCTTCAATATCGACGGAAATGGCTTTAATTTTCTTATCGATATCTTTAAACTGTGTTTCAGCCTTTGCAATATCGGCAATGTTATCAGAGATTTGTTTTTCGATCTGAGATACTTGATCTTTCTTAGAAGAGACTAAGGTATCGATCATGCGTTTTTGAACATTGACTGCGTTCTTAGAAATAGTAATACGATTATCCACTGCTTGGATTTCGTCTTTAGTATTCGCAATCTTTTCTTTAAGAATGGTGTTCATGGTGGAGAACACACTGATGTCCAAAATATCTTCAATTACACTACGTCGTTGTGCCGCAGGCAATTGCATGAATGGGACAAACGATGCAGAACCTAAGATAACAACTTGGGTGAATGTTTTGTAACTAAGCTTTAGAATCTGTCGCTCTAATACATCTTGATAGTCTTTTGCAGCGGCATCCTGATTCATCAATTGGCCGTTACAATAAACCTCGAAGATACCAGGCTTAATACCACGAATAACCTTGTACGAAACACTTCCAATATCGAACTCTACCTCTACCAGACAATTCTTTCCATTGATAGAGTTGACTAGTTGAGGTTTGTTAATATTACGGAAAGGCTTGCCGAATAATGCAAAGGTGATTGCATCCAATACAGTAGACTTACCTTCACCGTTCTTACCTACAATGAGTGTAGATGCAGAACGGTTTAATTGGATTGTATTTGCAGAATTTCCTGTTGATAGAAAATTCTTCCAAGATATTTGCTTAAAGTTAATCATGTTCTGTTGTATTCAATGCTTCCATATACAAAGACTTCATAAATTTCTTAATCTTTTCTTTGTCGCTATCAGTCTCAAGTGATTCAATATAATCCATCAATACAGATGATGTATCTTCTAAATTGATATTTTCATCGACTTCTCCATCGGTAAACTCTGAGAAGTCCTCTACAATTTTAACATCTTGAGGATTACTTTGATACAGTCCATTGATGAAAAGATCGAATTTATATAGATCAGTCTTGTTTACAACAATGATTTTAACATACTTGTCAGTGAATCGTGAAAAATCATTAATGACTTCTTGTGTATCATCGTACTCGTAACGCTCAAACATGGTGTAAGGATTTTGAATGAATTCTAACTCACGAGTCTGCAAATCAAAAATATGAAACCCACGTGGATCATTGTAGTCTTGCCATGTTAGCTCATACGGGTTGCCCAAATAGTGGATATTGCCTTTAGAAGATTTGTGATGGTAGTGGCCTGAAAATACTGTATCAAACTTGTTGAAGATTGAAGTATCTAGTCCATCCTGAGACTCATGTCCACGGTACATCGTAAAGCCTGCGATTTCAAGGTGGCCCATACAGATTTCTGCTTTGGTATTCTTGATTTCCTCTAAGCTTGCTTGATAGTTATCAGCGCAGATCCATGGAAGCATACACACATATACGCCATCAATAATCGTGGTAGGACTATCAATAATCGTGATATTTGAATATTCAACCAAAAGAAGATCTGGTGAATTGACCTCATTGGTGTTTTTAAAGTATGTGTCATGATTACCTGCAATCATCACTACAGGCATATCCATTTCTTGAAGCTTGTCAAAAAACATTTTCTTCGCGCGAGCAAGAGTATTGAAGTTGACATACTTGCGACGATCGAATGTATCACCTAGGATGTATACAGATGATACACCCTTCTCCACTATGGAAGGGAAGAAAACATTATCATAGAATTTCTGATAGTAATCTAGACACTGTCCACTATCACCACGCGCACCAAAGTGTTGATCAGTTATTACTGCTATCGTCATTTACAGGTTCTCCATCATCAATAAATTTTACTAAAGACTGATCATCTTTAGTAACTGGTTTTTTCTTTTCCTTCTTACGAATGAAAGAATCATCAAAATTGGAATGAGTCTGAACGAATGACAAATAGTTATTAATGAATTCGCCTTCGTCGTGATCTTGAGTCTCGAAAGAATCAAATGGCATTTCCTGAATCATCTTGCCTTTGATGTAAGATTGCTTCTTTTCTTTTTGGATACGACGCAAAAATGCGTAATAGATTACCTGAGTAAAATATGCAAATGGATTAGAAGATTTTTCAGGATTGAAACTATCAATACACATAACACAGTTTTCAATACCATCGCTAATCATATCATCACGATACGAATAGTTAATAAAATTTGGTTTATGCGATAGTTTTGTTGCAATCATAAGTACACACTTACCAAGGTACTCAGGTATCCTTGGATGTGTTGTATCATTTTCTTTAGCCGTCTTGAGTGCTAGCTTATATTCTTTAATAGCCGCAAGCATTTCCGCGTTGTTTACGTAATGTGCCATATGTGTTCCTTTATCATATATTATATACTATATTTGTATATTAATGCATGATCTTTTTTGAATTTTGAAGAACTGCGTCGATATCAATACCTTCTTTTTTCTCTTCCTCAGAACCAGCTTCAAAGTCTTTTATAGTGATAGCATTGATATCAACGTTATACATTTCATCCGAGGTCTTAATATAAAAATCTGCAATCTTGGAAAGAGCCTCTACACAGTAGAGTATATGGTCTCCGCGGAAGTCAAATACTTCTTCTTTAGCAAACTGACTGTACATTGAAATTACTGGGTTCTCCACGAGTTGACCGCCAACAACGCTAGGAGTCATTTTAACTTCAAGAGGTCGATTGATGGAAATATACACTTGGTCTTTATCGATATATTCACCAAGTAATGTTTCTCCGTTTATAAGTTTAATTATTACGACTTTCAAAGATCTATCTCCATAAGTTTATACTTAAACTGTTCTTCAGAATATATCTTAAGACGTTCAGTTAGGTGGTTTAATGTGTGGTTTTTCTTAGACTTCCAAGAAAGATCATCGGAGATATCAAACAAGTTACAGTGGGTCTTTCCGTTCTTCAGGCGTAGACCACGACCAATCGACTGGAGGTTACGAATCTTAGACTTCGATGGTGAAGCAAAAATAACGTTCTCAATCGATGGAATGTTAATACCAGTAGAGAATACTCCGTATGATGCAATAATTATAACATCATCATTCTTTTCCGTGATCCTACGAGCTTCCTCTCTTGCCTCAACATCGGTACCGCCATAGACAAAATAAATTTTACGAGTATCACCGACCTTATCACGAATCATGTCATGTAAGATCTTGCCGTGTTTTTCTACGTATTGAAACAATAACAACGTATTGCCTTCACAATTTATAGTGAGGTTACGTATAAACTTATTACGCTTTTCATGCTGCACAATGAAGTTCATCTCATTCTGATAGCTAGCACCCTTGAGCAATTTACGTGACTCGTCATCATACTTCAGCATCAAGCACTTTATTTTTAGAGCTGCAACCTGGTTATTGTCCATAAGCTCTTTGGTTGTAATAACCTTGTGAACTGGTCCAAATACACCTTCAAGAACTAGCTTGTTTGCGTTCTTTGCATCAATAGTTCCAGTAGTACCGATGCGGTATCTAGTCTCGCTCATCTTATCCATGGCAGAAGTCAATGACTTTGCTTTAAACAAGTGGGCTTCATCACCGAAACACACATCAAACTGTTTAAACCACGCTGCTGGTTGCTTATAGACAGATTGCCATGTGGTAATCAACACGTTAGAACTTACATCGCGAGTAAATCCGCTATAAAGTTTTTGGCAATGTTTCTCTACATTCCATCCGTTTCCAGTAGAGTAATCTACAAAATCTGCATACATCTGTTCAACAAGACTGGTTGTTGGAACTATGATGATACACTTTCTATCGTGTTCCAAATGATAGCGCATAGTGCTGTAAATGATGAGAGACTTACCTGATGCAGTCGGAGAGAGTAACAAAGCTCTTTCATTCTCAATAGCATGGTGGACAGCTTCTATCTGGTAATCACGCGGAGTGATTGGTACACCACGAGAGCATGGATTCAACCACTGTATGAATTCCTGCACTTTAGGTAAACCAATATCGGTCTTAGTTAGTACCTCACCATCGTGCGCATACTTATAGCCGTTCTTTTCACAAAACTTAACCACGTAGTTATACAGACCTTTTTGCAATGTCTTGCGGTGTATATCATACATGCGAATCTTTCCATCCCACATCTTGGCTTTATACATTGGAGTATAACGAGCACCAGGAACGTCAAACGTAAAGAAGTCTCTGAGCTCTTGTTCAATGCTATCATCGCCAATAACACGGATAGTTGATTCGTTAAGTTTAGTAATTGTAATCATTGGCCAGTGATGAATTTCTTCCATTCAATGGAGTTGCGGATCTGCCAATCACGAGCTTTAATTTGATTCATCATAGACTCTACGCCTTGGATCATATTTTCCAAGTATTGACACTTAATCGTAATTTTGTTCAAGTCGGCATCGCCATCAAGGAACTCGTTCATGTCAGACTTAAGTGGCTTAACACCTTGCCACTGTTCCCATCCATATTGTTCGAGCTCAACTTTGCCCATCTCGCCACGATAGTAACGAAATTTAGTTTGTCGTAGGGTACTGTATTCCACCTTCAATGCAGACAACTTCATCTTGTAAGTCATCATGATACGAAGGTATTTGGAATGTATGTTGGGTGTACGTATAGACTCTCGATCGAGGTTGTCCCCGTCGACTGTACTATCTTTTTCCCATTGATCAATTAGTTCATCTAAAGTCATAATTTTCCACTATCCATAACGAATAACCATATTATATCACAAGGAGGAATATTCTAATTCATCCACTTCGAGTAGTTTAATAGGCTACTCACAGTATAATGTATCTCTGGATACAAATAATTAATTATGAAAATGTATATATCGTGTATGCAAAAGTTGCAGCACCAATCATGACTTGTACATCATCAATAGTAGATGAGAAAGTCAATGACTCTATGTTTAAAGGATAACAATCTTTGAATGTAACAGTTGCACTTTTATTGTTATTATTATCTAATATGGCTAAAGTGGCATCTGACACCATAGATGATACATCAGTAGTTTGAAACGTCTGTTGCGCTTTAAAAGAAGTAAACTGTAAATTATCTTCTGGGTAAGCAATACCAGTCAACCAACTATAAACAGCTTGATAGTTAAGCATACCCGTATCAACCACGAACTCTATCCGTAATGGTTCGAAGTCTAAAGTATCTCCAGGTACTGGTACTCGAACCAATGGGTTCATGAATTCAGTATTTCCTAGATTAATAGATGGCAATGATACCTGCTGACAGAAGTACGTCAACTCTGGCAATTTTTGAATGTTGAACATGTATCCCGCTGGGGACAACGAGTTTATTCCAGCTGGTAATGGACAGGCTAAAGTTCTGATGGTCATATGATTATCCTCATGATACACTATTTATAATAAAAAAAAAGGGATCCCGAAGGATCCCTTTAAATACCTATCTACGTAGGTTTCGTCAATTACATCAAGTTAGTAACTGTTACCTTGCGGTAGTAAACGTTAGCGCCAGCTGACAAGCTAGTGAATGGGTTTGCAACCATACCGTAGCGAGTCTTGAAGCCAATCTTTGGCTGGAACGTAGCTGGATCGATAGCACGAACTTTCTCCAATGGAACGTACGGGCAGTAGAACATACCAGCGTCGAATGCAGAAGTACCCTTGTAACCAACCAAGAAGAATTGGTCAGCAGCAGTTGTGCTGAAGTATGGGTCAACATACACTTTGTACTTGCCGTTCAACACACCAGCGAAGGTTGTTGAAGACTCGTCAACGTTCAAGCCAGTAGACAATGCAGGAGTGTAATCCAACACGCCGGCCATGGCCAAGGCAGAAGCTACGTCAGCAGAAGTAACGATGAAGTTACCACGGCCACGACGTGTTTCTTTGGCGATCAAGTTAGCTTCGCGTTCGATTTGGAACATCAAGCCCTTGAACTTCTCAACTGACCAACGGCCGCTAGAGTCAACGTCTAGGTTGAATGTACCAGCAACGGCTGTACCGTTTTGTGCACCAACTTTAGCAGCTGTGTACATTGTACGAACAACTTCACGGTTGATTTCTTGGGTGATCTCTGTTGAGAGAATGTTGCTCAATTCGCCTTCGGCGTCTAGACCGTGAACAGCCTTCAAGTCTTGAGCAAGTTCAACAGTGTACTCAGCACGCAATGCACGTGTCTTAGCAACAACTGATGTACGCTCGATTGAGAAAGCCATTTGACCGAACGTACCGTTCTCGCCTAGGTCTTCAGAAGAAGCAGTAGACATACCAGTACCAGCTGGATGAGCACCTGTACCAGCGAAACCAGTATCGGCTTCGTTGAACAATGCTTCAGCACCTGCTTGGTCTTCGTAACGGCTCTTCATTGCGAAGATCAAACCGGTAGGTTGTGTCATTGGCTGAACACCGCAAATGTCATAAGCGATCATTTGTGGAGCTGCACGACGAACCAAGCTGATTAGAACTGGATCGTAGCCGTCAACGCCTGAACCAGCTGCATTAGCTTGTCCACCAGCGATAGAACCACCACCTTGGTTAGCGATAGAAGAAGTTTCGAAAAGTGCCTGAGCACCTTCATGCATCGCACGCTCTTGGTTTTCCAAGAGTTGAGCGGTAACTTCACGACGGTATTGGTCACCAATTTTAGAAACGCCTTCGGCTTCTAGGATTGGTGACCACTTTTTCAATAATTCTGGACGTGTTGCCATTTTATATTTTCCTTTAAAAGATTTAATAGATTACTTAGATGACCTAAACGCTGTTAAGTATCTTTCCATGCGAGGGTCGATTTGAGCTTTTACGCTCTCGTCTAATTGCTCGACTGGTTCATCAGTTACGACAGTATCAACTTTGGCAGTTTGCTGCTTCTGGCCGAAATAGTTTTCTTTGATAGTTTCAAGCTTTGTTTTAAAAGTTTCAGAGTCTTCAAAAGATAACTCTTCGGCTAAAGCTTTGAACTTTTCAGCGTCTGTATCTGCTAACTGTGAAGAAACTTCATCAATTGCAGAAACTCGTACCATCTGGTTCAACTTGGCGGACAAATCTACGTTAGTAGATAGTTGCTCGTCTAGCTTAGATTTCATGTCAACAATCTCTTGCTGCATATCACCTAAGATGTCAAACTTGTCTTCAGGTACTTCGATATAGTGCTCTTGGAACAAACCCTTCATGCCGCTTACGAAGCTTTCTAGGATTTCATTCTTTAAGCCATTTTCAAGGGCGATTTCATTATCAGTCATCCACTGCTCAACAACGTAGTTGAGATATCCATCAACTTTTTCAACTAACCCATCTTTGATTTCTTCAACTTGTTCAGCAAGTTGAGTTTCAAACTGTTCTTCGAGTTTAGCCATTTCTGACTTAACACGAGTTACCACAGCAGCTTCGAAAATCGTAGCAGCTTTGGTTTTAAATTCTTCGCTAAGTTCTTCGCCGTTAACTAAAGCAGCAACGTCAGCAGAAACGTCAACTGATAACTCAGCGGTTTCTTCTTGGGCTTCTTCAGCAACAACTTCAACTTGCTCTTCCGTAGCGGCTTCTTCAGCTACTACTTCTTCAGTTGCCTCTTCAGCAACAACTTCTTGTGACTCTTCAGCCTGGAGCTTTTCAGACTCTTCCATTAGCTGAGCGATTTTTTGATCAATTGACATGTGTAATCTCCTATTGATTGGATATATCCAATGGTGTTAATATTATTTATTACTTTAAAGAATTCAAGAATTTTTCAAAAGCAACAGCTGATACTTCAGTCAAGTGCTTTGTTGAAGTACTTTTGATTAACTTTCGAGTTTGTTCTATCTGCTTTTCCACGTATTTCCCATCGACATAAACCCATTCGTGACCTTCCATGATACCTCTTACGAAAGCATCAGGCGCTGAAGGATCAGCGACAATATCAGCAGCAGTAGAAAGGACAAAATCGTCTTGTACGACTTGTATTCCATCCCTGTTGGTTTTTAACGAACCGAGCGCTCTGCTAGATACACCAAGATTAGCACCGCCATCTAGTAAGCCACGAGCAATCTGTCCCATAGGAGTTGCAAGTACTTTAGCTTTACCAATCCAATTTGTACCTTCTTTTCTCAAATCTGTGATAATGTGTGACACACGATCTAGATTGATACTTGGTGTATCAGGATGACCTAATTCACCATAAGCACGTTTTTGGTTAACGTAATTTTCCACATAACTCTTAACCGCATTATCCATCGTAGGCTCTGGGTACATACGACCATTACGGTTTTTTAATTCTGATTGAAGAAAAATACCTTCGATGAAGTATTCTTTTTCTTGTCCTAGTTTGTTTTCCGTAATTAAATTTACGGATTCAACTACTTCTCTAATAAGTTTCATGAAATACTCCTATTAGTATGGAATAGTTGTGTACTGCTGAGGATCGGCGGTTGAGTAACCATCATCTTTTCTCAACAATAAGTATACTTGCATATCGCCACTAGTGACAATCTTGATATCTTCCGTCGGAGTAACCGATTCAGAAAATTCAGATCCAGCAAAATTGATAGTGGTTGCGCACTCGCCTTGAACAATTGCAATCGGCACTGCGGAAGTGCCACGCGTGATTGTGGCGTATGCTCCCGCAGCTCCCATCCATGTGATTGATAGAATGCTAACTGATTGTGTTTGATCAATAGTTTCAGCTGCTAATTTGCAATCGGACGCCAACGTAATTGTTTCAGTTACGTCAGTCCCGTTTACTTTAACGGCAACCTTCTTGTCTGTTAGTTTTAAAATGTGTTTTGCCATAGTTATCTTCCAAGTTCTTGTATTACAGCAACAAAGTTGTCTTTAGACTGTTTCATAAAATCTACTAATTTATATTTATCTACATTTAAAGATAGCAATTTTTTGATAGTAGATTCATTGATTGCGACCACAGAATTATCATTTAAGATAAATTCGGTTTTACCGTAAATAGAAGATTTACCTTCTTTAAGTTCTAATACAACCGGATCTAGAGTAAATTCTCCTGCAAGAATTAACTCTTTATATGACTCTACTAATGTATTCGTCAGCTTGATTCCATGGTGTCGCATCGCAGTATTTACGATAGACTCCGTAGTAACAACTTCGGCAGTCTCTAAAACGACTATAGAATCAATGTATGACTTAGCATACAATTTACCTGCACCATTGCTGATGCAGTCTTCTAATATTAGTTCCGAATCGACATATACGTTATTTTCGGATATAGTGATGACATGGCCTTTATATGCTACGTCATCACTTGGTTTTCTCATGGAACTAATGAATTTCATTATTCTGTTTCTTCTGGGGCAATAGCCTCTACAGCTTCGGGTGCCGGATTGAACATACTATTAGCAATGCTCATCTTCATGGCATCTAGGCCGCCTGAAATACGTTCTGACATTGCTGCATCAAACGTAGTTTCGATTGACAATGAATCTCCGCTAATTAAAGCATCAACTAAATTACGGGTTGTAGACATCTTCACCTCCTAATTGTGTATTATCTGTATTATCTGATTCTGGCTGCTGTTGCTGTTGCCCTTGTTGCATTTCGAGCTGTTGCCTTTGCAGTTCCATTTGCTGTTTGTTATACTCTTCGTTCTCTTCATCCATCTCTTCAATTTCTTCATCAGTTAGTTTCAAGATATTTTTCTTGATCCATGTTGGAGAGTAGTACTTACCGGCAAATTGATCTACGGTCTGAAGTATATTCAATCTAGACTGCGTAATCTCGGACTCTTTAATTTCCGCAAAGTAGTTATCTTTTTGGAAGTCAAAGCGGATATCTTGCGACATATCATCCCATTCTTCTGGGTTGATAATGCCTTTAGCAATCAATTGAACTCTTAGCGCATCTAAAAATATATTAGAGAACTTCTTACGAATTCGTTGAATGAATTTAGTAAACTTTATTTCGTCACGAGTAATTTCTGACGAACGACCTAAGTTAAATCCTTGTTCGCCCTTTAGACGAGAGGCTGGAACATTTAAAGCCTGGAATAGTTTATTCTGGAAGAATTCAATATCTTCGATTTGTCCAAGCGTCTGACCACCCGGCAACGTTGTAATTTCTGTACCCTTGCCGCCTTCACGACGTGGCATCCAGAAGTCTTCCATCATTGATAAGTGTTTACGATCATCTCGTACTTCACCTGTGGTTGCATCATATACAACCTTGTTCTTAAACTTATTCATCAAGTCGTTGACGTATTGTTCCGCCTTCATCTTAGGAAGGTTTCCAACGTCAACGTAGAAAATACGACGCTCAGGCGCACGACTGATACGATAGATGACTAATGCATCTTCCATCATTTTTAATTGATTGACTAATTTAATAGCTTTGTGTAGGTATGATAATGCCATACCTGTATTTTGATCTGTGATTCCAGATGGAACGTAAATTACTGAATCTATTGGTAATTTAACGCCCTTTACATCACCTTCTTGAATGCCTTTATCATTGTAGATATAGTACTCGTCAATAGACTTAACTATCTCCACGCCATTCGCATTCTTTTGTTTCTTAACGTTTTTGATTTTACGAATCTTTCGCGGATCAATATAACGTAGTTCTACAATACCATTCTTGGGATTATTCTCATCAATCAAGATGTGATAATACATTCTACCATCAATATACCAACTTCTAAACATATCATGACCTTTTTGGTCAAACTTTAGAAGCCTCATGACTTGATAGAATTCTTCAGTGATCTTCTTTTTAATTCCAGAAGACACTTTAAGATCATCTAGAACAATCTCAACAGGGATATCATCTTCTTCAGATACAATCGCCTCGTTGGCAATATCATCAATTGCCGAATCGCAATCCGGATACTGCGAAATCTCCCGATAGCGACGAATGATATCGTTTTCTGAACGAATCGTCGCTTCGAGATTAATCATCTGGCCATAATAACCACCAGCGGATGTTACAACGGTAGCGCCGTCATCATGTGCTGGCGCTACAGGTGTAAGTTGGACTTCCGTCTTTTTACGCTGGATTTCAAATCCAAATATATTCATTATATTTTAAACCAATCTAAGTTGCTAATTAACCGATTTCAATGTTAACATTAACGTAACCAGTGGACTCAGTAGTTGTCCAGTAGTTGTATGTGAAGTTGACATCAAATGTTTCGATCTGATTAGTTGTATCAAAGTCCAATGCGATTGGACCAATTTCTGTTGGATACGCATCAACGAATTTATAGGTCTTTAGTGTAGCACCGTTGCGATCTAACTGGTGAACTAATAGATCTACTTGATATGCACCTGGGCTTGTCAAACCGGTAGTATCGGTCAAGCTTTGAACGCCATCGGCCCACTTTTCTAGAGCGTTACGGATACCAAAGTCTGTGTCATTATAGACGGTAACCTGCCATGGAGCAAAGGTACGCTCGCCAGCAATGTTAACAACACGACCGCGGTAATTAATCGGCATATTGTCGATTGTTGAACCAGGCAATGATGCTGATTTACACAAGAATTGGGACGATTGGCCGATAGAAGCACTAACACCAACGTAAGAAGGGAAAGATAGTTCCACTCTAAACTGGTTAGCGCGAGCGCCACCGCCGCCCATTTGTGCCTTAAAATCTGAGATTCTAGCCATTTAAGACTCCTTTGTTTTAACTGTTATATGTATTTATACAAGTAAGCAGGGGTCTCCCCCTGCTTATATTATGCGCCTAATTCGCTGAAGCTTACTGAAGAGCGAGCCGCAACAAAGTTTAGAGTGATGAAGTTGATTGAACGGTTTGGCTTGATGTAGATATCAGCAGCAAATTCGTTACGATCGATAACTTCGCCAGTGTTATTTGTTTCATCACAAACAACCTTGAAGTCAACAACACCACGGCGACCTTGTACATCACGTAGGAACGGTTCAACCAAGTTGCGGAACTGAGCACGAGTAAATGAATCGTTAAATTCAAACAACTGGTACTTAGCAGCGGTAGCAATGGATTTTTCCAATACGATGAACAAGCGACGTACGTTAATACGATCGAATGCTGAAGGTTTAGCTAACATAGTCTTATCTCCGTATAGAACAGTTCCCTGTCCTGGGAAGATAACTACTGGGTTAATACCTTCTGTGTATAGTGCATCACGTTGAGTTTGGTTAGGGTTGTAGCCCAACTTAACAACGTTCTTAATCTGACCGCGGTTGAAACCACCTGGTGAATACCATGGATCGGCAGTAAAGTCAACGCGAGCACATAAGCCAGCAGTATCACCATTCAATGGAACCCAACGGTACTTGTCATTGTATGCATCATACTGGTACTTCCAGCCAGAATCAATAACACCGTATGAAGAGCTAGCGTTAACCGCATTTTTGTATGCAATCGCTGCATTTTCTGGGGTTACGCCGGCTTGAGTAGAGGTGATCCAATGATTACCGCTAGCATTGCGTGGAGAGATGAATACGATACAATCTTTACGAACTTCAGCCAAAGATGTGATTAGATAGTTTGCAACCGTTGTAGAAACATTACCAGCAACAACTAAAGAGATTTCGTAATCGTCTGTGTTAGCAAAAGCTGCATATGCTTCTTGAACTTGACCGTCAGTAGGAGCTGAACCATCAGCACCACCAGCCAAAGCAACACCATCAGTAAATGTAGAATTTAAAACGGCCAATTGGAATCCGCTATCAACTATGATGTCAGAAGAACTTCCCCAATTATATGCATCTCCAACGCTAGTGACAGCTACTGCAGCAGTTTCGGCAATAGTTTCACTAGTAACTGTAATAACGTATGCAGTGATAGCATCGTTAGCTGTAGTTGTGGTAATGCCAGAAATAGTGTGCACACCTTCGTTTGAACCGCCAAAAAGACTTAGTTTGAATTCGACAGCACTATTAGATGCATTGAACTCGTTCATGAAGCTTGAAAGCTCTGCAAACTTAGTACTATCAGAAATAGTAATATTGCCGGCATCATCTGTTGTAGTGGAAGTTACACCAAGAGCTAAAGCTTTTTCCTGAATAGCAGCTGGAGTAGCTAGTGCCCACAAGTAGTTAGACTGGTTATTAACAATATCTTTATAGTAGATATTGGTGCCATCAGATCTCTTAGCATCACTTAGTTTAGAGACATATTCAAACTTCTCTAATACTGCACCGCTTACGCCAGTAAAAGAGCCCTTAGAATTGTCAACAACCAAGATGTGCAATTCGTCTAATGCATTAGCGCCAACGTTTACAGCAGCGTAATCAGAAGTACCTGGAGCGCCAGTAAATTGTTTCTGAACTGTAACTGGCATTGAAGCCCAGTTGTTTGCATCAATCAAGTATACTGTAACACCGTTAGCACGTGTGCCTGGATACTTAGCAGCAAACTCTCCGTTATGCAAATGCGTTTCAGAAAAATTATTTTGGTAGTCATCGATATTTTTGATCTTGACGCCGGTTTTTACAATTCTTGATACTGCAGCAGTTGCAGTAGTACCAGCAGCAGGATCACTGATAGTAATTGCTGGTGGATTAACGTATCCACCACCGGCAGAAGTTAGTTGAATACCGCTAACGCGCCATAGGCCGTTAATTGCATCGTACTCTTCCCACATCAATGTGCCTTCTGCTGTTGAACCGCCGATAAGTGGTTCAGCAAATTCTACTGTTGCAGTTAGAGTTTCAGCAGCAGTGTAACCACTACCTTGCTCTGTGATAGAAATATCCGCTGAAGCTACAGGACCAGACTGTACGCTAGAAGCGTTTAGCAGGCCATCACCGTCAGTACGGTTAACATATAATGTATTCGTGTAGGCTAAGAAATTGCCTGCAGAAAAGAATGATTGATAATTCGCATCAGTAGGCTTTCCTAGTTTTGAAACTAGTTCGTTTTCTGAAGAAATTCTCAATGGTGAATTAACTGGTCCCCATGAAAATGGGCCAGCAAAAGCGCCGGTAGATGAAGAGACCGCTGGTACAATTGAACTAAAGTCTTTCTCGACTACTGCTACGCCTGGGCTAACTAGAAAAGGCATGTTGCAACTCCTTATTATTAAAAATCCAACTCGGATGATTTATTATTTATAATTTCACTGTTTTTATGATGAAAGAAGCTGTCGGATGGAAGCTTCTTCGTCTGTTTCTCGACCATCATTATAAAAACCAAAGGGTGTCAACTGATTCTCAATTGCTGCCATATGATTCTCATAGATCGCTTGCCTTATATTTATATTACTTAAATCTTCAAAGTAATTACTACTAGAAGCCCAAGCAAACAGAACTAAACACATTACTAAGTCATCATGGTAGCCTTCATCGGCTGCATACGATCCTTTAGATTCAATGAAAGTAGAAATTTCAGATATAAGATCAGCGTCATTCACTAGCAGTTTTTTACCCTCTAAGAGACTTTTCAGGTTAAAACAGCCCATTCTTTTTGTTTTCTTGTCGGTATATACACCCAATTGGGTTTTACCTCCACCAAAACCTGCTGAAACGCTCTGACCTTTAGTATCACGCGTAACAAACATTAAATTCTCATATTCCATATCGTTATAAAGAATGTCGGCAACTTGTTCACCAGCATTCAATTCTATTAGAACATAAGCTTGATTATAATCGGTTCCCAACTTATGTATCACGGTAGGAAATAGCATAGGAAGAATATTTTTATTCCTGTACTTAGCAACGGTGCGATATGGAACTTGTGTTATATCTACGACAACAATTGCCGAGAAGTCTCCACCGACTCCCTTGGCAGGATCCACCGCCATAGCGTATACATGACCTTCTTTAGGTTTTTCGTATATATCCAATCCGTCATTGGAAGAAAACTCGGCAGCTGCCGGTGCCATTTGTGCAATAGTGTCCGCGGCAACTAATGTCAAACTAGAACCAAGGAATGTACACAGCACTTCTTGGTTAAACTTAATCTCACCAAGAAGTCTACGCTGTTCTTCTGCCCACTTCTCATCTCTACCTGGAATCTCCCAGTACGGAATAAACAAGTTAACGAATCCGTTCTTGTCCTGTTCAGCATCGGTCCAGAATTTCCAGAAGTGATTATATCCAAGAGGAGTTGAGCTTAATAGAATCTTAGTAGTCTCACCAGCAGAGATTGTAGGATATACTGATGTGAAGAATGATTCGGCAACATTGTTTGGAATAATTGCAGCTTCGTCAACGTATAGTAAGTTAACCGATTTACCACGAATACCAGATGTAGATGTTGCAGCGGTGAATACCTTAGAACCGTTTTCTAATTCAATATCACCCTTGTTCCATGTAGTAACACCCTGCTGTAACCATTTTGGAAGACCTTCGTACATTGTCTGATATCTATCAAGTACTTCCATAGCTGCTGCTTTCTTGTTCGCAAGAATAGCAACGGTCTTATTTGATTGGAATAAAGTGTACCATAGAATGTATGCAGCGGAAGTGGTAGTTTTACCCTGCTGTCGTCCTTCCATGAGAATAACCTTTCGGTTTTCATGGATGACTTTGACCTTGTTAATCTGACATGGGTACAGATTGAACGGTTGTAAACCGTGGTCCAATGTTACAATTTTACAATAAGTCTGAATAAAATAGACGGGATCTTCCGAACACTTCAAATATTCTTCGATTTCATGCTGGGAGAACGGTATTGCTTGACCTGCCCCCTTAAGATTCGAATTACTGTTGTAAACTTTTAATTTATTCAGGTCCATATGGTATAATGTATCTCTAGATACTAATAATTAAAAGTTATTCCAAAGATCACTTGTTACATCACCCGTTGATGAATCACCTGTTGCAGAATAATTGCCTATAGCTGCACCAGTATCCGGATTAGTCATATCAACTACAGTAGTAGTAATAACTTTACCATCCTTAATTGGTCCATACATGTATGCTTTAAGAGTAAAGTTTAACGTATATGTAATGAATCTTCTAGTCTGGAAATCACCTTCATAATCATCTTGTAAGCTAATATTATTTAGAATAACTGGAACATCGACCACCAAATCATTATCGGTAATAGGTTGTAATGATAATGTATATTCTGGTGAAAATGTTGGTAATATTTGTTCTACGATCTGTAGCGCATCTTCTTGAGTTTTACTTATTACATATAATGAAATTTCGAAATTATATGGAACTGGAGAATACATTCTTTGCACTGTATCAGTACCATCGCCACACGAAATATAATTCATACGATTAACCTTGCGAGTTGAATCGTATGTTAAACCGGTCATTTCAAATGAAAGCCGCGGCAAAGATGTATAGACATATGAATCCAAATTCGGATCCTGGTCGATACGCATAATCCATTTTTCCTTAGGAGCGTATGCAATAGGTACTTCCATACCTTGCACTTCAATCCCTTCGTTAGATCGAATAATTTTAATATTACTGAATAGAGCACCAAAAGCTACGATAATCTTTCGCGTGATCTGGTGATAATATATATTGTTACTTAACATTAGACAATTTTCTTAATAGTCACGTTAACATTAGAAATATAACTCACTGCGGCAGCATCAACTTCTGTATCTGAAGCTGTAAACCAAATTTGGTTTGATTCTAGCACAGGACTAGTAAATCTAACAATCGTACTTAGTGTTGCCGTTGATCTATTTACTACATCAAATTCTGTGCCGATTGTGCCCAAATTTGCAGTAGCTCCATCGTCCCCAGCTTTAATAGTAACCGCCATCGTAGACCTAGCATTATTGCCTATTGCGCTAAATACTGCAGTAATTTCATATACGCCGCTCTGGTAAAATCCGTTAAATTTTCCAGTACTATCTGGAGCAGGAATATGTTCTAATGTTGGATTACTTGCCGCAGAAGATACAAAACCCTGTTCATATGTATACGGTCTCCAAGATCCTGAAGCTCCTTGGCCAAGGATAACACTTACGTCAGTTATCTGTGTAAACACATATTTGCCAAAATCTTGGCCTAAATATGCACGATACTGTATGCCATCTGCAAATTGAATTCCGGCAAATTCTGGAACAGAGGTAGTTAACAGCTGTTGATCGAGGACCGGAATATCCGGAGTATTTGTCAAATCGTTATATGATCCGCTGAATAATATTGGCAAATCATCGAGACTATTATATGAGCCATTAAATGCATCAGTAATACCATAACCAGCCAAAGTGGTTGGAAGATTGGTTAGTGAAGAAAATTCACCGTCAAAAAATACAGGACGGTCACTAAGATCATTAAATGAAGTTTGCGGAACATCAGTAAGAT